ACCGGTGCAGTTGGTGCAACAGGCTCGACCGGTGCAGTTGGTGCAACAGGTGCAACAGGCGCTGGTGAAACTGGCGCAACAGGTGCAGTTGGAAATACAGGAGTTACCGGTGCAGTTGGTGCAACAGGTGTAACAGGTGCAACAGGTGCAACAGGTGCAACAGGTGCAACAGGTGCAACAGGTGTAACAGGTGCAACAGGTGAACGTGGAGTTAGCGCACTGTCTTGGACATACAAAGTAAATACAACGACTTTAACAGACCAAGACCCTGGCAATGATTACATAAGTTTTAATGCTAACCCTTTTACTTCAGCCACACAGGTTAAAGTAGACGATAATCCTTACGGACTAAATACAACTCTTCATAATTTATTTTTAAGTATTCAGAGTGGTTATCTAACATTAACAGAACAAAGTAATCCTTCTACATATATTACCTATCAAATTACGTCTTGCGTAGATGGCACAGCAACAAATGAAACTGAAGATGGAAGTTATGTAGTCTTCAATGTATCGGTAGTTAGTACCTATGGAGTAATAAATAACGAAGATTTTGTTACGCTATCTATAGGAACTGTTGGTCAACAAGGTGCTACTGGTGCTACTGGTTCGCAGGGCATTACAGGACCAACTGGTGGTGTTGGCGCAACTGGTGCTACTGGTGCTACTGGTGCTACTGGTGTTACTGGTGCAACCGGTAATTCAATCACTGGTCCAACTGGTACAAACGGACAAACAGGTGCAACAGGCGCACAAGGACAGACTGGCGTCACTGGTCCAACAGGCCCTGGAGGAGTTCTTGGTGTTACAGGCTCGATTAACTATGACACTGGAACTGGTATACTTTCACTTGATGAAGGTGTTACAGGCGGGTTAGCAACTCTTAACGCATCAGGCGTAGTTCCCGATGAGCAGCTCCCTGATGATCTTGTTCGAACAGACGCATTAACAGGCGCTCTTGGCGATTACATTCTTCTTACTGAAAAAGCCGCAGCAAACGGTGTTGCAACTCTTGATGGATCATCAAAGATTCCAATAGATCAACTTCCTGGTCTTGCAATCACAGATACATTTATTGCAACCTCTGAAACACAGATGCTTGAGCTTATTCTTGAGCGTGGCGATGTTGTAGTACGAACAGATGAACAAAAGACATACATCTTTGCAGTTGATCCACTTCTTGTAGATAACAAGCAGCTTATCAGTGACGTTGCAACACTGCAGACTACCGTTGCTCATGGACTAACTACTGGACAGACAGTTGTAATTGATGGAATTGGTAGTCCTTTTGATGGAACATATACTGTCGCCTCAACCCCAACCTACACCACCTTTACGTATGCTAAAGTTGCGACGAACGTAAGCTCAACAGCGGTATCTCCTGAAGGAACACTGGTAAGTGCAGATAACTTCCTAGAACTTCTCAGCCCAACTGATGTTGGAGCAACAGGTGCGGTTGGAGCAACAGGTGCGACAGGCGCAACTGGTAATACTGGCGCAACAGGAAATACTGGTGTTACTGGCGCAACCGGTGCGGTTGGTCCTACTGGTCCTGGTGGATCAATTGCCTACTACGGATCGTTTTACAGTACTCAAACACAGACAAACGTAAATGGTCCTACTGGCGCAAACGCCATGACCTTTAACAATACTGATTTTGCCAACGGAATTTCAATTGTATCGAGCTCACGCATTACGTTTGCACATGAAGGTAAATATAATCTTCAATTTTCAGCTCAATTTGATAAGACAGACTCAGGAACTGATGAAGCTGACATCTGGCTTAGTAAAAATGGAACAAATGTATCTAACACAAATACAAAGTTAACATTAACTGGAAATGAATGGAAGGCAGTTCCAGCATGGAACTTCCTAATTGAAGCTAATGCCAATGACTACTACGAACTTTACTGGTCATCTGCAGATACGGGCATGCGTATTCTTGCGCAGGCAACGCAAAATGATCCATCACGTCCTGAGATTCCATCTGTTATTCTTACAGTTACACCTGTTATGTACTCCGAGATTGGAGAAACTGGTGCGATTGGCTCAACTGGAGCGACTGGCGCTACAGGAGCTACTGGTGCTACAGGTGCAACAGGAGAAGCTGGCGCAGCAGGCGCAACTGGAGCTACTGGCTTAACAGGAGCAACTGGTAACACTGGAGCAACTGGAAGTACTGGCTTAACTGGAGCTACTGGCTTAACAGGAGCTACCGGTGTTGATGGCGCAACAGGGGCAACAGGTAATACAGGTGTGACTGGTCTAACTGGTAACACTGGAGCAACTGGCGTTGATGGTGCGACAGGCGCGACTGGTCCAACAGGCGCAACCGGCGATGACGGAGTATTCTCAGTTGCTCAAGAAACCGCGCCAACTGGAGCAGAAACTGGTGACGCTTGGTTTGATCCGTCAACTGCAACACTTTACATTTACTACGATGGTTTTTGGTTAGAGGCTTCCAGCTCCGCTCTTGGCGAGGTTGGACCTGCAGGCGCTACAGGCGCGACTGGTCCAGCCGGAGCGACTGGACCTACAGGTGCAACTCCTACGTTTGCGGCAATGAACTACGCTCAAACAGTAGGATCACGCCAGACTAACATCTCTGCAAGCGACGTTACCATCGTAAGCACGAGCATCACGACAAATGGAAAACCCGTGCAGGTTATTGTTACCGGTGATGCGGAAAACACAGTTGGCGGCGCCTGGATTATTCTTCAACTCTACCGTGGCTCAACTGCCATCGGAAACAAGATTCACGTTGAAGCTTCCTCTGGCTCTGAAAACGTTCCATATTGTCTACAGGTTATTGACACTCCTTCGGCTGGAACGTATACATACGCGCTTAAAACTGCAAGTACTGCTGCCACCGGAGCGTTTAACTTTGGTGAAACTGATGGTCCTGTAATCAGCGCCGTTGAGCTTGGTGTTGTTACTTCTTAAGACTATCTAAATCATCCTTTTTTCCCTAATATAGAATGGCTCCCGGGAATTCTCCCACTCGAGTGATAAGAGAAAAGGAATACTATGGCAATCGACTTTCCCGATTCCCCCAGTGTGAACCAGACATTTACGTCTGGTTCTACGACTTGGAAGTGGAATGGGTCGGTCTGGCTTGTAGTCCGTGACTTTGCACCAACAGGTGCAACAGGTCCAACCGGCGCAGTAGGCGCGACAGGTGCTCAAGGTGCAACAGGTGCTACCGGCTTAACCGGTGTAACTGGTGCACAGGGCAACACTGGCGTTACCGGTGCGCAAGGTGAGACTGGTGTAACAGGAGCACAAGGCGAAACCGGTGTAACCGGTGCGCAAGGTGAGACTGGTGTAACGGGCGCTCAAGGCGAGACTGGCGTTACTGGTGCACAAGGTGAAACTGGTGCAACTGGTTTAACAGGTGCAACTGGTTTAACAGGTGCAACTGGTTTAACAGGTGCAACTGGTTTAACTGGTGCAACTGGTTTAACAGGTGTAACAGGCGCACAAGGTGAGACTGGCGTAACTGGTGCACAAGGTGAAACTGGTGCAACGGGCGCTCAAGGTAATACAGGCGCACAAGGTAACTTCGGCGGTATTACCGTTGAGTATGACTTTAGCACTAACACTACAGATTCAGATCCTGGTGCAGGAGTTGTTAAGTTTAACAACGCAAACCTTACATCTGCAACAGAAATGTATATCGATGACACTGATGTAAACGCAGTTGATATACAAGCATTCTTACGTACAATTGATGACTCAACAAGCACAATCAAGGGTCACCTACGCATTTCTAATAAGGCAGACTCTTCTGACTTTGCCTTAGTAACAATTGCAAGCGTAACTGAAGAAACAGGATACTTTAAAGTATCAGTAGCTTATGTATCTGGCTCTGCAACTTCATTTACCGCCGCTGAAGATGTAATCATCACGTTTGCAAGAACTGGTGACGTTGGTGCTCAAGGACAAACTGGCGCCACTGGCGCACAAGGCAACACTGGTGTAACAGGTGCAGTTGGTCAAACAGGTGCAGTTGGTGAGACTGGTGCTGTTGGTAACACAGGTGCTGTTGGTGAGACTGGCGCTGTCGGTAACACAGGTGCTGTCGGTAACACAGGTGCTGTCGGTAACACAGGTGCTGTCGGTAACACGGGCGCACAAGGTGAGACTGGCGTGGCTGGCGCAACTGGTTTAACTGGTGCAACTGGTTTAACTGGTGCAACTGGTTTAACAGGTGTAACAGGCGCAACTGGAGCTACCGGTGATGACGGTCAATTCACAACAGTTACTGGCTCTGCTCCAACAGGTGCGGAAACCGGTGATGCATGGTTTGATCCTTCAAGTGGTCTTGTCTTCGTATACTACGATGGCTACTGGATAGAGGCAGTTGGCGGTAACGTTGGTCCAACAGGTCCAACAGGTTTAACTGGTAACACTGGTGTAACTGGCGCAACTGGCTCATTTGGCGGTATCACCGTAGATTATACATACGATAATGCTACAACCGCATCAGGTATCTCAGCTGGAGAACTTCGATTTAACAATGCAACGATTTCGTCTGCGTCATCGATGTTTATTCACCAGCTTAATGATGCATCAACAAACCTCGCAAGCTTCTTGGCAACGATCGATGACTCAACCTCAACGATCAAGGGTCACTACAAGGTCTCCCTCAAGAACAACCCAGAGGTATTTGCACTCTTCACAATCTCAAGCGTTACAGATAACACAAGCCCAGACGGATACTTTACAGTTTCATCTGCTTATGTTTCTGGCGCAGGATCAATCACCGACGGCGCGGACGTTCTCATTACGTTTGCTCGCACCGGTGACGCAGGTGATGTAGGAGCAACAGGTGCAGTCGGTAATACTGGCGCAACCGGTGTAACTGGCCCAACTGGTGCAAACGGACAAACAGGTGCAACTGGCGCGACAGGTTTAACTGGCGCGACTGGCCCAACCGGCTCTGATGCAGTTCTTACATTATCCTTTAATCAACAGACAGGAACAAGCTACACGCTTGCCGCGTCTGACAAGGATAAGCTTGTAGAGCTCAGCAACGCAAGCGCGATTACCGTGACAGTTCCAAACAACTCATCGGTTGGAATCGTTGATGGTGCTCAGGTTAACCTGTTACAGACTGGCGCAGGCCAGGTTACTGTAGCCGCAGGTTCAGGCGTTACCGTTAATGGTACACCTGGCTTGAAGCTTCGTGCCCAATATTCATCCGCAACGCTGATTAAGCGTGCTACCAATACATGGGTAATCGTTGGAGATCTCTCCGCGTAACCTAAGCAGTTAAGAGACCGCCCGTCTTCCTTGGAAGGTGGGCGGTTTTCTTTGTAGTCAAATCTCGAGACTAATAGTATAGTATGCCCTTAGGATCCTGCCCGAAATGAGAGAGCTAAATGCCAATTGACTTTCCCAATAGCCCGACGGTAAACGATGAGTTTACGTCCGGCTCTACAACCTGGCGTTGGGACGGAAGCGTCTGGAAAGTAGTTCGCGACTTTGCGCCGACGGGCGCGACTGGTCCAACTGGAGTAACGGGCGCTCAAGGACAAACTGGTATAACAGGCGCGCAAGGCGTAAATTGGCGTGGCGCTTGGGATCTCGTTGCATACGAGGTTGATGACGTTGTTATCTACTCTGGAAACTCATACATTTGCGTCACCGCGATTTCAGCTGGTGACTCTGCATCACACACTCCTGGAGTCTCTGCGCGATGGGAACTTTTCACCGCAAAGGGTAACACCGGAAACACTGGAGCTATTGGACAAACTGGAGCTACTGGAGTTACAGGGTTAACGGGAGTTACGGGAGCACAAGGTGTAACAGGTGCTACCGGCTTAACCGGTGTAACCGGTGCGACTGGCCCAGCTGGCGGATCTGCAAACATCTTTGAGTACAAGGCAGATACAAACTCACAGGCGGACTCAAATCCTGCAAACGGATATCTTCGTTGGAACAACTCAACGCAAACGAGCGCAACATTTTTATACATTGACAGTATTACAACTGAAGGCGTAGAAGTTGGTGTTCTTCTTAATCTTTTGAAGGTTCCAGACAAGATCATCATTCAAAAGAAGGCAGTTGCTACCGACTATCAGACATTTACAGTTTCAGGAACTCCAACTTTTGCAAATGGAAACGGATACATAAAGGTACCCGTTAACCTTGTCGAGTCAAGCGGAGCTGGCACGACTAACTTCTCCAACAATGACACGCTTGATCTCTTCATCTTTACAAGCGGTATCGCTGGACAAACCGGTGTTACTGGCGCAACGGGAGCAGTTGGTGAGACTGGCGCAACAGGCTTAACCGGAGTTACGGGCGCAACTGGAGCTCAAGGTGAGACTGGCGCAACGGGAGCGCAAGGCAACACTGGAAACACTGGAGTTACTGGCCCAACAGGACCGCAAGGAACGTCAATTGAATTTAAGGGAAGCGTAGCAAACACGGGCTCACTTCCAACTGGTGCAAACGATGTGAATGATGCTTACATCGTAGATGCTGACGGAGATCTTTACGTATGGGATGGATCTCAGTGGAACAGCGTTGGACAGATCGTTGGACCGCAAGGACCAACCGGTAACGCTGGAAATACTGGAGCAACAGGTGCTACCGGTGAAACTGGAGCAATGTCTACAGTTGCGGGAAGCGCACCAACAGGAGCCGCGACCGGTGATCTTTGGTATGACTCCGAGTCCGGAAATATCTACGTTTACTACGATGGTTTTTGGGTAGAAGCTGCATCCGCAAATGATGGGCCAACAGGAAACACCGGAGCTACTGGAGCAACTGGCGCAACAGGTTTAACTGGTAACACTGGTCCAACTGGTGATGATGGGCAAATGTCTACTGCAGCAACAACTGCTCCTACAGGTGCAGAGACTGGAGACATGTGGTATGACTCCGAGTCTGGAAACGTTTATGTTTATTATGACGGATATTGGGTCGAGGCTGCGAGCGCAAACGATGGTCCTACAGGTAACACTGGTCCAACTGGTGCAGCGGGGCAAACTGGCGCAACTGGCTCTACTGGAATCACAGGTCCTACTGGCACATCAACTCTTACGCGTTATAAGTACACAGCTGCAACAGGCGCAACTGGCGTATCTGGAGCAGATGATAACGCCGTAACCCTAGCCTACACCGCAGGTAAGGAACAACTTTATCTCAACGGTGTTCTTCTTGTAAGAGGCTCAGACTACACCGCAAGTAACGGAACGTCAGTCACGGACATGACCGCGATGGATGCAAACGACGTTGTTGAGATCTTAACCTTTGAGAACTTTAACATTGCTGATGCAATCATTGACACAATCGTTGACGCAAAAGGAGATTTACTTGCGGGAACTGCGGCAGATACGGTGGGGCGCCTTGCGGTAGGAACCAACAATCATCGCTTGGTCGCTGCTTCAGGCGAGGCTACAGGACTTAAATATGTAGCCGATACCCAAAACACAGTAGCGGATGCTAAAGGTGATTTACTGGTTGGCACTGGTGCTGACACAATAGCCCGCCTAGCAGTAGGCACAAACACATACATTCTTACAGCGGATTCTGCGGAAAGTACAGGCCTGAAATGGGCTGCTCCTGCTGGTGGTGGTTCAATGACATTAGAAAGCACAACAGCATTTACAGGAAATACTGTCACAGTAACGCTTCCTTCATCTGCACTTGGATATAAAAAATTAATTTTACATCTTGACAATTGGTCTATGACAGGTGGAAATGGTTATCACACATGCAGATTTAATAACGATTCAGGGGCTAACTACAGAATCACAGGTCACATGGCTTACACACACGCATCTGATGCTGTTTATGGTGATGCTGCTGCAACAAAAATTGCATTTCCATATCCTTCAAATATGAATCAAGGTTCATTTGGTAGTGCATGGATGGAAATAAAAAACCCATATACAACAACAGGACATAAACTGATTGATGCAATTTACACAGGAACTGAAGGATTAGGAACACCTGCCAACATGATTACCCATATTGGTATTGCTTACACAGGTGGCGCATTAACAACAATTTCATTTGCAAATGATTCAGGTGGTAAGTCTTACAATAACGGCACACTTTATATTTATGGGGTGAAATAAATGAAACCTTTAATAACGATTAATGACAATGGAAATGTTGTAACAAGGGAAATGACAGATGAAGAATTTGAACAAGTCCTTGCAGATGAAGCCTATTACAATGAATTAAAAGCAACACTTGAAGAAAAAAAGAATCAACGGATTGCACTTCTTGACAAATTAGGGATTACTGAAGATGAGGCTAAACTGCTTCTAGCATAATCCCTCAAGATAGTTCACAAACAGACAAACAGAAAGGTATGTAGTAACTAATGGCTACAGGTAGAATCGGTACTAGTATTGTCATATACCTTGACAAAGGAGGCATAGATGACAAGAGCACGTGATCTTGCGTCAAACTCGACAGGATCAAAACCGACGCTTATTGATGCAAAGGGAGATTTACTTGTTGGAACTGCCGCTGACACCGCAGGTCGATTAGTTGTAGGCACAAACACATACATTCTTACAGCGGACTCTGCAGAAACGACAGGATTGAAGTGGGCTGCACCTGCTGCTGGTGGAAAGGTGTTGCAAGTTGTTAGCGCAACTTATGCAACTGCAACTACTACAACTTCACAAACATACGCGGACACAGGTTTAACTGCAAGTATCACTCCGTCTAGCGCAAGTAGTAAGGTTTTAGTTTTGACTAATCATCAATTATATGTAGTTAGAGAGTCAGATGAGGCTGGTGCGGCTATTCGTATTATGCGGGGAGCAACTTCAATCTATGATCCTTTTGGAAATAGAGGAGCGCCATTTTTTAGACAACTTACAGGAAGTCTTACTGAAATATCTGCACAAACAACTTACAGTTATTTAGATTCCCCTGCAACAACTTCTGCAACTACATACAAAACACAATTTAGGGTAAAAAATGCCGCTAACAATTGCACGGCGTATGTTCAAGAAAACTCAAGTCCATCATCAATTATTTTACTAGAAATAGGTGCATAATATGGCAACAGGTGCAGAGGTTTTATCAATGCTACGACCTAACGGCGGTTGGGTAATATCAGCAGATGATTTTGATTCTATCCGTTTAGATGAAGGCGTTGCGCCTTTGACTAAAACTGAGTTTGAATCAGGGTTTGCTCAATATGATGCTTGGAAGGCTGAGCAAGATGCTGCTAAAGCCCAAGCCAAAGCCTCAGCCGAAACTAAGTTACAGGCTCTAGGTCTAACCACCGATGATTTGAAAGCCCTTGGTCTCTAGCACAATCCCTCAAGATTATGCAACATGAAGCCGCGTTTATACATTAACCTTTCCTTTAACTAGGAAAAGGATAATCTTATAGAGGTGTTCCTAACCACAGGAAGAACGCAAAACGATCACCGCAGGCAGTTTCCTGTTATGATGACTCCAAGCTCAAAAGGAGATAGACATGGCCGCGATTGATTTTCCTAACTCGCCGACGGTGAATGACACACACACCGTTGGAGATAGAACCTGGAAGTGGAATGGTTCTGTTTGGGCAGTCGTTCGTGCAACTGATATTTTAGTAGGTCCTACCGGAGCTACTGGAGCTGTGGGAAATACAGGTGCAACAGGTATGACTGGAAGCACAGGTGCAACAGGCACGACTGGAAGTGTTAATATTCATGATGCAAGCGCCGCGTTTGCTATTCAGGTATTTGGATAAGGAGAAATAAACTACTATGGCAACAACTATTACCCGCGTCCCACTTTCAGGCTCTACGCATGGTCGTGGAATCAAGGTTGCCGCAACTGCATCTGCTGGCGATACTATTCACACCGCAACTTCATCAACAACAGACTGTGATGTTGTAACACTTTATGCTTATAACTCAAGTGGCTCGGCTGTAAACCTAACTCTACAATGGGGCGGAACAACCGCAGTTGATGATGACATTAAGTTATCAATTCCAGCAACATCTGGTCTTACTCTTTTAGTTCCTGATTTGGTTCTTCGCAACTCCTTGATTGTAAAAGCTTACGCTGGAACAACAAATGTTGTAACAATTCACGGATTCGTAAACCGCGTCGCTACTACCTGATAGGAGCCTAGCGCGTGTCGCTAATCAACCGCTTGTTGAAGGCTAACCCGTCAGCGCAAGTTTCAGATATGCTGACTGGGTATTTTGTCATTCCTTCTGCCAAGCAAGATTTTGTTGGAAATGCGAGAGCGTTATGGATTGGTGGAAACACAAGTCATACAAAACAAACTACGATTGATTACATTAACATCAATTCATTAAGCAATGCCACAGATTTTGGTGATTTAACAACCGCCTCTAATGCTGCTCTATCAAGCGCCGCATCCAGCACAAGAGCGGTTTTTGGAAGAGATACCGATAATGAATTTGAATATGTGACTTTTGATACACTTGGTAACTCAACAGATTTTGGTGACTTTTCAGCGTCACAGCGCAGAAATGCTTCGGCAGGTGTATCTGATAGCACTCGCGGTATTTTTGCTGGTGGTTTACACCCTACTACCGAAGCAAGATTTAATACTATTGACTACTTAACGATTGCTACAACTGGTAACTTAACAGATTTTGGAGATTTAACTTTAGCAAGATATGATTTAATCGGTGCGGCTTCAACAACAAGAGGATTATGGGCTGGCGGAAACTTTAACGCTTCGGGCGCTGGCGTTGTAAATGAAATAGATTATGTGACTATTGCTTCCACAGGAAATGCTACTGACTTTGGTGATTTGACCGTTGCTAGAGACGGCTCAGGTGGAGGCTCAAATAGCACCCGCGCCATTTTTTCAGGCGGTAACCTTGCCAGTACCGCTATTACAAACACAATAGACTACATAACAATCGCCTCAACTGGCAACGCCACAGATTTTGGAGATTTTTCATCAAATCGTAGGTATCAAAGTGGTGTTGCTGGACCTACGCGTCTTGTACTAACTGGTGGTTTAACAACACAAGGCGGCACTTATTCAATATCTGTAACTATGGAGTATTTAACAATCGCAACAACTGGAAACTCAACAACATTTGGTGATTTATCTCAAAGTCGTTGGCGTCTTGCTGGCGCAAGTTCTGTTCACGGAGGAATCTAAATGACCTATTTACCACAAATTAGAATCCTTGTACCCAGCGCACAGGTAAGCAGTTATACAACTGGGTCTTTTAATTTACCTAGTGCTAGACAGGCGTTTGTTCCCCCTCTTCCTTCTGGCACAGCGGTTTTTGCTGGTGGCACTAGCAACTCAAATGTAATTTCTTATATTGATATAGCCACTACTGGCAACGCAGTTGATTTTGGTGATTTAACTCAAGGAAGGGGTGCTGTTAGTGGGCTTGGGTCATCTACTAGAGGTGTATTTTGTGGAGGAAATAACGGGTCAAATGTAAATACTATGGACTATATTGCATTTGCCAGCACAGGCAATGCAATAGATTTTGGTGACCTCGCGGATGTTTCTCAACGACCTGCTACATGTTCAAATGGTACGCGCGGAATTATTACTCTTGGTCTTTCTTCAGGCGGTTATGGAAATGTCATAAATTACATCACTATCGCTACAACTGGCAATGGCACCGACTTTGGCGACTCTACACAGAATCACGGATTTGCTGCTGCTTGTGCTAGTACAACGCGAGGAGTTGTTGGTGCTAGATTCTTAGGAAGTAATACTGACTCTAATGTTATTGACTATGTAACTATCGCAACTACAGGAAACGCAACTGATTTTGGCGATGCCTCAGTTACGCGGCACAATAATGCAAGTTGTTCTAGCAATACGCGTGGTATTTGGGCTGGAGGAACTAATAGTAGCGATACAACTTTTAATGTTATTGACTATGTAACTATCGCAACTACAGGAAACGCAACTGATTTTGGCGACTTGAGTGTAGGAAGAATCCAACCGTCAGGAACTTCTAATACTACTAGAGGAGTTTTTGCTAATGGCAGCAGTGGTAATGTTATTGACTACATAACAATAGCCTCGACTGGAAATGCACTAGATTTTGGTGACTTAACAGCCAACGGTCTAGGTTCTGCCGCCGCATCGGGAAGTCACGGAGGAATCTAATGACAGAAATACAAAAATCAAATGAGAGGCAATTCATGGAAATAGCACTACAAGAGGTAAGCAACGAGTTAGCAATAACTCCTGAGTACAAAGGGATGTTAGAGCATATAAATGCCAACCTTCCTGCTATTAGTCGTGACTCCGAAAACTTTTACAAGTCCGCTTCTCAGTTTAAGAATGTGACCTTAGATGTAACCGACTTAACCCCAATGGGCTCTCTCAAGCATATCTTGGCAGTCATTGACCGCACCCGTATGGCTTTAGAAGAAGCCCACATTGCGGTTCGGCGTAAACAAATTGAATTAAAGAAAAAGACACTTGAGTATGACAATGCCGAGGAAGGTTATGATAAAGAACTTCTTTGGGTTGATATTGTTGAAATTAACAATCATCTTAATAACTCAGAAAACTCAGTTAAAGGCGCTTTGCGTAAATTAAGTTTTTTCACTACCCAATATCAAGCCATAATGGAAAAATTAGGTAAGGAAGAAATTACTGAGGAAGACTACGAATTAAACGAATCACGTCACCATGTTATGACCGCCATGAAACAAGCCCTATGTGCGGCTAGAACTAGAGGCGGAATCATTGATGAGGGTAATCAAATCTATTTATTTGATATGGGTATAAATGGAACAGTCGCCCAAGCAGAAATGTTTGCCTACCTACAAGCCGAACAAGAAATGCTCGCTAAAGGTGAAGAACCAACCCATGAACTTACAATGAAATGGCTTGAGGCTTGCGCTGATAAGTTTGCTAATTGCGGGGCAAAGTTCGCAGAACTTCGTGGTTTTATCCCACTCGACAGAAAATCACTAGCAAAGGAGATTTCAAGTGGCAAAGAAAGTAATTAGCTATAAATTAAATGAAGATGGCACCATTCCTGATTATGTAGAAGATGGTGGCTATCTAGCAAAAGAGCCAAATGACACACCTAACATGGTTGTTCTTGGTATCTCAAAAGATGGCGCTGACACTTCAGGAGCGGTGGCTGAGTTCACTAACGAGGCAAGCGCAGTTACTTATGTTGAAACATATTTGAGTGATACAACATGGACAGAACCATCAGGCGTAGAGAGAACTTTTGTTGTAACCGATGCGGTATCAGACCTTTTTGCTAAACTAGTGTAGTTTTAGTGCACGCGTAAAACAAGCAAGATATGATACAGTGACGCCATGAAAGTTGCCGCCTATTGCGTTGCCCTTAATGAGGAAAAACATGTCGAAAGGTGGGTTGAAACCACCGCGGGTGCAGATTATCGCCTAGTGTGTGATACAGGATCTACAGACGGCACGGTTGAAAAGTTACGCTCATTAGGCGTAACCGTATTTGAGATTCGAGTTAGACCTTGGCGTTTTGACGTTGCACGTAACGCGGCGCTTGCACTTTTGCCAGACGATGTCGTTGTATGTCACGTAATTGATATGGACGAGGCAGTTGACGTAGATTTTTATGACAAGGTACGTGAAAACTGGCAGGAGGGCGCAAATAAAGGTTGGCACGAGTTTGATACAGGTCACGTGTGGATGGGAGCCCGTTTACACGCACGACACGGAATTTACTGGCGTTGGCCAGTTCACGAGGCATTTGTTCCATCACTAAATACACCGTTGCGCAGCGTAACAATTCCATCAAAGATGTATCACAAGCCGGATAATACAAAATCGCGCAGTCAGTATCTATCAATGTTAATTAACGCAAGTAAGGAATTTCCAAAGGATCACCGCATCTGGGTGTACCTCTGTCGCGAGTACACGTTTAATAGGATGTGGGAACTTGTAATTCAAGCTGCAGAGCAGGTAATAAAGTATAGTGATGATTGGTTTGTTGAGAGAGCTGCAGTGTGTCGTTGGGCAAGCGAGGCTAATCGCATGCTTGGTAACATTGAGGAGGCGCATCGTTGGGCCGATAAGGCAGTTGAGATTGATCCCTGCGGTGAAAATTACTTTGAAAAAGTTAGATGTTACTACGCGCAATCAGACTGGAGTAACATGTGGGAAACTTGTAAGAAGGTTGCTGCATGCGATCCAACAAAACACTATCTATCAAGTGAGGCATTGTGGAAATGGCAACTTGATGATATGCGTGCACTTTCCGCGCACTATCTTGGTGATAAGAGAAAAGCTGTTAAGTATGGACAAAGTGCGTATGATAATAACCCTAGTGATACGCGACTTAAAAATAACATTGACTGGTATAACAAGGGTATTGAAGAGCAGATAAAGGCTAATAACCCGAGTGAGTAATATCTTTATTGCCATATTGGCAAAGCAAAAGGAAGGAGTTTTGCCTTTATTCTTGCGCTCGCTTTATGAGCTTGACTACCCTAAGGAAAACATATCACTATACGTAAGAACAAATAACAACACGGATAACACGAAGGAAATCTTAGAAAGTTGGCTAGCTAAACACCGAGCAGAATATCGCTACGTATCCTATGATAGCAGTGATATTGCAGACGCAGTTCAAGAATACAAGGTTCATGAGTGGAACGGCGTACGTTTTCGCGCACTTGCTAAGATACGTCAGGCAAGTATAGATGCGTGTCTACAAAGTGATTGTGATTACTACTTTGTAATTGACGTTGATAACTTTTTATTTCCTGAAACGCTAAAGGATCTTATAGAGGCTAACAAACCTATAGTCGCGCCACTGCTACGTTACGCGGTTGCAAATGACGAGTTTCCAGATACACCTGAGGACCAGGAGCGTGTGGGAAGTCACAAGTGTCGCTACTACTCGAATTACCACCACATGGTAGACGACTATGGCTCAATATTAAATGAGCCAGTGTATTATCAACTTCTTTACCGCGTTCAAGGATATAAGGGAATTTGGGATGTTGATTGCGTGCATTGCACATATCTTATACAACGTAAATACTTAGACAAGCTTACGTATCTCGAGGATTCTGATCGCTATGAGTACATGGTATTTTCAGAGTCAGCGCGTAAGGCTAAAATTAACCAGTATCTCGATAATCGCAAGATCTACGGAATACTTACACTCACTGAAAATGCTAAAGTCTGCGAGTGGTTATTTGATAATCTAAAGGATATGGAGACGCGCGACGAGCGCTATCAACAACATAATCCACAGGATGTCTTTTACACGCCTTCTAATGCAGTTATACTAGCTGACTAAGCTAACTGAATTACCTGTCTTAGAACTTTTTAATATAGCCTCGCAAACCTTAAGAACCTCTATCCCCGACTCAACGGTTGCAACGTTGCTTGACTTACCGAGTACAAAGTCTCTAAATTCCTCATGCTCCAGTACGAGTGGCTCCTTCTTGTCAAGCTTGTAATATGTAATATTTCCATCTACAACTCCGCGAAATGTGTCAGAGTCATAAAGATCGTTTGGATAAAAGGCAAGTTTAACATTTAATGTATCCGCGATTAGACAACCTTTTTCACCAAGAATGCGTGTTTCACGAATCTTGTTCGGGCTTAGCCAGTCAATTATGTGATTTGTTACAACGCCACCTTGCATCATCGCGGTGATGGAAACGATGTCCTCGTGTTCCTTACCCGAGTGACTTCCTGTGAATGCGGCAACCTTTTCATATTTGCGTTGCGTGATCCACGCGGTTAAATCAATATCATGCGTTGCAAGATCCTTAACTACACCGACGTCCGCAATACGCGTTGGGTGCCAGCCTTGTCTTCTTGTAAACACCTCGTAGATATTTCCAAGTAGTCCCTGCTCGATAAGTTGACGTGCCTTTACGAGCGCGGGGTTATATCTTTCAATTTGCCCTACTGCTCCAACCAGGTGCGAATTTATCAACGCGGATTGAATATTGATGGCCGAGGACACGTTGTGCGCAACAGGCTTTTCAACAAGTACGTGAGCTCCCATGTCAATTATCTCAAGGGCAACGTCCTCATGATAGATCGTAGGAACAGCAATAACGCAGTAGTCGATATTTTTTGGTATAAATTCAGGTATAGACTCAAGCAGTATCTCCGCCTTGACCGCCTTTGTAGGGTCTCCACCAGGGTCGTAAGACGCAACGAGTTGAACTCCAGGTAAGTTATTAAGGACGCGTGCGTGGTTACGTCCCATAACTCCAAGCCCAATAAGACCCGCCTTTAAGGCAGCTGACATCAGCTTCCAGCCTTGGCAATTTCGTTTACCGCGATGATGATTCTATGAAGTTGCCCTGGTGCAAGTTTAGGATGAACTGGCAGTGAGATAACCTCACGACACGCCTTCTCTGTTTCAGGTAGATCAAGACTTTTATTATATGAAGGAAGTCGGTGTATTGGAGTTGGGTAATACACACCTGAGCCAATGTTTCGTTTCTCGAGCTCAGATATAAACTTATCTCTATCATGACCAACTACACGAATTGTGTATTGATGATACACGTGCTTATAGCCTTTGGGTGCGGTTGGCACTACAACTCCGTTTATATTTTCATTTAAGAATTTTCCATTTTCAATTCTATAGTTGTTGTACTTGTCAATTTTTTGTAGTTGAACTCGACCAATTGCCGCATGAACGTCAGTCATGCGATTATTTAATCCGACTACCTCATTTTGATAGCGTTTTTCCATCCCTTGGTTGCGTAGCATACGTGATAGTCTTTCAATATTCTTGTCATATGTGACTATCATTCCACCCTCACCGCTTGTCATATTTTTAGTAGGATAAAATGAAAATGCGGCTCCATCTGCAAACGTCCCAACGTATGTTCCATCTATCATCGCGCCATGCGCCTGGGCAGCGTCCTCAAGTAAAAGAAGATCATGCTTCTTAGCAATTGCAACTAGTTGAGGCATGTTTGCAGGCATGCCGTAAAGATGAACTGCCATGATTGCACGAGTTTTCTTTGTAATTAAAGACTCAACGTGTTTTGGGTCAATACAAAATGTATGAGGATCAATGTCAGCAAATACCGCCTTGGCTCCTGTAAGCTCAACCGCGTTTGCAGTTGCGGCAAATGAGAATGATGGAACTATGACCTCGTCACCGTGGCCAATCTTGTGCGCAAGAAGAAGAATGTGAAGAGCTGATGTTCCAGAGTTTACTGCAATTGACATTAAGTTAGAAACTAGTTTTTGTGAAAATTCATTTTCAAAGGAAAGTACCTCGCCTCCTTGCGCAAGGTTACCTGATTTCATAACCCGCTTAACTGCACGAATTTCCTTTCTTCCAATGTCTGGACTTGCTACGTTTATCATTTTCTTAGACATATATCGGCTTTCCTTTGTAGTCTACCTGCCCAACGACGCGCGCTGGAATTCCCATAACTAAAGCAAATGGCGCAACATCCTTTGTTACAACTGCACCTGCAGCAACGACTGCCCATCTTCCAATTTTAACTGGTGCCACACAAATTGCTCCTGCTCCAATTGAAGCCCCTTCTTCTATTTCAACTCCAACCGCATTCCAATCATCTGTGTTTTTTTGCGTCTTGTCTTCGTTAATTGCTCGCGGATAGTGATCATTAGTGAGAATAACTCCAGGACCAATAAACACACCTTCATGTATTTTTGCTGGCTCATAAATCATTGCGCCATTTTGTATCTTTGAGTTATCACCAATCTCAACTCCGGATCCAATATATGCGCCCTTTCCGACTATAACATTTTTTCCAATACGCGCGCTATCTCGTACTTGAGCATGGTGCCATATCTTTGCACCTTGATCAATAAATGCGGTATCGTGAATCTCGGCAGTTGATTCAATGTGAATTGTCATTCCTTTTCCTTTTTCTTTTTTGCCTTTTTCTTTTTTGGCTTGGAAAGCTTTTCTGTTTTCTGCGCATGGTACGCATCAACCGCATTAGCGCTCGTTCGCGAGCGCCAGGTAAAGTCACAAGCTTCACACTTAACAAGCTTCATCGTGCTCCAACGTCCTCCGCCAGGAACATCAACTATCAACGTGCGTAATTTATTAGGTCGAGCGTTGCAATATGGGCACTGTGGAAAACGTTGACGTCGTGATTCCTGACCATTCCATGAGACTGATAATGTTCTTCTTATCTCACCTTCGTCTTTTCCTCCCCAGATTCCCCAGATCTGTCTGTGCTCTAACGCCCACTTTAAGCATTCCTGTCTCGCAGGACAAAGAAAACAAAGATTTTTTGCTTGATATTTTTCAGAAGGTTGCGTTGAGAAAAAATATTCACGTATCTTTTGATTTTCTGACTTAGCACACAGGGCTTCCTTTTGCCAGTCTAAACTTTTAGGAGTTATACTCATACGAGTAGCACCTCAACCCAGGTAACCGGAGTTACACTATCGACTACGTCTCCGTATGGTGTTTCTCCATTTTCATCGCAAACTGAAAGATCGATGTCTTCGTCTACCTCTCCAGCGTATCCAATTGAGATTTTTGCATTTTCTAAAGATTGGAAACCATTTCCTAATGAAATTGATATTCCATCACGCTGTAGCGCAGAGGCAAGCGCGCGACGTATCAACTCATTTTCGAGGTCAACGTGCTCGTCGGTAAAGAAAACTATGCTTTCATCAAGTTGCGGATCAAAGCCGTCGCCTGTCCACTCTTTCCATAAAAGTTCGCCTACGCGTGAGTCCTTCACGATATTCCTCATCTGGGGAGATGGATAAATCATATATCGAGTGGAGTATTCTCGCGTTAAGAATCACCGATTATTTTTTACACGTGAGATTACCCTAGACCTGTAGAGATAGGGTCTTAAAGAGGCAGTGAGTGACTACTAAGCGGCGTTATAAGTGCCAAGATAGAGTTCGCCTTGGGCATTAGGCCATAGGTATTGATAGTACTCTGGGCGATAGCCTTTATCCTCTGGCCAGCCAAACTGTGAGTACCAAGTATATTCCTTGCGTAGAAGCGCTATACGGTGAGTTGAGGCAAGCTGTTCATACTTTTCAATATCCTGTATCCAGGATGGAAATTTAAGTTCATCTTCTATACGGCCTATCTTTACCGCGTGGTCATAGGTAGAAAATATCTTAGGTAGCATCGTTGAGTTAAAGCCACGACTAACCCACTCGTTGTAGCAGGCAAGAGTATAAGCGACTAAAGCAGTTTCGTAACCGCGCCACATATTTGCCGCAGGGTGATTTGCCCAGCCCTTTGGGTCACGGTTGTTATTGTTAGGGTCAAGACGGCTAATGGTTAACAGTAATTGCCATGCCTCAAGTACTTGCTTGTTTAGGCGCTTGTTATCAAGCTCGTGAGCGATGTGCTCAAACGAATCAGTGTGAGGTAAGAATGTTTGCATAGTCGTCCTTTGTCATTAGGGGTTTATTATATCAGGAACCTTGGTCGTAGTCCTCCTGATTTCCTGGGTCCTCGTACTCATCAATTTGATCAATTGGCACATATATGCCTACTACCGTCACACGTCCGCAGGCGGTACATTCGCTAACAGCGCCTGGAGATAGTTGAATTGGAACGTTTACACTTATTAGCCGCGTGATGATGTTTCCTCTTTCATCAACGCTATCTGCTTCCCAAACTGAGTTTTCGTCAATCCAACAACGCTCACATATTGGGACAAGTTCCTCCTCGCCACCGCGAATTGTCATGTGTACATCTTCTTTGCAGCTTGACGTGAAAAGCCGCGATCTGCATCAACTAAAAATTCTCTATCACCAATTTTTTGTGCATCACCTTGTTGTGGATTTCCCTCTAGTGATTCCTTAATTGCCTTTGCAATCCACGAGGCTGCTTGCACTGGAACTGCCTTTCCCCATGTTGCCGCGAGCGCAGAGTAATCCTTTGATCCTTCAATGTCCCAGTCATCAGGAAGTCCTTGCATGCGTGCGCACTCTCTATGAGTTATAAGTCTTGGTTGCGTTGGGTGAATGACATGCTCTAACGCAGAGCCAGTTAACACGTTACACCAGTGATCTTCCTTCCATCGATAAGGTTGACTAAAGCCTAACTTAAACTCTCTACGCTTAACGCGTGGAGCAACATCAGTCCACGTTTGAGGAAATGTATTATCGTTCATTTCCACTGCAAGTTTTATAGCACTTCCAAGATCTCCGTTTCCTGGCCAGTTTTTGTTTCCTATTATGTCGAATACATCTTTTATTCTTTGAACGTGTATGTTGTTTTTTCCAATGTGCCCGTCTACCTTTTGACTTTTAGATCTAAGATGTTTAACATGCTTTGATGGCGCAGGCTCAGTGTAAGGCTGCTTATTCCAACTTTGTGGCATTTCTGCGAGGTCGCCAATGATATCCATAATCCTTGGAAGCTCTTTAGTCTTTGGCATTACAACGTCAAACTTAAGTCCTTTTCTTACCGCAACCCAAAAGTATCTTGGACGATAAGAAAATCCGCCAAGTTGTAGGTTATTATGTTTAACATGGTAAAGATCGTACTTTTTACCAGAAACTTCCTCGACCATATCGCGATATTTAAGCATTACATCTCTACCTTGAGTATAAGCTTGTTGAACACACTCAAAGACGACTGCTTGAGGTTTTACACGTCCTGCGTATTTCATAAATGCTCGCGTGTGTTCGTGCACCTTTGCATCAATTCCTCTGTTACTCGGTCCTGACCATACCGACCATCCTGAGCACGGTGGACAGCCAAGAACTATATCTGTCTTCTTTGTTTCCCACTCGCCTGCATCATCTGAGAAGTTTGCTACCCAATTGTTTCCCATATGAGTTCTGTTGTTTTCAACCACCTGGTTTCCAAAGTTTAGCGTCCCTGTGCGATGAATCATTTCCATTCCATTTTGCACAAAACCAAGACTCATAAAGCCAGCAAGACCGTTGCAGTCAACAAACGTCATTTGCGACATTTTTTCCTCTCCTAGCGCATTCCTACGGATGGACTGTATACTGAGAGGAAAGATGCGACCTGTCTAAATCACTTTATTTAGCTAGTTTTTTCTGCCTGGGTTCTTCCTACCTCGTACCCACAACCAGCGTATCCTGCAATATCAATCCAGGTATCAGGTTGAAACCCAGATTTATTTGCGTATCGTGCGATCTTTAATCCAATCATCAACATTCCCACGTCTTCCTGGGTAACATTTATCCCAAGAATTACTGACCATATTCTTGCGATGCGATCAAAGTTTTCCTCAGGACCTCCATATTGAATGTCACGATCACCTGCAATGATGCGTGCAGCTTCGCGCAATGCCTCTACTCGATATAAAGATTTCTCATCACTCATATTATTCCTCTATCTTTGTCTTTACAATTACGTATGCCATGTATCTTTTATCATTTTCTGTAGATGCGAGCATGCGCACCTCAGCGCCTAGCGGAAGTGTTGCGTCTTCATCTTCGTTTATTCTCTTCCACTCAGTTATAACTTTTTCCCTTACCTGTGAAATGGTTTCACCGGACACATAAAATTCAATAGATGATCTCATTGAATTCGTTTCTGCAGTTGATAAGGAGCGTAGTGAGCGCCGTCAAGAATTGGTTCCTTGTCATCAGTTGACTTAAACACAATATCTCCGTAGCGCACAGCGACAACACGTCCTCTTCTTCCATTGTGAATAACTCCTGTGCTACCGTCATAGGCATCAGCCTTTACACGAACCTCATCACCTACGTTAATTGATCCTGGTTGCGCATCAATCCATTTTTCAGTTGGTGGCTCAGGGATAATTGAGTGTGTAAGCGCCAGTTGTGGAAACAACGCAATAGCTTCCTTTACTTGTGGACCAGAAAGATCAAGCGTTTCCCACGTCTTTAGCAGCTTTAAGATGGCATTCCCAACACCAACCTTTACACGTGCACCTTGCATTTGCTGGCGCACCCAGTCATAATTTACCTCAGGCATTTCCGTCTACCTCCTTTGGAAGACATTTTGCACACATATCTGGTGATGCGCCTCGACCAACGTCGTCAATTGCACGGGCGCAGAGCGCACATTTGACGCCAATCTCTTTAACCTTGTATCCATCTAGTTGTCTTTGTTTGTTTCGTTCCATCTTTTCAATGTAAAACTTATCAAGCATCTCATCTGTTCCACCAGCTGCAACAATAATATTTGCGACAAAGTGTAAAACGTCAACCGCCTCCTTGACAATTTCCTCGCGATCTGCATATGGCTTATCGTGTTGCCAAGGCTTCCATGATATTGCCTGACGCATCTCTGCAAGTTCATCGTCAATGGCAAGCATATTCCAACGCATGTACTCAATGAGACGACGAATATTTGCGTCTTTGTCGCCTGACATGTCATCAAAGTTTATGTAATAAACGTCTGTTTGTAGATCCTTTGTGCGTTTAATCCAGTTGTTAAACAATATTCCCATGACTACTATTTTCCTTTCGTTGCGTATAGGTTTAATGCGTCAGATACAGTCACCGCAGCATCTCTACGAGACGGAATTGACTTAGCATATTCTTCTCTTTGTGCGTGAGCGACTTCCACGCGTTTGTCAATGGGAAGAGTTTCAATGTGAGATGCAAGATATGTCCATGAATCTCCAATGGCTTGACTCTCTCGCCAATCTGTAGCTACGGGAGTAGAGGCGTTAAGCGACTGTATTAGTCGATATGACCACCAAGTACCTCCTGTTTGATACGGACTAATTAAGGAGCCAATGCCAGAGCTTATTTGTGAGAATACCTGCTCGTCGTTCCAACCTTTATGCCACTTCATTGGAATTGACTGATGCACAAGCATTCCAGTTACTTCTTTTATCCAACTCGTGTTGTAGTTTTCAACTACCCATTTATCACGTTTTTCGACTTCAATTGAGTCCTGTGTAGATAATATGTATGAGTCCAGGTTTATTGCAAACAGTGACTCAGCCGCACCTGCAGGCAATTGAGAAATTACCTTGCCTGTTCCAGACCAGGGAAGCGCTGGATACAATGTAGTTGGCCACTCATCATTAAGAAGTCGATTTACAACCGCAAGTAAGTTTGATGCCATACCTGGAACTGTTGCATACATAAAACCTTTACGGTAGGAATAAAAAGGCTTTGTTAAGTTATCTGGAGTTTTTGCTATTGCACGTAAGCTTGCAGTAATGCGTGTTGGCTCTGGCGCATCAATGAAAAAGCGTAGTTTAGACGACTCTTGTAGAAGATCTATTAAGTTAAGTGCACCGTATACGCGGTTTGCGCTTAAACTTGTTAGTGGGCTAAGTCCAATAAGCACAAGATCGTATTGATCAAGGTCATTTATGTTCCATGAAATATCAGGATCATCTTGAACTACCTCGTGCCCCATCTGAGAAAGAACATTACAAATAAGTCCAGCAAAAGATAGTGAGCGCTTATTAGCCTCGGCTGATGCATGAGGCGCACTCATTCCTGTAATAAGTATCTTACTCATGCAAGTGTACCATCAGCATTTCTTTTTAGTCCTTTGTCCTCTTGTAGTGCGCGATTTATGATGCGACTGCAGTGTTCTACGAACGACGAGTATTGAGGAACAAACGGAGTAAACGCATCGCGTTGCGCCTGAGCTGCCTCAATAAGTTGAGCATCACTCATCTTTTCAACGTCTGCAATTTTAAGTTTATACGCGTCACCTAATGGATCGCCTTCACCTTTGTCAGTTACAAGAATTGATCCTACGTGCGCGGTGTAAAGAAAACGACTGCGCCACCAGCCAGACCCAGCGTGCGGATATGGTGGAGAAAGAATTCCCCAATGTTGATTGTAAAACTCCAACACGTCCTTCTCTGTATCAAACCTTTGTCCGCCAAGCTTTTTAATAAGCTTACGACTTCCAACAATCTCAACTGGCCATGTCAGGTTTTTCTTTTCAAGCCAAGTATCATGCGGCATTAACGCACCTAAAACCCATGCGCGTTTCTTAAGTGACTGATTTAGCGGAACTACAGGACTCAGCGTAGGGACTATTGTCGATGTTGGGTCTAATGCCTCAATTGGACCAAGTTCCTTTGGCATACGCTTACGCACAATAGATCTGTCGCCAAATGAGTACATAGGACAAACTGGAACCATACCAGCAGACCAACGCTCAATTAAAAGATCCTCGGCAGCTTGAACAAGTCTTTTCTCCCAGGGTTTAATTGTTTCATCGTTATCCATCATGTAATAACGTTCAATGTAACACTTCTTTGCCGCATCTGGACTTACTGCACGCACTCTTTCAAGTGCAGCCTCAATGTCTGCGCGACTAAAATACGTTGCGCCTTCGTCACCGCGATGTTCAGTTCCAACAAGCAGGTGTTTATACAACATCTCAGGTTTACGAACTAGCGCCTTTGCTCCGTTAAACACAGTGTTAAACTGCCAATCATCAAAAAATCCAACACAAGGTAGTCCAGATGACAGCGTGTAAAGTGCACCCATTGCGCCTTGTCTACCATTAAGCGAGTTTAATGGTGCAAGATTGACCCAGGCAACATCATACGAAGACAGGTCCTCGCCAGGAGTTACCTTACGCCAATCAACTTCATGACCTAACTCACGCAACGCCTGTGCAATAGCTGCAGGCACGTCGATTTTTTGTATCGTCCTTTTTTCAGTGTTTATCTGCAGTGCAGTAAACCCTGTCATTAAGACAGATAACTTTTTCATAGTACTCCTCTCGTGCTAAGTGTGTTTAGCGCGTCACCTACGCATAATATACATAGGTGACGACTAAACGCACTTAGAACGGAGAGGCAGGTGCCGCCGCTACTGGTGCAGGTGCAGGTTCAGCTGCTACAGGTGCAGGTGCTGCAGCTGGTGCAGGTGCAGGTGCAGGAGCAGGAGCTGCTGCTGCAGCAGATGCTGCTGCTACAGGTGCAGCTGCGTAGTACATCTTGATTTCGTTTTTCTTGTTACCTTGCCAGGTACGTGAACCTACCTGTGCACGGAACGAGCGTCCCTTTAATGCTGCTTCGATTTGAGCATTTGAAGGATTAGATGCAAAGAACTCGCGGCCAAGACCGAGAGCTCCCATCTTGCGGAAGAACATTCCGAGAGCTGCAGAGTTATCTGGTGTAACTACTAAGTTATCCCAAATTAGTCTCTTTGCGTGAGCGCCAGTTGTTACCTGTGCCTTAACTGCAAACATAGTCTTGCCTGATTGCGAGACCTTTGCTGTAGCCTCTACGATGGTTAAATCATAATCGCCATCGGGTAGAGGTTCATAACTTGCTGATTCACCTGCGTCTTTAACGAGGTCGCCCCAGTTGAGAGTACTCACTGATTAGCCTTTCTGTTCTGTTGGTTGTGGTTGTGGTGGTGTCTTTGGACCAAACACGACATCGAGCATGCGCTCAATGCCGAGATTCTCTTGTTCTACTATTGCGCCAAGACGTCCTTGAACGCGCTCGCCAGCTTCGTACTCGTTAGTACGTTCTACGTACATGCGTCGCACTTTATATGGAGATTGCAGTGGATCTGGGTTTGGTAAAGATTCGACTGTCAACGCTCCAAGAATATCATAAAAATATGGTGCTTGGATTGCTAACTGTCCTTGTAAGTATGGACGTGAACGTCCATCACTTGAGCGTGCCATTGCAGTTAATACAACAGCTTCTAGTGGGTTAGTTGGGTGCATGGTTAAATCACGTAGGTCACGCAGCAGCGCTCCCATGTGACGAAGTAGTTCACCCCACTGTTGCATTTTCATTTGTTCATTGCCTGCAATTGAGTCCATACATTTAACCTGTAACTCAGATATTGAGTCAATGATTAAGCTTTTGAACTGATGCTTACCTAGTTGCAGCCATTGATACGTCTTTATAACTGTATCGTAATCACGGACGGTGACAACACATGTATCCCAGGTACCATCTGCGACAGGTGGTTCTTCGCGCAGCGGGTCCCAATACTTAACTATGATTGGCAGAAATCGATGTCCGCCTTCAACGTCAAGCATTAGTCGGGGATACGGTGCTGTGACAGCAAAGGTGGACTTTCCAACCTTAGACTCTCCATACACCATCATCGTGAGGGATCTTTGTACTTGTGACATGCGTCACTCACTTCCTTTCTTCTCTTCTGTTCCGTAGTATCCATATGGATCTCCTACATCGAACATTTCACTGATTGCTTGTTCGGCGGCGCTTCCGTCGTCTAACAAAGGGCATACAGTGAAAAACTGGCATTTCCATTTACAGTCGCGACTTGGGCGCGGGTATGCAACGTAGCGATGATCTGCACCTGCGTCAAGGTCATCGCGTGTTTTCATTAGATCAGTTAAAACTCCGTTTACTCTTTGCCAAAAAGAACGCAAGGCAAAGACATTGTGACGTACTTCAATTTGATCAAAAAATGGCGGACGTGCATTTGTGCTTCTTTTTACCTTTTTTAACAAGGTAAATATTCCGCCTTCGCTTCTTTCACCGTCTTTATTTTGCGCTGTCTCGAGTAACATATACGTAAGTATCTGCTCATTCATGTGTGCCATCGCACCAAAGTCTGTAAATGATCCACCGACAGTCTTAAAGTCGCGGAACATACGCACACCATCAGCCTTACGACGAACACGCATATCGATCTTTCCTTGAAGCTCTACGCGTCCTTCAAGCATTGGCATTGAAATAATTTCCTCGGTAGAGATCATCTCAAGCTCTGAGTCAATTCCATTTTCCTCTACCCATTGCAGGTAACCTTCAAGCATGATGCGCCCAAGCTCTGCCTCAGAGTCAAGATCGTAAGTATCACGAAATGAATCCTCTAACGCCTTACGGTCTGTTGCAACTAACATAGAGTGCGCCTCTAAAAGTGGAATACTTTTTGAGTAGTAATCATCAAGTGCCTGGTGAATACGACTTCCAAGTGCGAGCGCACCTGTCATCTGCTGTGTTTTAGGTTGTAAGCGTCTATAGTAACTTAACCACCACTTACGCTTGCAGTCCTTATACGTTTGAACTTCAGAGTTAGAAATCTTTATAGGCTCTGTCATAGTTTTCCTGCCTTATCGTCTTTAAGTAAGCTAAGTAGCTTGTCTTTGTCACGAACAATTTGTTCGAAGTTGTCTGCCTTGGTTTCAAGAACTTGAATCACCCGTTCCTCGATAGTTCCTTCAGTAACATAGTCTGTCACAATAATTGAGTCATGAATTTCTGATCCAATACGGTGTACACGATCTAAAGCCTGTCTGTGATCAACAAGTGACCATGGACGTTGCAACATGATTAGGCGACGTGCGGCAGTGAGTGTAATGCCAACGCCGCCTGCCTGCGCGGTAAAAAGAATCCACTTAATCTTTCCTGCTTGAAAATCATCTACTGCCTGCTGTCTTTCGTCTTCGTTTTGAGCTCCAGTGATAAGACCGTGTCGTATACCTTCCTTAGTTAGTGCAGCGCTTAAAAGATAAATTAACTGTCTTGAGACTGCACATACGGCGACCGAGTCATTTCCAAAGTCACCACTTTTTATATCGTCCATCAAGGCATCAACCTTACACGATGGCTCGGTAAGTACCGCCTTTATCTCACCTGTAGTTTCGTTTACTGCCATCTCTGCGTATGAGCTTGCAAACTGTAAAAGACGAATTGTTTGTGTAAGTGCTGACGGCGCGGTTATTGCATCTCCATTTTCTAACTCTGCAATCATCATGTCACGCATTTGCTTATAAGCTTTTTCCTGCTTGGTTGACATCTCAACGTCGCGACGCTCGAACATCATCTCAGGTAGCCAAGGAAGAACCTTAGCCTTAAGCATACGACGCATGCGTGGGTTTATTGCTGCATAAAATTCTTGTTCCATATGAGGCTTTACGCCTAAAACCATCATGCCACCAAAGGCATTAAGCATGGTGTTAATCATTCTGTCAACCCAACGTGTCTTACTTGGCCACTCATTTGGACTTAGCCAGTGAAGAATTGACCATAGATCTAAAACATCATTTGCAATTGGCGTTCCTGTAAGTGCAAATCTAATATCCGCATCACCTGTGGCGGCCCAGAGCGCACGAGTTTGCTTTGACTTTGCTTCCTTGGATCTGTGAATTTCATCAGCTATAACTGCCTTAAAATCAATGTTGTTTAATTCACGCAGATGAACTTCGCAGCGATTTTCCGAAACCTTTTCATCGTGCCCGCCGCAGGACTGACACCTTGCTAGAGCAATTGACCCATAACCTGCCAGGCGGGAATGAGTTCTTAAACCTTCCCAGTTAATTACATAAACATCGGCTGGTTCCATAAATTGCTTACGACGTTGACCTGCGCTTCCTTTGATGACTTGCACGTTTACGTCTGGCCACCATTTTACAAACTCACGCTTCCAGTTTTTCTTTAGGGTGTTAGGGCAAACTACCAAGGCAGGAAATATATCTTCACCTGAGTCCTTAAATGCCTTTAAGGCACGTATTGCCTGGGCAGTCTTACCAAGGCCAGGCTCGTCGGCAAGTAATGCTCTACGGGCAGTCTTTAAAAATGCAACGCCTGCCCTTTGATGCGGAAATAGGTCCGCATTAGAGAGGTCCTCTAGGGTCTCTAGGTCACGAAGATTATTCGCTGGGGTAATCCGATTGGCAAGCTCACCAGTGGCCCAGTCGGTCAATTTAGGGCCAATAATTAGGTCATTTCTAAAGGTAGATCTCAACGCGAGACACGTTGCCCAGCTCAATGGGACTGTCCACACGCTTAGCTTTGTATCCCACTTTGCGCCAGGTAAACTTTTACAAAGTTCCTTAAAGCGCCACTCAGCATTGATTACTACGTGCTTGTTTAAGTCGTCAAGCTCTACGTTCACAGACACCTAAAAGGTTCCTTTCGTCATTAAGTCGTTATACTAACAGGTTTTGATAAAAAAGTAACTACATTTTGACCTAGTATGTAGATTTTTATTGAAGCAGGCGCAAAGGCTTCCATCCTAGCTTTACACAGCGTAAAAGGCCGTGACGTATGGCATCAAGTGCGTGGCCTTCGCCTCCCTTGTGCCAGTACTCTAATTTCTTCAATTTTGAGTTATCAAACATTCCTTTTGCGTCAGAAGGCGATTGAAAATATATGTCATCTGGTTTTCTTCCAACGTCAATAAGACACTGCTTGAGGACCCCTATTTGTTCTAACGAAAAAGGCGCCTGGCTGTTTCTTACTGTTTGTGCGTTTATGACAAACCGTTCACATATAACCTCGGCCACAGGATTATTTTTTAGAACCTCGCGTATCGGCTTGGCGTATTCCTCCTGTTGAACCTCCATTGACCAAACAAGCACAGGCTCCTGTCCGCTTGTGAACTCAAACAACGCAAGACCTGTTGCCTTCCCTGGATCAACTGCAAGTATCTGCTTCATCGATATTTTTCTCCCCAGTTTTCCATAGGTCCGTCAATTCCTGCAGTAAGAGGAACATCCCAACCTTGTGTAGTTGTCATGCACTGTTGAACTATCTTTTTAATTTCCTCTGCGTCCTTGCGCGGTGCGTTAAGCACAATTTCATCGTGCACTGGAACGATAAGAAGTTCAGTTAAGTCAGCTTGATCTAACTTGACAAGGTTTGCCTTAAATACCTCGGCAGCGCCTCCTTGGATTAAATAATTCACCAAGGTGTAAACTCTATCCTCGTCACACGGCAGTCTTCTGCCTGTCCATGTATATACGTACCCTTGACCTTCTGCTTTTAAGCGACGCATTCCAGCATCTTCAATTTGACGTTGAAAGTGCGCCATTCCAGGAAACCTTGTATCAAAAGCGTCTGATACAGATCTCATCTGCCCTTCTTGTACTCTAGCTGTAATTGCTTGTTTTGCGACTCCAGCTCCGTAAAGACGACCGTATACCGTTCCTTTAATAAGGTTACGACGCTTATCTGAGCGTTGCATATTTGGATCGTTGTAGATTTCTTTACCAATTTCCGTAAACGGATCTGACCCGGTAGCATCAGCTCTATTGAATAGGTTGATGAGATTTGGATCTTGCGAAAGTGAGGCAAACATTCTGAACTCAACTTGGTCAAGGTCGCTGGTAACAATGACATGTTCATCGTCCTTTGGTATAAATGCCGTGCGAACAGTGTCATCACCCTTGGGCAATGTTTGCAAGGCTGGATTTTGTATGCTCATACGACTTGTGCGAGCACCAAGTGTTTTTACGGAAGGGTGAACTACTCCGTTTACGTTATCGCTTAAGAAGTTTGAAAAATAAGTATTTGCAAGCTTGTCTGCCTTACGCTGTTTTAACACAATTTCGGCAAGATTTTTTACGTCATCGTTTCCGTTAATGGTAAGTAGATTTAATTGATCCTTTGTTGCAGATTTTTGTCCTGTAGGTGTAAATTCTGTAATTTCCGCGCCTAGTTTCTCAAAAAGACGCACCAGTTGAATGTTACTTGATATAGAAGTGCCATTGTAGGCCTGCTTAGCCCAATCTTTTACTGATTGGCTATAGTCATTTAGCTCTTGATACTTTCTCTTAGAGTACTCAAGGTCTACGCGCGCTCCATTTATCTCCATACGTGTAACAATCTTGCGCGCAGCCATTTCAAGCTCGTAAGCGCGGTTATATGGACCTGTAGGACCGCACTTTTCGTAGAACATCTCCCATAGACGCATTGTAAGTACCGTATCAAGTGCACCATACGCCCAGTAAGGTTCAAAGTTTACTGGAACTGTTCCCCACGTCCAACCGTTTTCAATAAGCTTAACGTCTAAGGTATCTTGCAACGCAACTGCACGTCCGTCAACATATAATGCGGCAAGTTGCTTTAATGCACCAGATCCTAAAGGATCAATTATATGTGCCATAATCATAGTGTCGTGTGACCTATGCCATGGAATGTCCCAACGAGATTGAACTGCAAACCAGCGAGCCTCAAACGCAATGTTGTGACAAACTAACTGGCCATCAAACTTATCCATTGCCTCATAAAATACACCTGCCCACTCCTGCCACGGAATTGCCCAACCTTGCTGTCCATCTCCAACTTGAACAAGGCGTAGTTGGCCATGCCAGGGAGACAACGCGTCTTTTCTTTCTCCACCAGGCTTTTCACCAGTTTCAGTGTCAACTGCAATTGCGTTGTGTGGGCGTCTTTCACCGAGCCAACGTATAAAAGCCTCTGCCTTTTCTACGTTGTCTACGAGGTGAAGTTTAACGTCACCTAGTCCACTATCTGTCATTTACATCCTTTGTTATTGTTACTTCTATATTACACTGTAAAAAGTACTCTACGGTCTCATCAGGAAGACGATGAGATGCGCGAGTGCCAATTCTCATAACAACACGACGTATTCCAGCGTTTGATATTAGCTTTGCACACTGATAACATGCTGCATCAGTTATGTATATGGTTCCACCTTCAACCCGTGAGCGGTCTACGTATAAAAGCGCATTTGCCTCCGCATGTATTGATGGGCAAGAGTCATACGTATTTGTCAAAGGAACTACTCCTTGCGCGCGTGGGCACCATTCAATGCAGTCACCTTCAACCGAAAGAGTTGACGCAGGGCCGTTGTATCCTGTTGCACTTACGCGTTGGTCCTTTGAGATAACAACTGCGCCTATTTGCGCACGACTACAGCGTGAACGTTTGGCAATTGAGTCTGCCACCGACATCCACGTTTCGTCCCAGGAGGGTCTAGTCAGATGATTCAGGTGGTCCTCCAACAATCATGCTGTTAAAAAGCTTGCTAACTAAAAACATAGCTTCTTTACGAGTAAACCCAGCCGCCTGTAATTGAGTATACATCTCATGAAGTTGAACCATGGCAGCCTTCATTGGGCTTTCATACATGTCTTCAATTTCACGTTTTAATTTTTTCATTTTCTCTTCATCCATTTAATTTTTCCTTATTCTTCTCAATGGCGCGTATCATTGCACTAGCGTACCATCCTTCAAACGGGTGAAGTCTATAACGTAACATTGTCTCGTCTCTATGCTGAGCAGCGGTTAGCGCACTTAAGGCGTATGATGAAACTTGTTGCCAAGTTAATCCAGTGATGGCTGGAACATCCTCGTATTTGTCTGCGTACTTTAACTTATCAGCCATATCATAGTGTTGCTCGTAGATATGAAGAGATCCAACATGGTGCGTGTAGTTGCCAGGCTCAATACCTAAGACAGATGCAATTGCAAGTTGAACACGTGTAAATTGAAAGAAGTCATACGCAGCTCCAAGCCACACGTCGTTCGAGCGCATGAACACAGTCATATTTAACTTATTGTCACGTATTCTAAATTGGTGAAGTATCGTGCAAGGGTAATCACGTTTCTTTGGAAGTAGATCAAGCTCAGGATTCCATATCGTAACAACTGCCTGTCTTGTGTCTGGATCCTGCCTTAGTCTTTCAATAATCTTTTCATATTGCCCTTGAGTTCTAAGACCATATGCGCCATGGAATAGTCCGTTGTCCTCAGCGTAGTTCTTAAATTGTGGACCAACTGCAATGACAAGTTTTGGCGTTGATATTCCAGCGAGAAGTTGACATGCCTCAACCGCACCAATACCTGGAACAGTTCCGCGTCCTACACCTAATGGTAGGGTGTTCTTTACATCATCAATACGAATTACCGCGTCCTCGATCTCACGGGTCTTCATTCCGCGCGGAGCGGTTTCTCGACCGTGCTCTAAGACGTGTTTAACAAGATCAACGTACCCGTTAACTCCGTCTGGTATGTTTATTATCGCAGTATCCACTGGCTCTCCCTGTTATATCGTAGTGATTGCTTAAATATCTCGTGCCCGTAATCTAGCTTGCGCGCGTTAGAGAAACGTCGTACATATTGCGGATGAGGAAGAACAACGTATTGGTGTTCCTTAAATCCATGAGCCTTTAGTCCTTTTTCTGCTAGGGTCCCAAGCGCAATTATTCTTGGTCTTTTTAATACCTGCCACAACTCGTCAACCTGTGTAACGTGCTCATCATTTACATTTATAATTCCTACAGTCTTCCAAGAGTTGCCTGGAAGAGATGATAACAAGAAATCACCAGAGTTTCCATCAACAGGCATAAAGGGTAATATTGTCTCCTTGCCATAAGCTTCCTTTATATTTTGTCTATCTCCAACGAGTAGTACCTGCGCGTCATAACGTCCAATATACCAAGGAAATTGTTTAAGACTATCTGCCTTAGTTGCCGCGTAGTGTGAATTACTTATTATTCTTTCCGCGAGCATGGGAATATCCTGTAGAGATTCGCTTGATGGGTTTAACATCTCGAACTCTGTGGCAACCTCGTCTGCCGCAAGTCGATATTGACCAAGGATCTTGTAAAGCTCATCGACAGTTACGTAATCGTCACCGCGAGATGAAAGACGACGTTGAATCACGTCTAAAGGTTGATAAAGCCAAAATTGATGAACACCGCGAGAGGCAAGAAAGAGTTCAACCCAACGCCAACCTGCAACGCCAAGTAAACCATAGCCGTCAGAGTCTGACTCAGGACGTTTTAATGGCGCATATGTGATTTCGCCCCAGTGCCAGCGATCTGCAACCGCAAGTCGTTTTGTCCAGTCAATATCCTGTATTGAGTTTACGTAATCATTTAATACCCAACGACGAGTCATCATATCTGGCTTTGATTTATGAAAAAATTCTACGTTATTGTTAGGAAACATTGACTTTAGTTGATGCTCGATCTCGGACACAAGAGTAGACTTACCAGAGGCGTCTGTACCTTCAACTACTATAAACATTATGCGTCCTTTTGTCGTGAGTTAATATTATATCACTAATTTTGCGTTTAAGGAATAAGCTCTACCCTATAAATAGACTCGATTCCTTTATCAATATCTGAGGCGTCCTCTAGTAATCTTTGAGCCACATTGGTTAGGTAACGGGCTCCACCTTGGTCATATTTGTATAAGGCATCTAAGACTGGAGTAGGCTCCTCAGATACCTGTGCCCAGTAGCGATGCTTTTCAGGAAATATCATAGCCACATTGCGAGTTGGAAAGCACTGCTCGCAAGGAACTGCGTCACTATCTAAGTTTAAGGAAGGCATCTCATTTAATCCATATCTTTTGACCAGTGGACACGCTGCTCCGTGGAATATTAGTGAAACTCCAACACGAGAAAGAATGTAAGATCCATTGTCAGTTTTATACAGCTTAAACTCAATCCAGCGATACGAACCTTGTCTCCATGAAGAAGACTCAGCAAGAAGCTTGCCGCTAAATTGAAGGGTGCGTGATCCGTCCTTGACCTCATGCATTATTTTTTATCCGCCAAGTCTACACTGCCATTCGCAATGTCATTTACACGAGATAAAAGTGTGATGTCGGCGCGCAATGAAGCAATTTGAGCCTCATACATCATCACAAGTTCGCCAATGCGCTGTTGTAGCGCTATAGCCATCAGTTCGTATTTGTCCTTTGGCTGGTCCATAGTTACGCGCCTAAGGCGCTAATCTCCGCCTGTAAGGCAGCGAGTTGTAAGTCGGCCTTTGCAATTACCTCGCTTGCAGACGCAACGTTAGCAGCGTCTGGAGTCTCAAGTGCATTTTCTGCAACTAAAGATATCTGGGCATTGTACTTTGAGTACTCTACATTTTTAATGTGCGAATTTATAACCGCGATCTTTTCCTCAGTCGTTAACTCTACGGTTGACACCGTTTGTCTCCTTTGTCAATTTAACGTCCCTGTGACGTTAAAATCCTATACTGTTTTTACTTTTTATGTCTCTTCTTGAACACTTTGCTTAAGCTGTAAAAGAGCGTTTCTTTGAGACATGCGTTCGCTAAGCTTATTTTCAAACGAGGGGCTACCTTCCTTAGGCAAGTAACCTTCATCTACGTTTTTTTGTAGACTTGCAATTGCCGAGTCAAGAACATTTATTTGCTCGTCTATCATAGAAATTTTTATACTATTATCTAAATTTATCATTTTTACGCCCAATTCGAGTAGCTAGAGTAACTTGACCAGCTGCTTCCACCATTGTTACTTGCACGTGCTCTTACCCTCCAAAACAGGTTGCTAACTCCTCCAGTTACCTTAGGTACCTTGAAGTTTTGCGCGTCTGACGTTGGGAGCGTTCCGCTCGAAGGGCGCGTTACGTTTGGCTGTCCGTTTGGAGTTGACCCGTTACTGCTTGGTTGACAGTCTAGTTGATACACTATTGTTCCTGATCCTGAGGAGTCAGACCAGTCCGCGTCGTAATTGTAGTTGTCTAAAGTATTACCACCTGGATCATAGGTTAAAGTCGGTGTTCCTGGAGTTGAAGGCGCTGCAAGGCTTGAAAGAATAACGTTTGATCCTACCTCACTGGACGTTCCTGCCGCATTTGTTGCTGTAGCAAATGCCTTAAAATAGTAAGGAGGCGGAGACGCATCAACCGGTGTTACAGTGTACGAGACAGAGGAAGACGACGAGCTTACCTTAAGAACGTTAGATGTTGTTGGAGGATTAGACGTAGAGGCATATATTCTTAAATTGAATGACGTTGGAGAGTTTGACCAACCTGATGTTGTTGCAGTAATAGACGTATCCGCAACACCTGTTCCAGTTAAGGTAACTGATCCGCCAGACGGAGGTGATAGTGGAGCAGCAACAGTTGCAGGATTAGAAAACGCTTGATTTGATCCTCCTGCGTTTGAGGCAGTTACACGACAACGAATTGGGCTGTTGTAGAAAAGAGCAGAGAAAAAATTAGAAGGAGGAGAATAAGTAGAACTTGTTGCCCCTGATATACTTAGATACGTTGATCCTCCGTCGTTATACTGCCACTGATACGCAAAAGAAGTTGGTGAATTTGCCCATGTTCCAGTTGTGCACGAATACGTCGTAGTTCCGGCAGTTCCTGAAGAAGGCGTAACAACTGGAGCATTTGCTCCACCCGTATTTACAGGTGCAGATACAGCATTAGGAGTCACAGAGTTAGAGGCAGCAGACGTGCCAGATGTGCCGTTGGCATTTGTAGCAGACATTGTGAAAGTGTATGCTTGATTTACAACGTATGAGCCTGTAACTGTGATAGGACTTGACGTTCCACTGTAGCTAAGAGATATCGAAGGACTCGACGTTATTGTAAGTGAAGACAGCGCTTTTCCACCAGTTGCACCTGAAAAACTTAGTGACACCTGAGTAGAGCTTGAAACGCTAGCACTTACAGTTGGAGTCTGAGGAACAGTGGTAGCAGTTGCACTAGCAGCAGACGAGGCAGTTCCTGTCCCTATTGCGTTTATTGCCGACACGCGATAATAATAAGTTTGAGCGCTTGTAAGACCTGTGTCAGTGTAAGTTGTAGATGTTGTAAAAGTATTTGCCACAAGGGTAGAGTACGTGACGCCGTTTGTCGAGCGCTCAATGAAGTATCCTGTAATTGCAGAGCCGCCGTCACTTGGCGCAGTCCATGAAAGATCTATGCGACCGCTGTTATACGAGCGAGATGCTCCAACGTCTGTCGCGGTAAGACCAGTAACTTGGCCTGGAGCAGTTAGTCCGCCAAAAAATGTTCTCCAGGTGCCAGACACCTTTACGTATCCGTCAGCTACATTTCTCCATGTTCCAGAAACTTTTACATACAAATTTGTAAGAGTGTTCCATGACCCACTTGACTTAACATGCGCAGTCATCTTATGACCACCTTAACCAGACGTCTCCGTTAACTCCGTCGCCAGAGACAGGCGCTGCAGAGGACGCAAATGTGTTTCTTAATGAGCCAGACCCACCTGAAGTGTTACCTCCACTTGATTCAAGATACGGCGCGTTAGCAAGAGTTATTGAGTTGAAGGCGCCATCTAGAATTACAGCACCTGCATAAGACATTGTTAGTGACGAGTCACCTGATGTGATAACAACGCCGCCAGCTACGGCTGCTATGCTTCCGATCTGTGATCCGCTTACGTTAAATAAAATTGAATTACCAGTACCTGTTGGAGCTAGCGCGAGCCCTGTGCCGCCTGTATAGTTAGTAGACGTAAATGAAGAACCAGTAATAGCAGCACCAGTAATAGTACTTCCGCTTTGGATGCTGCCCTTAAATATAGCAGCGCCAGAAGATGCGCTAATTGAAAATGTAGAGCCGTTATCAGAACCAGTGCTTGTTGCATCAAAACCAGCGATACCTGCAGAGTTCATAACGATACGCGCGCCGGTTGTTGCCGAGCCGCCTGAGAAAACAGTTATACCGTTTGTATTTACCGCAGTTATCTGGTTGCTAGCATTTACAATTGTGCTTGCACTTGGTTGAAGTGAGGCTATAGCTGCGTTATACGCTGTTGTCGCGGCAGATGACGCAGCGGCCGAGTCTTGCGCTAGCTCCCAACTGTCGCCATCCCACGAGTACAGCTTATCGTTATCATTTGTGTCAATCCAAAGATCGCCAATTTCATGAGCAGTGCCTGCTGGCGCATCGTTTTGATAGTAGCTAGCATTTTTAGAATCTGCCGTTGCCTGTGCAGTAGGGTCTGTTACAGGAATGTAGTCTTCAAGGTTTTCGCTGTATACTTTTTGAGCGCCTGTAGTAGGGTCAACAACAGTTGTACCTTCTTTTTCGATGTCTGGGTCTGTAGCGGAAACTACCGTAACACCAAAGGCAGCCTCGTTTGCAGTTACCGCGTCTTCTTGAATTACCTTTGTTGTTACCGCACGAAAGCCAAGCTTCTCGGTTGTTACAACGTTGGTCTTAAGACGTTTTGCACCAGGTCGTTTTTCAATACGACGAACTTTACGCTCAACGCTTGTAAGAACCTTTCCTATGCCTTTACGACGTCTTCTTCTACTCGCCAATCTTGTCCACCTCCGGCTCTGTCACTAGGGTAAGCTCAACTTCCTCGCCAAAACTTGGAGAGTCAGGAACAGAAACTTTATATCCATCTATCTTTCTTATAATTACGGTGTCACGTGGTTCAAGATCTGTCTCAAGACGCATACGAACAAACTCGTCATTTACAATTATTGAGCACCAGTCTCCAGGAAGGTACTCTCCTATTCTTGGACTAAGCGAGCCATTTACACGCACACGTATATCTGAAATTGGTGGACGAGACTCGGCTAAGTATCTTTCCGCGTGCGCGTATAAGGCGTCTTCCTCAGATACCTCATTACGTGTTTCCTCCGCGTCTAAAAGTGGCCAACCATCTTGTAATAAATCAGTTGCAGTTGCAACTGCGTAAGGCTGAGATGCGTCATCTCCAAGATCTGGAATGTTTCCAACAACAAAGAAGCGTGTTGCTGCGTCCTCTGCGTTTTCGTCCATAGTTACATCAATGATGTTTCCAGGATACTCAAAAACAATCTCGTCTGCGCCGTATCTGCTTGGAGGCGCCGCCTGTCCTTCAGCAGGAGGATTTGGGTAGTCGATAGCTATAAGAACAAATGTGCGAGTAAACACAGGAATGCCTCCTACGTACTCGAGATCACAGTCTACGCGAAACTCAAAGCCGTCTACCGTGTCTGAGTACTCGTCAAGCTCTTCTCCAACTGAACGCAACTCATATCCGCGATATGTAGTATTAGGAACATTTCTTCCACTGTAAGACTCCGTCGAGTACTCTATATCTAAATCAGAGTTTCCAGGATACGGTCCGTATGTTCCAATACTTACAGTAGGTTGAACTACAGCAGTCCCGCCTGCAACTGCTGTTTGCTCTAAATCGCTATCAGCAACATCAATGGTAAAAGTTGTAGAAGTAGGAGTTGAAAAAATGTCAAAGTATCCATCAAATGTAGAAATAAAGTCAGTAGAGGTATCTACTCCGGATAATCTAACAGTCTGCCCTACGCTAAATCCATGAGCTGCAGACGTAGTTATAGTTCCTATAAAGTCTTCTATCTTCTTAAAGGTTACAGTTCTTGTTATCGTAGATACGGATGTAAATGATGATGAATCAATTGTAAATGTAGTAGCAGTAGGAGTAGCTACTACGTCCCATACTCCATTGAAAGTAGAGTTAACATTATAGATCTCTACAGACTGAGTAGGAATTAGCTCGTGAGCGGAAGCTGTAGTTATAGTTGTAACTCCACCTGGAGCAGTGATAGACGTAATTTGCAGATCGTTAGTTTGTGCAGGCTCAATATCTGTGTTAGGAAACGAGATACCGCTAAAGTCAACAAGAATTTCGTCAAGAAGCTGGCGCACGTAGTCATACGTATCTACACGAACATTGACTGTTACACCTTCATAAGTTCCATTTGGTATCGATGTTCCAGTTATCGTAAATGAGTCAGCGGTAGGAGCGCTTGCCACAGTGTAGTATCCACTATATTGAAAATCTCCAATCTCTGGAAAGGACAGGCGAACACTCGAGCCAACAGGGAACCCGTACTCAAATGCATCTAGCGTTGCAGTAACTGTTCCACTAGATACAACAAGAGTGGCTCCAAAATCGTGAGTCCAGGTCTTCCAAATATTTCTATGATACAGATAGCTGGTAAACTCAGATGCATTAACGCTTAATATTCTGTCTACAACGTTATATGAGCGACTCCATATGATTCCGCCCCAAATGCAAACTCCGTCACGCACTACATATAGTCCTGTCTTACCAGGCATTGTGCTGTTGTACAAGTCCATTCCAGTGTTACTTGGTAAAACTGGAATCGTGCCTGAAAAACTACCTGCTGAATTTAGCACTCGCTCAAAGGATACACCTTTGAAGGGAATCTCTGCTAGTATATCATTAGATAGAAGATTGGTTGTAAAATAGCGATAGTCAGCTGAAATCGTGTCGGTAGCTACCATGTTACACCTCGCTGAGTAAATTCGTCATTACAAAACATTTAGTATCTATCCTAGCCAAGCTGAGCGATAATACACCGTAAGTACCGCCTCGCTTGTCGCATCTCCATCATCTTCAAACGATATTACGTTATCTCCAGGCGCAAGAAGAATCCACTCTGCAAGAACATCAATTAGGTTGCGCTTACCTACCGCATCACCGTCAAGTGCTACCTCATGCTCTAAGGTATCAATCTCTAAAATTTCACCTGCACCAATTGACTCGATGATAGTTATAGACTCATTTGTTGTCTCGTTAATTATTTCAGCAGGGCCAGTAACAGGTCCCGCAATTGAAAGAACAACTGGAGCATAGGCATTACCGGTGTTTGTTATTGTAGCCTTTCCAGTAGCTGAAGTAGATGTATTCTTTCCTGGAATTACCGTTGAGCGATAGCCAAGCTCGTTACCTGCAAACCACTCGTACTTTAAGGGGTCTGGTGCCCTTAATCCGATAGAGAACTCTGTGCGACCGCGTTCGTTTACCGTGTTTATCTCTGGGCGCCCTGAGAGTCGAACGTAGGACGCCTTAGTGGGCTCCTCATTTGTCTTTAACCAGTCACCTACGTAAACAAGATCGGTGTTTGTAATTAACTTGTCACGCGCTATCTTTACGTAACTTGGACTTGGTGGTAAAAAGACTCCATTAAGTGTAATTTGTCTTGCCGTGTATCTTCCGCGTACATCGTATGATCCGTCTCCCCAGCCGCGAGGAATATCCTCAATATCTGGCTCAGGATGATTCCACCAACCTTCTATATCGGTGCAGATCCAAACTACGCCGTCCTCATCAATTGTATTAAGAACTAGTGAGCCAATACTTACATCCGCATTTAACTTTAGCCCCGTGATCTTTGGATACGGAACTGGGCGAAACGCTTGATTTACCTTTTGATTTTCCTGAGCTTGATTTGGCTCGTCTACATACTCGTTTAGATAGGTTGCCTGCTCAAAAAGAACGGCATCAACTAAAAATTTCTGCGCTGCAGTTCCAGCAACTGGTTGAACTACGCGAACTAACGCACTTAATGCGCCTACAGGCGCGGTAAATACTCCAGTAAGTCTTACCCAGTCGTCTCCTCCAATAACCTCAAGTTGAATAGAGTTTGAGGTCGATATTACTGATCCTGCAGTTGCAGAGTTATACCAAATAACGTCAGCTGATAAAGTTCCTGTTTGAGCTGCAGCAGGTATCTTTACATACGCTCCTAATGCGTAGGAAAGACCTGCTGTAACAAGAATACGGTCTGCGGTAACAACACCAGAGTTAGACGCTGCTGCCTTTGTAACCTCAAGAGATGATGAACCGTAGAAGTACTCGTTTGTAATACGTGCGATGGCGCTTGAGCCAGTGGCGGACCAGCCTGTGGTGTTGGTCTTAAATGACGGGTTAACTATAAGGTTATTACGGTCTGCCATCATGCGCCTCCGCGTCGTAGTCTAAATGCAAGGGTTCTGTCAATCATCGCCGCGAGTTCTGACTCATTCATACCAGCTGATGGATATACGTTTATGATGTTTGAAGGGCCGCCTCTTCCAGCAAGTTGTGCAACAATTGCTCTATCTCTACGAGATAGACCTTGCTCGTCAAGTGGCTCAATACGCTCAGGGCGACCAGCCTCGGCAACACGAACTATTGCTCCGCCTGGTTGAGGCTGAATGACTCCGCCTTCTGCGAAGCCAGGAATTGGTGGAATGGCAAAACCTTTACCGCCAAGACCTGGAACCCAGTTAGGAACTGTAAACTTTATCTTTGCAAATGTGTTATTCCACAAACGAGCAATCCATGAAAATGCTCTTTCAGCTGCGTTCATTATGGAGTTAAATATTGGAATATTACTAAGTGCTTCCTTCGCGTTGTTCCAAATTGCCTTTAAGCCATTAACAATGAACTTGCCTAACGCGCCAAAAATTGTCTTTAGCCCTTCAATAGGGTTTCCAGTGATGATCTCCCAAAGGCCTTTTACAATACGTATTGCTAGAGCTATTGCCTCTGCAAAAATATCTATCGCGTTAGTCAACACGAACTGGAATATTGGAACAATATATTTTCCTATAAAGTCACCAATTTTCTTAAAAATTTCTCCAAATCCTTCAAATACTGGCGCTAACTCGCTTAATGCTTCTTTTACAGTATCAAAAGCTCCTTTAAGCGCACTCCCAACTGCATCAATAAGCTTTGCAACAGCTTCCCTAAATATCTCGCTTTTATTGTAGGCAATAACTATCACCGCAACGACCGCGGCTATAGCCGCTGCTATAAGGACAAGCGGTCCAACTGCAACTCCTGTTACCACGCTTAAAAATCCAAAACCGGCTTTTATAAGCGTAATCGCGCCACTTAACTTACTAAACACTCCAACAACATTTAGTATTGTTCCACTAATTACGAAGAATCCAAATTTTACTACAGCAATTATTAGGCCTAAAGCGGAGAAGAACGCAAGAATGCGAGCTCCAGTGTCAAATAACTTCTTGATGGCAGGATCAGATAGTATGTTAACTACTACGCTAAGAGCGGTGTTAAGAGTATTAAAGAACGTCTGTATCGCACCAGAAGATAACGTCACCTCTATGAACTTCGTTAACGTGACAAGAAATTCTGCAAAGGCAGGACCTGCTGAGTTTAGTCCAGTAAGAATATTGCCAAATGAAGGAGCTGCCTGCTTTAAGGTGTCCCAGAACTTACCTACGTTTGGATCTGCTCCTGCTTTTAGAATCTCCTTGATAAAGGCGCCTATTGATGAAAGTGCCTTTGTTGCATTTATCGTAGTCTCTCTTAGCCAGTCAGCTCCCGCTGGCTTTTCAAAGAATTTCTCAAATCCAGCGGTAACTTCAGTTAGCCAATCGATTATTACGTATCCTCCGCCACCTGGAGTAAACGCTGATTTGATAACATTAACTATTCCACTTACAGCGTTTCCAAATATTCCACCAATACTCGCAGCTATATCACCGTACTTCTTAAAGAATGCATCGAGCTCGCCAGATGCCTGCTTAGTGTCTAAAAACTTAGCAAACTCGCCTGTCTTCTTCTCGAGGAAGTCAACAAAGCGCCTTGTTTGTGAGTCTGCTCCAACAAGAAGTGAAAGAATAGAGTCGTATGTGTTTCCAAAAACCTTACCGAATCCTCTGACCACATACTCTGAGGTCTTAAATACCTTAGCCAGGTCTAGCTTATTTTCAACATCAACTATTGAGTCAACGATACTATTAAACGCATCTGCAACAGCTTCTGCAAGTCCTTTAAACAGTGGTTCTAACTCTGGAAAAAGTTCATCTTTTAGTCTTCTTAATCCATCTTCTAATCCTGGAAAAAGCCCTGCCGCGGCTGCGTCTCGCAATTTCTTTAACGCTGGTGCAAATTCATTTACTATAAACTTTACAAAGTCCTGTGCTTCCTTAGAGAGACCGCTAAGAGAATCAGCAAAAGCGTCTGCGCCAGCTGCACCAGACCCTGCGTCCTTAGCTTCCTCTTGGGCACGTAAGGCGTCTCGCTCTGCGCGTGCCTTTGCCTTTGCTGCCTGTTGAACACTCTTAAACGCGTCTTGCGCAGTGTCTGTTGCTGAGATAAGACGGAGAAGACCTTCGTCTTGCACGTCTGGAAAAGTTGCCTTTGCTACATTAAGAAGCTCGTCACTAACGCCTTTACTTTTTTCTACAAGGTTAGTCTGCTGCTGCTGCAAGTCTTTGTTGCGATCCTTAGACTTTCTATAGTTTAGCTCTGCCTCAGCAAATGCAAGTTGCGCTTCTCTACGAGCACGAGAGTTAGGTGGTAGGTCCTGAACACGAGCTAAAGTTTCACGTGCCTTTTCAAGCTCGATTGCTGCTTTCTTTTCACTGATTGCTGCGTCCTCTGCATCAAATCCAAGTTGCTGCAGCTCTTCGCGACCGTCTTTAAGAGCTTCATTAAGATCTTCTTGTGCCTCAGTAAGTCTTTCATCTGCGTCTACTAGATTCTCTTGAGCAGATTCAATTCTACGTAATGCTGCAATCTTAGCGCTGGCATCCGCTTTTGCACCGGCGGATGATTTTTTAAGTCCTGCTGATATGGCATTACTTACACCTGAAAACGCAGAAGCAGTTACAAGTGCAGCCAACCCTAAGGAGGTGAATATGCCAAGAAGAGAAGTTAATGAAGGTATTAGTGCTCCCGCTGCTGCGACTAAAGATAAGAATCCGCCAGCTAATGAACCAACAGATGACACAAGTACAGACAGGGCTGGTCCTAACGTGTATCCAGTTCTAATAAGACTTTGAAAACTTCTTCTCGCTGCTAGTGCCCTTGCAGAAAAATCAGAAAAAGATCTTATTAAATTTTTTCCCATGCCATCAGAGAAGCCATTAGAAAAATTTTGTCCGATTCTGCGTCCGTCACCATCTAAGTTTATATTTTTAGCTGCGTTACGAACTTCTTTTTCAAATCCTGTTGTAATTGCACGAACAACGATGTAAGCATCACCTACTATTGCCATATATTCACCTCCCTTCTTTTAATTTTCATTGCTGTTAGCCTAACGGTCCTTCTAATGCAGAGCCAAATGGTAAAGGTGATCTAGCATTAACTGGTGTTGGCGGTACGAAAGGCTTGGTTGGTTTGTTCTTTTGAAGTGGATCAAAAGGAACAATCCCCTCTTCAGCTATATCAAAATTCTTTGATGTTACTCCAGACGAGCTAGCAGAATTTGCAGTTGCAACTGCATACGCGTATTCTGACTCATAGAACTCTTGATATATCTGTTGACGTGCACGGTCACGTCCTTCCGCCTGCTCTGCAGACGAATAGAACATGTCCTCTTCAAAGAAGTAATGAATCACATCAAGCATGTCGCGTGATTCCATCTCTGCGAGTCTGATTCCGTTCACGATAGCCTTTCCATTAACATAGGGCCAGAGATCTACGCACCAGTGGAGGAGACTTCTGGCCCCTCGGTAGGGCGCGATGTATACACCTCGACAAGCCAGGCGCTAATTTGCCCAAGAGTATCAACTGAAACGATCTTGTCTTCGTCTGTTAAAAGAGAGTCAAAGCGTGAGTAGCTTTCATCAACGAGAACATTTTTAAAGAAGTCGCTAATTGTTTTTGCTGCGTCTGCTGGATCATCTCCGCTTGAACGAGCAACTAAGTTTAAAAGTACCTTACCTTGCAACTCTGGACGACAATTAAATGTCTCTCCATAGATCATAAACGTTACTGGTTCTTTTTCTCCAGCTTGCGTTCCCGAACCGAAGTCCTTGAACTTTGCCATATCTTTCTTCCTCCGTATTGTGTTAGTGTCTTTATTAAGACGGTTGTCTCAACTCTAGTTATCTTATCAAGTAAAGGTTGTCTGTTAGATACTTATTAGGCTTAGTTCCAGGGTGTCTCACTACGCGAGTATAGACGATTCTACCTCTAGAAGAAAAGCGCAGTGTCTCTGCTCTTTTAGGAACAATTATGTGTGGACGTGCTCCTTCGTGATGTACTAAAGCGTACTTTAGAGGTGATCCAACTTTTACCTGCTGTCCAGGACCTCTACGACTATGCTCTATTTCAAGTGAAGCTTTTAGTTTTCCAGTTTTTACGCCTACTTGAGATCTTGCAGCTATAAGAACTCGTAATCCACGTCCGTATAGATACCTTCCTACAGGTCCAGAAGGACTATTTAAGAATTTGTCTAAGACCGGGCGACGAAAAACTATTCCTGAAAAAGATAAGCTGATACGCGTTGATCCACGGCCGCCACCGCCAAAGGCAGAGCGAAATTGCCTTGGACTATTTAATCTTCTTGCTCGACGAGCATACCTTTGTCCAAAATAGATTATAGGACTGTCATTTATTAGACCAAATAAAGGCATTATGGCACCGCTATCGTAAGTTGCATGGCAGTTGTTTGAAAACCTCCATCAAAACCTGTAGAGTCAGCTGTTGCAATTACACCAAGGCCAAAGTCTCCCTCTTCTTCCTTCCATTGATCTAGCTTGTTAATAAGTTCCATAAACATCCATGCATCAACCGCTGCGATCTCAGATGCTTCTTGAATCTTTTCCCCAGTAGGAGCTTTTCCATTTACTCCAACAACGGGAATCTCTCTTGAGATAGATATAGTTAAAACTGCAGAGCGTGGCATCTGGCATCTTTGAGGCTCACTTGCCTCGTCTCCGGGACGGCCTAGATAGACCTGAATAAACGAAACTACAAGTTGCTCGCAGTCAATTGCAGGTTCACCCATTGTCCAAAATTGTCTACTTGGCAAAGGTACGTTATACTCCTCGTAAACCTCTACAACCTTTTCAAGAACTTTATCAAGAAGTGTTTTTAGATTTAATGCCCTTAAGTCTACTGTCGATATGTCTATTAGTCTTCCCACGTTTATCCTCCGATATCGTAGGTAGGAGTTACTTCATTGCCGAGACGAAGCGCAAGGTTTCCTGAGGCAATATATACTGTCTCTATCTCTCCTGCGTTTAATGGATCTGGTCGTGATGCATACAGATCCCATGTCCCTGGATCCACGAATCCTACGTGTGCATAGGCATCATCGTACGAGACAGTTAAGGTGATGCTGTCACGAGTTTCATTAGTAACTGTAGCAGTTCCAGTGTCAGCTCCGTATGCAACGTCATCATACCCTTGACGCGCATAGGTAAATGCCGTAGACGAAGGAACGCTAACTATGTAGTAGTCACCGTTAAACGTAGAGTTAATGCCTGCAACTGTAACAAAATCACCTTCTACAAATCCATGAGTGGCCGTAGTTGTTATTGTAACAATACCATCGGTAAGTTGCTTATAAGCTACGTTTCTTGTAACGTCATTAACTATCGGGTCGTTTAGTTGAACCGCTCCAGTAGAAAGTTCCTTTGTCTTTGTTCCTGTGTAATTTGCAATCTTAAGCATTGGAACCCATGTATCATCACTTACAAGGAATCCCGCGTTGATGTAGTCAAGGTTAACGTCTAATACGCCACCATCTGATCCTGTGACATACATGTCTAAAACACTTTGTCCAAGCGGTAAAGGCTTTGGTACCATACGACGAGCACGTGGTACGTCTGGGCTAAATACACGTGCCTTAGCGCGAGCGCGATCTGGGTTTACGGACTTAAGAAATAGATCAACGACATAGAGACCAGTTCTCATCTCTTCAATGAAGTCCTGGTTATCTAATATTGTATAGTTAACACCTTGTCGTGAAACTGACGTTACACGTTGAGGAAGAGCGCAGTCGTCATCTCCAGACCACAGCTTTATAAACTCTGTAGCTAAAACACGAGCTGCTGCCTTGCCTGACGCAGGAGGTGGAGCTCCATACGTATACGTAACCTCAATGTTGCAAGGAGCCCAGGAGGTTCCAGCCTTTGCTTGAAGTGTAGAGTGATCAACTAGGTAATAATTTGCAGGGTCAACTATGCTTCCTTCACGATTTCTTACTGAGTGAATGCGAACAACAGGTCTGCCACGAAGGCGAAGACGCGTCGACGGAGACATGCCATCTGTAGTTATTTCTGCATAATCGTCAAACTCATCAAAGGGAATGTTATATACGTCTCCACCAACGAGCTCAGGCGTGTAATTTCGTGAAGATGCCCCGAGACGATATGCGCGAGATGCGCAGATATAGCGCTCTGTTACAGTAGTTATTCCATTAAACTTACGACCTGACATAGACCAGAGAAGCTGAGATGCAACCTTAACGGCATCATACGCATATTCATCGTCAGCGTAGCTATCGAGCTCATCTACTGTTACCCAAAGATTTGACACTCGTTATCCCGTCTACTCGTCATTATTATGAAGACGAGCGACATGCCTGTGTAGGTGGTTACACGTTGGCATGTCGCTCTCTTATTCTTATTAGGAGGTTGGATCCTCTGTTGACGCAATGATGAAGTCAGTTGCGTTATCAGCGTTGTAGTTCTCGTTACCAGGAACGTTGTAAGCTGTTGTTGAGCCTTCGCTTGCAAAGTCTGAAACTTGACGGCCATCAGCTTCGACAACTGCAGTACCGGAGTCTGCCGTTGAGGAAATGGTTCCGCTTGTCGTGGTTGTGTAGGTAAATGTTGTTGTTGTTGGAACAGACGCAATGGTGTATGTACCATTAAGCGCTGTGCTTGTAAGGCTTGCCACAACGACAGTGTCTCCTGCCTCAAAGTTATGAGCTGCTGAGGTAGTAATTGTAGCAGTTGAGCTTGTGCGAGCAACGTTGTTAATAGATGCTGAAAGATCTCCATGCCATACTAAGAAGCCCTTACGACCTGTTGGCGCCCAATAAGAGCGAGCATATGAGTATGGACGCTCTGTAGCTACTGGGAACTCCCAGCGCTCATCTAGTCCATCGCCAAAGTTAGTGTTTCCAAGGCCGTAACCTTCGAATGTAGTTGCAAGCATTCCATTTTCAATTACGCGATCTCCGCTTTGGCGAAGCTTTGCATATGGGAATACCCAGTGGAAGTAAGGAAGTGTTGCTGCCTTCTTTCCATCAATGATTGCGAATGACCAGCACTCGATAGCAACACCGTTACCAGCTGGGTCATCGCCAGTTGCAGGAGAAGACCAACCGATTGACTTGCGATCTGGTGAAGCATATGTTCCGAGGTTCTTGCGAAGTAGTAAACCGCCAGAAATTAGCTGAGTAAGTTCTGGATCTGGCTCACAGATTGCAAGCTCCATTGTGATACGCTTTAGCGTATCAGGTGACTTGTAAGTAACGCAGACTGTTCCATCTGCGCCTTTTTCTGTCATTTCATCGCCTTCTTCGTACTCAGGCGTGAATGAAAGGCGTAAAAAGCCTGATGTGGTGTAGCTGTCACCGGCCTCGTTCAGGAGGTTACCAGACGCATCAAGACGAGTTACTCGAATTGACACGCCCTGAATGCTGGCGGCGTATTCTTGAGTTGCCATGTTTTTTATTTTCTCCTTGTTTAGAAGCGGCTATCTAGAGCTATTCTATGCCGTTAGATCAACTCTGACTGCGAGATGAATAGACGGATCAAAGTATACCGCAGCTGGGCGGATAGCCTTGAGACGTATATTATTCGCATTATTCGACACGTCATAGCCCTGTGCTAGATTGTCGTTTACGACATCTGGCTTGCCAAGTAGTACCTTGACAGTTCCAGTGGCGTACATCCATTTGTTTGTACCTGAGGCTGTTGCTCCTGTAGCTTCAGTTGGCCCATTTCCTGAGTAGCCGGAACCAATAATAATTGGAGTACCTCCTACAGTCTGCAGGTGATCTGACTTTACAGTATGGTAGAAAAGACTACCGTCAGAAGCCAGAAGAGCGGCAATATCACGAGTCATGTGAATAACGCCTTGCTCACCAGCAGGAGATACCAGCGCAATTTGATGCTCTAGAAGCGCGATAGCTCTTCTTGGAGAGAGTGCTGTTCCTGAGTTTAATGTAGTCACCGTTGAAGATACTAATGCTTTATTTTCATGAGACTCTCCAATGCGGATAGCTCCGTCCCATAGCTCAACTTCAAGTGCTTTTTGAGTAACACCTTCTAGTTGGCGAGTAATGCGAGCAATGCGATCAATTCCAGAAAAACCTAATGTTGAACGGGTTTCATCTACCTCAATAAAAAATGGTTTAATCTCGTCAAAATAGTTGACGGTAGGAGCAGAAATCTGCTCGCTTGTGGTATCTGTATCATCATAATTTGTAATAAATTGAGGTGTAGTTTCCCATTCCTGCGAGAAACCTCGTACCCATTTGTCCTCATCAACTGAGGTATCTGGCCTTACTACTGTGAGTAGGCCAAACATCGAAGGGATAATCTTCGGCGCCTCAAAAACTCCTGTGTAAGCCATTATTGCTTTCCTAATCCTAATTTAACTCTCGTTTTGATTACCTTTTCGTATCGGAGGCGCCCGCAAGCGAGCGCCTCCTCAACGAAGTATCGAATTTTAGTATTCGATTGTAGCTGCTGATGCGCCACCGTTGGTGTCGCGTAGAGCTGCTGCTGTACCGTTGACTGCAATTGTTGATGCGACCTTGAGAGACTCAACGCCGACCTTTGCAACACCTTCGAAGGTTTCAACGAACATCTTGTAATCGTTGGTTCCAACAAGGGTGGAGTCACGGATAATTCCGAGATCCAAGGTACCGCCATCGAGGAACAAGAACGTTCCTTCTGAGAACATGTACCAGGTCAAGGTGTCTCCGAACTCATTCATTGCACCTGAACCTTGTGCGCCTGTTGGCTCTTCAAGGTGGTAGCAGATGTTTACGCCGCGTGCTGCGAGGTATCCATCGATTTCACCGTATGCGTTAAGCATGTTATCGCCAGGAGCTGCAAGTACTAGATCTGCTGCCATTGCGTCCTTGATCCAATATGGAGCAATTACGCGAAGTGGAGCGTCTGCCTCTAGACGATGACGACCGCGGTAAGCGGAAGCGGCGCGTCCAACCTGAACTAAGAAGTCACGAGCAACACCAATGATTGATGATGATGTGACTGCAGTTGAAAGTGCAGTTAGACGAGTAAGGATTTGTCCTTCAGCCTCGCGAGCATGCTGAATAAGACCGAGCTCGTTGTGACGAGCGATCAATTCAGGATATGCACGAGTTAGAAGGTTACCAAACTGTAGCTGTAGTGTTACAGCGTCAGTCGCAACAGTGTTCTCAGTTGCAGCGGTAACAGTCAAGCTTAGCTTTGCAGCTGGGTCTGGTGTTTCTGCTGAATCGTTTGCAGCAGTCCAGATACCTACAGCGTTGCCGTAGCTAGATAGAACTGGTGGAACGATGTAGCGAATACCGCCACGATCAGCTTGGAAGCGAGGTAGGCAGTCACGTACTGGACGTGCTGTTGTTCCGATTCCGAAGATGTCGTACTTGACTTCGAATGGAGCCTGATGGCCACCAGCAGCAACAAGTGCCTCTGGGCCGACTACATTCTGGACTTTCTTCCAGTTAGATTCTGCATCTGTTGAAAGAGTGCGCTCTTCTGGGTATTGAGTTGTAATAGATGCAACGATGTGCTGTTCACCGTCTCCACCGTTTACACGGCGTAGACCATGAAGACGCTTGGACATTGCCTCTGCGACTTCAGACATGTTGTTGATTGTGCTGCCCGCTGTGTATCCAGGAATGTCAGCGCCAGCCGTAATAGCTACGGTAGCCGCTGAAGTCTGGAGTGATGGGCGGCGATCCGCTGGAGCTTCAATTACTTCAGTAACTGTAGCTTCAGTCTCGTTTGCGGCGGCGGTCACTGGTGCCTCCTGCTCCTTCTGCTCATTTTGAGCAACTTGGGTTGTTTCTGGGGTAGCTGAAACTTCGATTTCAGCTGATGCTGCAACAGGTTCTGTCGCAACTTCTGCAGCTGGTGCCTCTACGTTTTCAGTTGGTTCTGCTGAAAGTTCGGCTTCTGGAGTTACCTCGGCCACTGCTTCCGCAGGAGTTTCTTCTGCAACAGCAGCTTCTGCAGCTGGTGTTACTTCAGTAGCAGCAACTTCTTGAGTTGCTACAGGTGTTTCTGCTGGGGTTGAAAACTCAGATGCCTCTTCCACAGTAGTTGACGCTTCGGCCATTGGCTTATCCTCTTCTTTTTCTTCTTTCATAACTGGAGCAGCAGGAGCCTCTTCAGGCATTTCCTTCTCCTCTTTATTACTGTCAGAATCGGTTTCGCCTTCAGGCATTTCTTCCTTCATTTCGTCACCCTTAACACGCATTGCGGCTTCAGCGGCGCGTGCAGCAAGCTCTTGAGCTTGTGCCTCACGACGAGAAATTTCACCACGTACTGTGTCAAGCATGTCTGCCAATGAGGTCATGGCGTCTACTGTCTGCGGAGATGGATCCTCCTTTTCAACCGTTTCAAATTCGCTGACGATAGCACTCTGTAACTCAACAAGCTTTTCAGCGTCGAGTTCAGAAAGCTGGTCTAGCATTTCTTTTATACGGTCCACTGTCCCTCCTCCGGGCCAGTCATGATGAACAAGATTTGTTAGTTCATCTCGCTAATCAGTCCAAGGCCGAGGGACTCTACGCGGGTTGCGTGGAGGCACTCTACCTGGATTGAATAATACATTATATTTTAAGTTAAGAGTCGGAGAAGCTTGCTCAATTCTGAGGAAATCTCAGCTTGAGAGAAATAATCTCCACCTGACATAAACGACTTGAGTCCTGTAGTCGCCTCATCAGCCTCGTCCTTTCCTATCTTTTCTTCTACCCTTGGGATCATATCTTCGATAAGACCTTTTAAGGCCGGAGGAAGATCGCTGTAGCGGATCTTCTCCGTGTCGCTTCCAAACGGCAATGGGAGATTTGCAATGGTCTCTCCCAAGGCTCTTGCCGAGGTGCGAATATTTTCTATTGAGTCTGGGTTAAGTGCACGGGTATCAATTCTGTCAACTATGGAGATAACGTCGCCTGCGGCTCTCGCTGCCTCCATGTAGTTTCCAGCGTTGTCAAGGTTTTCGGCCTTTTCAATTTTGTCGACTACCTTGTCAAGTCCAACGTCGCCAAGGTCCTGCTTTATACGAGCTAGAACTTGACGAAACTTACCTTTTGCATCACGCGGCTGAGTCTTGCCAGGCACGTACTTACCTGCCTGAACGTCTGTTACTTCTGCGAACTCAGCCGCTGATGCTTTTCCCAAATCGTTTTGCTCCTCGTTTGAATAAGCCATTCCAGCGGTCTCAAGAGACGCTATCATTGCGATGCGCTCGCGTAGATAGGCCACCTCTTCACCAAGTTCTTGGCTTGATAACGATTTCCATTTATCTGGAATTAAGTCTGGACGGTCAAGTTGACGAGCGCGCTTCATGATGTGGCGTCTAACAGCCGCACGCTTGCCTGGCTTTGATCTTCCGTAAGCTTGAATTGAATCCTTCAAGGAGTCGATGTTTGTAATGGGGTATGAACCGTCTTTAAGAGCGTAACCTTTCTTAGCAAGTTTCTGACGTCTCTCTCGGGAGATGTAGCCAAACTCGTCATCAAACTTTTGTACTCCAAAAACTCTAGAATACAAGGCATCTGCACGAGCGGAAAGCTCTGCGGCATGTGCCTCCTTAAGAGCTGTGAAGCGCTCACGAGCAACGTCCGCTTTTGATGAAAGTTCAGCTTGTTCTAACTGCTCCAGTTTTTGTATACGAGAGGTCAAATCTGCGATTGGATCTGCCTTCATGCGTGCAAGAACTCCTGCGCCAGCCGCAACAAGTGCCATAACCGCACCTGAGGCAACGCGAGCACGGGCAATAGGGAACCCTGGAACGTTTACCTGGCAAACCGCTACAAGCTCAAGTTTACCGTTAATTGGACGCCAATCACCAGAAGGTGCAGACGCACGAACTGCGCGAACCTGCTCCGGTGTAGTTCCTGGACGTAAAGCTCCTGATACCCAGATACCAAAGGCATCTTCTCCAGTATGAACGTCCGCAAAGGCAGACGCGGTGTCATCGTAGTGACGCACCGCCTCATGAGCGGAAGCCTCAAGTGAGGCATGTCCGCCTGCTAGAGTTAGTTGTCCAACAGGAACGTCTGTTCCGTCGTCTGTGCGAACTACACCTGTATGAAAATACGCGTAGTTGCTTCTTGAACGTGGTGGCTTTGTGCCAAATGACATTCCGATATGATCTACATGCCACGCTGCAATATGACCAAATACACGACCTTCGTCGTCAACGGTCAATGGAGTTGGCTTGTCGAGTTGCGGATTGTCAAACCACGAACGCGGTGGTACGACTGGGATTGATCCTGCCACTAAGCCACAAGCGACAAGCGCTGAAGCCTCTACAGGATCCATCTCGTCGACATATACGCCGTCCGGGATCACTGTTTCCTCCTGATTCTCGTCTTCGACGAGGTAGATTTGGCACTCTTGGAATGCCGGTTTTGGTACGAGTGTCACTGCCATAACTCGCGCATGCGTAATCACAAGTTTGTCAGCTCCAATCTTACCACTGTCTTTTTCAGCCAGTTCAGGCACTTCTTGACTTGCCTCGAACTGGTCGAGATCCGCAGAAACTCCACGGATAAAACCATTACTTATTAAACGCTCTGCTTCCTTACCATATTCTCCAGAGTCAAATACGCCGTGCGCGTTTCCAATTCCACCTTCTACACGTTCCATGTGATCAATACGTCCAATTACAACTGATCCATTGTGTCCTTCGCCAGTTTCAATTTGCCACATCAATGGCAAAGGTAATTCACGAATTTCTATTGCACCTTTCTTAAAGGTACGTCCATCGCCAGTTTCAATCTCCTCTGGAATTACAAGAGGAATCTTAAACTTTGCACCTTCTGCTGTTGTCGTCTCTTCTTCAAGATGCCCTGCTGCAGTAAGAACTCGTCTACGAGCATCTGCCGCTCGAGCAGAAAGAATAGATGATTGAAGAATCTCATCTACAGAAAGTAGTCCGCGCTTCTTTTTACCAATGTTGTTTTTGCTTCCTGGCCAGGTACCTGTCATCTCCTTGTGACGAAGAGCGCAGTAGCCTTTCGCGCGAGGACCCATGTACTTCTTAAGGTTGCGATAACAACGCGTCCAATCACCTGGAGTATTCCAACGAATCTTTATAACTCCGCCTTTACCGATTGTCCAGTAGCGACGTAAGTTTTCTGCATTTCCTCTATTGCGATCTAAGCCACCAGCTGCGGTTAGGAACATTCCATTTTTACCATTCCAAAGGACTGTAATAAACTCAAAATCCTTTACAGATGCAGTTACTGGAGCTATTCCATCAACTTGCTCAATGACTGTTTTAAGAGATGCACCATCAAGAGGAACTACAGGAGGCGGAGTTGCAGACTTCATATCAGCAAGTATTCGCTCGTCACGCACCCATTTTTTATCCTTGCGAATATAAGTCATCGCATCAGTTGAGGTAGAGCTAGCTGGGACTAATGACACTAGCTCATAAACAGCGCTAGGGTCCGTATCTGAAACAACTGCAAAAAACACAGGTTGTACGTCAGATGTTTCAGGTGATATCTCCTTAGACTCACCTGGAGAAACGGCGCTTGTGATGGGTTGATAATACATTTTGTTTGGGTAGTAATATTCGCCGTCTGAACCTTTAACCTTCTTGTTTAAGAAACTTGCAAGAGCTGGGTGTTTATATGGATCAAGCTTAAGCTTAACTCCAGTTAATTTCTCTAGCTCTTTAAGATAAGGACTCTTTGAAACTTTTTCTATCTGATTTTTTCCAGTAATAACCTTTGGGCCAGATCCGTCCGAGCGAGACTCAAACCCTTCTGTCTTATTTGCATCAAATGCGTCACGTTGAGATTTTACCCAGCCTGGCCAATCACCAAGTACTTTTCCCATATCTTCAGAAGTCATTGCTGGAAGAGTTCCAGGAATCTTAGCTCCGGGACGATCGATAGGAACGCGAGGTTCACCAAGAATACCTGACGTGTTAAGGGGAGTTATATCTACAGGCGCAGTTTTTTGAGCGCTAACTGAAGACTCTGGTTCTGTTGCAGTCGCAGGAACATCTACTACATCTCCTGAATCAAGTTGTACTCTAACACTTTGCTTTTCAGGATCAATTGCTACTATGTTACCAGATCCGCGTTCGGCGTCTCCACCAACAACTACACGTGATCCTTGCTTTGAAAATCTTCCGGTTTTATCGCGTACTTGTTTTGCAGCTTTTTCAGACCTTTCCTCGGGAGTGTAGTCTCCGTCTCCTTCGGTTTCGCCTTCAGCGGCAGCTATAAGCGAGTCAATAAATTCTAAGTCTAACTCGTTAGCTGCAGCTGCAAATAACTCGGCTTCCTCTTCATCAATGTCAAAAACTGAAACTGGTCTAAATGGATCTTCTTGGAAGCAGGCGCTTAAAAAGAACGCAGACTCTGCATCAATTTCAATGTGAACCTTTTCTACTGAAAGACTCTCTTCGTCGTCTAGCGCCATGTCATAGCTAGCAAGGTCTTGGTTTACATCATCTAATGTGTTCCAAGTTCCTCCGTCCCAGACTTTAACGTCGTAGTTCTCATCAATCTTGTATAGGCGATCAATTCCAGAGCCGTCCATACGCATACGAGCAATAAACTCAACTGCTTCTAAATTATGCTCAAACGCGCCTAAGTCCGTAGGGTATCGGGTGTTAACTGCATAATCAAACTCGTCCTCTTGGTATGAGCTGTCTGCGTATCCATCTGCGCTTAATGACTTTTTGTTTTCTCTTTCAACGATGGCACGCGCCCATCTCCACGCGGTGTCGCCACCCCAGAGAGCCCACGCAATACGCCCATTTGACGGAAAACCGTCTTCTCCTGGCGAGTAACCTTTTGCCTTCTTATCAATCTCATGACGAGGGAAATACTTTGCAATATGACGGACCTTTTCAATTCCAATTTGTCCTCCTCTTGAAAGAGTGCGGGCTGTGTTAAGACCTACTGGAGTTCCTCCGCGCTTGTGCTCCTTGCGCCACTCAAGAGCTTTATTTGCCTCCTCTTGAGCGCCTTTAGGAATTGTGTATAAACGACGAGCGCCACCCAATATACTTACGTCTAATGTAGTAAGTGCGGCACTAGCTAATTCAAGTTGGGAGTCAGTAATATCTAGATCTTCATCGCTCCATGTAGCAGAGGCAGTTAATGAAGATAAAGCTCCTTGATTAACAACTAAGTTTTCCTCAGAGTTAATCACAACACCTTGGGTGTCGTTTGAAAAAAGAACAAGAGGTCCGCTTTTTCCTACTACATTCATGCCTGCTCTTTTCCTGTCTCATCAGTGACTGGTCCGCCCGCAATCCATGCATCGCATGTGCGCGAGGCGGCACACTTAAAGTCAAGGGCCTCGCAATATCCTAATTCGCCTTGAACCACCACGTCATAGGAATCTTCAACGTTTCCGCCGCCTTGCTGTAGGCCTTGGGCAATACAGTCCTTCATCTTAGAGGTAATAATAAACGCAGCACAGTTACCACATCTGCTTGTTTTAGCATCTTCAATAGAAACGCTCCAACGAGTTGCCTTTTTCTGCCAAAACTCGTCGTTAGGCTCCTGTGGATTTAATGGGCCATAACCAATGTTGTCAATTGCGTTTTGGCGGTTTTTAAGATTTAGTTGAATATCCTGAGTTGCAGGAGGGCAGGCGTCTCCCTCTGCTGCCGCAACAACTGGCTCTTCAGACTTTTCTCCATCGAGGTACTTAACAAGATAATCATAAGGTCCGTTTGGATCAACTGACCCTAGCGTTGCAAACATGAGCTCAGTCATGCCATCAGCTGTAATTTTTTGGTCAGGGTCCTCGCTTGAAAGTTGATCATACAAATCTGGATAATCTGCAAACACCTGATCAATTTCATCGTAGGTTTTAACGTCCATTTGTTGGCGACTATCACTATAACTTGCCTCTCGTACTCTTTTAAGTTGTACCTTTTCAGAGTCTGTGGCAAGTTTTAAGCTCGACTCTTCAAAGGGTTTTGAGAATCTAAAATTTCTTAAGTTGAATGTGGCAATGTCAAGAAGATACTCAATGTCTAGATCTTGTCCTTCCTTGACCTTACTCATAACAAGGTTTACTCTTTTTACTGGGTCAAAGATTTGACGTTCCTTATCTTCAAAGACATAGACAAATTTTTTGCTATCTGCAGCTATAGAAAACACATGAGTGCCATCACTCAAATCGTAAGCTCTAATTACCTTTACCATAGTGTCTCTCCTTAGTCCCAGTACTCTAGATCCATTACGTTTTCAAGTGCCTTGTATTCGTTGGTGCCTTTAGTTGTAAGAGATTTTAAGCGCGCAGTCATAGCGTCCTTAAAGGCATCATAAGTTCCCCACTTTTCAATGATCTTATCCATTTCAAAACCTTTAGGTTGATATAAGGGGTTATTAAGATTTCTTACAATCTTGTCTGTTTCATTCTTATAAATCTTTATCATACCTTCTTGCCCAATGCGACGTAGCATCACTGGAATGTGCTCAAGGTACACATCTGCTTCTTGTATTGTTCCACCTTGGAAATATTCCTCTATAGAAGTAGTGTCTTTCTTAAGCTCACCAACTGTGTTATCAACTGGGAATATGCGAAGCTTATTGGTTACTTGATCAAATGCTACCATCCAGTTTCCATCATGTCTATCTTGGTTGTTTCCAAGCATATCAAGTATTGACATTCTAATTAAGTCTTCCGGTGCATCAAGAGAAGTTACAAACGTAACTGGATTAGAAACGTTTACATCTTCACCTCTTGCGTTTTTTACTCCCTTACGAAACGCTGTTGATGCGTTGACTGCTTCATTTACTAATGGAATCACAGATCCTGCACGGCTCATCACAACCATGTTGCGGTCATTTCTTCCTACTCGCACATCGTGGATACCTTGCATCCCTGCTGCCTTTAGTAGTATTGATGCCTCAAGCTCAGTTACTCCTGCATCTGTGTCTGAAAAATTAGAAACAAAGTTATCATTTTTCACGTAAAAGACTTGCCCGCTTGCGATATGTGTTACTTCAAATGTAGCATTTACTCCAGACTCGACACCACTGAGCTGGCGAGCGCTAAATCCAGAGTCTTTTAGCTTTGTGCCACTGCCGCCTACGTCATCAAAAAAGTCTTGTACTCTCAGTTGAGAAAGCACCTCTGCAGAGTTAAACGGATCTGAGTATCCATGGTCAGCTATGTATTCGTTCGTAAGACCTTCACGTAAGCGAAAAACATCATCTAATGGCATACTTCTGTCTTTGTCTAAAATCTGTTGACTTATATAGTCATTAAGAGCATTTTTTGCACTTGGAGACAAAGTAGCAAGTGATCTATTGTTTCTTATAACGTCGCGTATTTGGCTGTAGTAAGGGGAAACTTGTGGGCTATTTCTAAAGGCGTCTGACTCAATTACAGCAATGCCATCTGAGGAAACATTGGGTATGTTTTGCTTAGACTTAACACGTTTTTCAGCATTTCCTATTTGACTATTGTTTGCTGCTTGAACTTGTTCTTTAGCAGTAGGCTCTAGGTTTTTAGTTCCGTTCCAGCTTTCACTTATCAGTACTCTTTTACCTAGCCAGTCATTAGCGCCTGGACGCCAACCTACGCGTGCAAATTCCATAGGAGTTGGCACCCTAGACATATCATATTCACCATTTGGCAATTTAGCTGCTTTAAGTTTTTCAACTAAAATTTCAACGTCACTTTCTTCTTCTTTATTTCTTACTTGTCTTCTAAAGTCTGACATGTTTATAATTTCTGCACTATTTTTCCAGTTAAATCCACTTAGTGCCCAGACAAATCCGCCTTGGTATTCTCTTCCACCTGCAGCGTAGACTTCTACTTTTTTAATCCCGTTTGCAATGTACCAATTTTCTGTGTAACGATTAAACGCAGTTGCAAATCCTGTCTTTTTACGACCAACTCTGAGATACTGATTTTTAGCGTATGAGTCTGCTATTACAACGTTTCCATTTTCATCTACCTTTTTCTTTACTACCAGGTAGCGCTGTATCTCACCTACGGCTGTACCAGACACATCTCTTACTACCATACTTGTATTTATTGTGTAATCAAATCTTCCATTTGCTATCTCTTCTTCAGTAGCTCCTGAAAGTGGCGTAACATTAGTACTTAAATTGTTAATTGATAATGAAAATAATTCTCCGCCAAATGTGACACCTTCGCGAACTCCGTATATGTCGCCAACTATCTCTGTTAGACGATCTTTTGCCTCACGAGATGCAGCAGCGTCACCTTCATTAAGTATACGTGAAAAAGTGGAGACTTGTTCTTCCAAACTTTTTAGTGATATGCGCTCATTAGCAGCTTTTGCAATTTCTGCATCCCGTGAGCCCCAGGCTGAAAAATCAGATTGAACTGCATCTTTATTTGTGCGGTCTTTGATGTAGTCAGGAATGGTGCTATCATCATTAACTCCAGCAGTCTCGCCTGAGCGAGCTATGCGCGGAGGCGCTGCTACAGGCGCATCAAGGCGTTCTTGAACATCTCTTGCAGACGGCTGTGATTCTGCTTCTACTACTGTAGGAGCTTTTCCACTTGCATCTGAAATTGCAAGCACCTTTGACGCAGAACGCACCGCGGTGCTTCCATCATCAAATCTAATACGTAAGTACTCTGGATCGTTTTGTACTGCTACAACAGTTCCAACTTGTCCGTCCTTTAATGCTTTAACGCGCGCGCCTTTACCAACCACAGCACCATCGCGATCTCTAGTGGTGTTGTTTGGAGAGTACCCTGGTTCTTTAGGTCCTGGGTACACGTACTGTGGAGCTGCAGGAGCTGCAGGAGCTGCAGGAGCTTCAGGTTCAGGAGTTGCAGGAGTTTCTTCTTCTTTTTCTTCCGCATCAACGTTTGTTTGATAGATGCTTTCACGCTCTTGAGGAGTAAGATCTCTCCAGCCAGCTTGGCCAGCTCCTCTTGGATCTGAGAACCAGTCTTGTGAAACTGTAAGCTTTGTAATCGAACCATCGCGTGCAATATAAAGGTCTTCCCATGGATCAACGTATGCAAGTGATCCGTCAGAAGGTAGATACGAAATTACGTTAATTCCGCTTGGAAATAAGTCGTTTCCAATGTCATAAAAATCTTTTATTGCATCAATGTTATCATTAAACATATTTGCTACTTGAGGTGACTCAGGTACTTGAGCTGGCTCGGGTGCTTCTTCAAAGTCATTTGATTCTCTGCTAATTCGCTCTAATACATCATTTGTATTGATGCCTTGTAATTGAAGTGCGTCACGAATTCCTTCGACTGGAACTTCGTATGTTCCTGTGTCGAGATTATCTGGATTATAGATTAAAAATACAGATCCTGATCCGTCTGTAATTGCAATCTCAAATTGCTCAAGCAAATCTGCTGTAATAAACTCTCGCGCGATGTACTCTGGATTGTCAGAGTATCCATTTTCATCCAAGTCCGCAACGCTTGGCTCATACGGATTAGGATCAATAGCATAGTAGTCAGTGTTACCACCAAAATCATTTGGAATATTGTAAATTAACTCACCTGGAAGAGGGCTTTGCTCGCCTGCGCTGTCATCTCTCTCTAGAGGGTTTGCTGCCTTTTGCTCTATCTCTTCTGGTGTTGATGATTCCTTAATTTGAGAGATTTCTTCAAATATGTCATCAATTAACGCTTGTTCATCTGGGTCTGGTTTTCCGCCCGCTGCGTCATGTAACTTGTTTAGGTTGTTGCGATTCCCATTAACTGCGTCATAAGCATTTGCAATAACGCGATTAGGATCTCCACCTGCTAAAAATATTGCGTTATATAAAGCTTCAGCTGGAACAAATTCGTCACCTTTATTAAATTCTAGCTGTCCTGCCCCGCTACCATTTGCGCGTCCTGCAGCAGGGGCAGGAGAGTCGACAACATCATCAACTTCTTCAAGTTCTAGTAACTCACCGTCATCGCCAATGCTTGACTCAATAATTTCGTTAAAAATCGCATCGTCTCTGTCGCCAATTAACGCTTGAGTAAGCGCGACACTGAGTTGAGGAAGTGTGTACTTCACCGCTAGACGGTCTGGGTCGTCTGTAAAGTCTGTTGATTCTTCGTCAACGCGACCATCAGGCTCAAAGTCAACTGTGCGTAATTGAAATGCGCCGCTAGGAACATCAAACTCATTGAAAAGTGCAGGAGCATTAGGTGCGCTAAGATTTTGTGGAATTACAGCTTTAGGCTCTCCATCTTGAGCTTTAACACTTTCCTTAAACTTGTCATAGTCAGGCGAGTCCTTCTCTGCAAGAGATTGTGCCTCTGCCCATGATTCAACATCTCCAACCTTGTCACCAGTATTTCCGTCCTTATCAAGACGATGAAGTGCAAAGCCAGACTCATTTGGAATTAGCTTATAATCATCATCAGATGTGAAAGACCCATCGTCCTGTTTTGTCCATCCTGTAGGCGCATCAACCTTTGTCTTAAGTAGGTCGTCAAGAGTTGGAATATCTTTAGAGGAAGCTTCCTTTGCGGTTGGCTTACGGGTTGATGGCTCTCTACTTATCTTTTCTCTCTTTAAAGTTTCTTTTGATATACGCGCCTTAACTGGAGTGGCATTAGCGCTTTCAATCGAGTAAATTCCGTCTGGTATCGTGTTATCTCCACGAACTTCAATATAACCTGCATTAACTATTTCCTTACCTTCAAATATTGAATATCCACTATTAGCATTTATACCAACAAAATTTCCTGCCGCATTTCCAATATCTCCATTAGGAAGTCTAAAGTTAAAGTTAAGTCCTCGACCCATTTCGACCCAACGTCCATAACGGTCACGCCACTGCAATGCAACACGCGCACGACGGGCCACACTTGAGTTTCCACTTGAAAAACCAAATGCAGCTACTAAAGTTTTAATTGGACTATCATCAATCTTAAAGAATGAAGAAACCGCTCCTGCCAGTGTAACGCGTAAGCGAGCAAATGCGTGGCGACGTTGAATTGATCCTGGCTCAAGCGAGTGAGCGGTTGCAATTAAAGGACGAACTGAGTTATCAATAGACGGATCTGACGAAAGCCATTGAGCGTATCTTTCTTGAGCAATATCACTTGATGCAGTTACATTTAATAAGGACCTAGGGTGGCCAATTGGTAGTAGGTCAATATTAGATGAATACTCGTATGCCTTAAACGTATCTTGATGTGCTGTAATAAACTTTGCAACCTCGCGAAGTACGCCAAGCTCGCGTGACTTATCTGACAACGATGAAAGACTGGCATTTGCGCGATTCATAACTGTAAGCGCATTGCGAGGAATAACTCGACGCTCAATTGGAGTGTTCTTATTTGCCTCTGCTACAAGAGATAAAACCTTTTTACGAAGAGATAAAGGTTTATATCCCTTTGGGTAGATTGCCTTACGATCTACCATCTTACTTATTAACTCTTCGTACATTAGCTATATTTTTTCTTTGGAAGCAGATCTGCATCTTGCGAGTCATAAAGATCTGTTGCAAGTTCATATGCTCTACTAAATGGAACGTCTCCGTCACGAACACCGCGTAGCCATGCACCGCGCAACGCAGGAATTATCTCGTAGCCAAGACCGGAGTACTCTGCCATCGAGTAAATTGCATGCTCTGGAGAACCGTATTCATCAAGTGACTTTAATGCAACCTGCATAAGCTCATGCTGCATCATTGAAGCCTCTGCCCTTGAGGACTTTGGATGTGCCTTTGGTAAAAGATCATTGTCCTGCTTGTAATTTGGATTTGCAGGAGACCCTGAGCGTAAAAGTTTTAGAAACGCGTTAACGCGAGCCATGGCCCAGCCGTCGCGAGTCATGCCTGGTCTATGGCTAGATGAAAATGCGCCTGACCCTCTGCGATACACTGCCTTTAACATTGGTAACGTTGCCTTACGTCCTGGCTTTGCGTTCTTGTTGTGCTCTACTATCTTTTTACGAAGTGAATTTTCTGTTTTTTGTGAGAATACAATTTTCTTTCCACCTGAGGCTGATCCCTTTGGATTTTTCTTTGATCCGTAGATGCGGTCTTTTTTAGGAGCGCGGCGCGATGCTGCAAGTGAGCTGTCCGCTGCATCAACAGGAACACAGTTTGGAACCATGTTTCCGTTCTTGCCCTTCTTCATTCCGACTTGCTTGTATCCGTCCCAACAAGGGCTCTTTCCAGCTGCAATTAAGGCGTTGTACTCTTCGTATGAGCTTAGATCATCAAATGCCTCATTAAAGGCATCAACGCTTGCCGTATCTTTACTGCCTGCGGTAACAACTCCGTCAGGAATCAACGCGAAGCGGCAGTAGCCTTCTGGCTCAACCTCGGCGGCAATAATCTTACACTCGCTGCCGCCAACATATAAAATACAGTTGGCGCACTTAACGCCAATCTCCTTGTTTTCATTATTAGCGGCAGATTCATATCCTGCCCAAACACCTGTGTCATCAGAGTTAAACTTTCCATATTTTTGAGTAATTTCAATAAGCGCGTCGGCAAGATCTTGCTCCTCAGGAACAACAATTCCTGCAGCTAATAAAGCGTCCTCCTGCTCAATCTTAAATGTTTCATACATCTCGTCGCGAGCGTGATCGTCGTAGTCTTCGCTATACACGTTTATCGACTTCATACGCATTGGACACATACATGTAATTGGGCAAGGGCATTGACCTGACGGACAATTTTCGCATGAACAGTCGTTTTCATCGCAGTAAAGGCAGTCATCAACAGCTGCCTGTTCGTCCATATCAGACGAGTCTTCATTTATCTTTGAATAAAGATCTGCCATACGTAGCAAAAGCTCAGCTGCTTCTTGCTTGGTGTTATCGTCATGCATTTGGAGGTACCTCATTTGGGGGAGTTGCTTGCTCTGGTGTTGCTGGTGTTGCTGGTGTTTGTTGTGCTGCCTGCTCTAAGATTTGTTCAATCTCTGGTGGAACTGGCGCTATGGATTGTGCCTGTTGAACTTCGCGAAGCTTATTCATAAGTTCAGGTGATACTGCACTTATCATCTGCTCGGTAAGCTCTGGTGATATTGAACCCTTTTCTATCAAAAGACGAAGTGCTAGTTCCTTTGACTCTGGAGCATCAGAGCTTGCAAAACCGTGAGCGCGTCTCCAGGCATCAAATGAAACTGCCATGCGATCAAACCCGGAGTCTGCGTCTGCAGCTCTATCATTACGTGTTGCAACTTGAGATGGGTCATACCAGAGACAGACGCGCTTAACGTCTTCCTCTCTAAAACCTGCAGAGATGAGCGCGGGACGAAGATACATAACTGTCAACGCGTCAACAATGATAAGCATCATTGGCTCAATGTGCGCCTTATATAGTGCCTCATCAATTTGTAAGGCATTGGAGTATTTAACGTTGGCTAAACCTGTAACAACATCCTTTGGCACGTCTAGACCTTGAAGGATACGCTCTAACACACGGTCAGCGCGTTGCGCAAGTGATGGGTCAAACGATCTTTCAAACTTAAACTGCTTGATTCTGTCACCAAGCTCTGCAGGACCGCGAATGATAAGAGGAACAACTGCGGATGCAGAATCCTCGTCACGAATTGGAGTAGTCATTGCATCAATGAGTTGATCTTCAAACTCGTCAGCTGCCTCCTCGGCAGTCATGCCAGGACTTAACTCGTTCTCATCATCATAAGGATAATCTGGGTCTGGACTTGCTGCAACTGAAAGTCCATCTGGCAAATAAAGAGCGCCAGCGTTAAGTCGTGAGCGTGCGGTTGCTCTAAAGGTACGATTTAGAAGTAGAAGCTCTGCGCAAAGATCGAGTAGACCGCGCATGCTCGAATCTGCTTCCTCGGAGTAACGTGGGTGAGCTCTCCAAATGCGTCCAACAAAACTTGTATTTGGAAGCTTTAATGCGGCAGCTGCGTTTTTGCCGCCTGATGTAACAACGTCACGACGTGGAATTATTAGATATTGATTACGTGCATCAACTTGAAGCTCGTCTGTTGAGCGAATATCCCAGCTTTCAGGAACACCCGTTCCTTTACGTGCAGGGAATTGAACAAGATAGCACTCACCTGAAACCGATAGGTTTAGGGCTGCATCTCGTAATAGTCCAGCCTGTCCGCCGTATGCAGAGTCTAATCGCGCTAACGCGCGCTCTGCAGCAGCAGCTAATCTCTGATCAACAACATCACTGTTGTTTACAGGGACAGGCGACTCCGCGGGATTATCAACCGCGGCTGCATAAAGACGAATACGTGAAACAACTGATGCAACAAGGTTAAATGCATACTTAACTTCGCCAATGGCGTCATAGTACTCCCAGGCTTCACTCTGCCAATCAGAGGATCCGCCTGTTCTACGTTGCTTAAATCTTTCAACCTCGCCCTTATCATTTATGGCGATTTGTACTGCCGCTGCAGTTATAGGTCGCGGAGCAGAGTATGGTAATGATTGCGCGTATGACATATCAGAAATGACAACGGGAGTTGTTACATTACGTTGTGGTCTTTGATTACGAGGAGGAAATTCCTCGCGACGAAAAATTGCCACTTATAAAACTCCTGTCATTAAGATAACGGAACGCATTAACATTACCTGTCAAGTCGTGCGGTTATTAAGCCTGCTAGCGCAGACAGGGCAAATATACACCCTATTAGGAATACCGTACTTGGAAAAAACGCGTAAAAAACCATAGTTGGAAGTGCGATCCAAAGGGATATACACCACTCACAGGTAAACAGGTATCCGATTGAGCTTGAGTGCGCAGGTTTCTTACTAAAGACCCAGTCACGCACGGGTTCGAATATTGTGTCAATTATTACCAGGCGCGTTAGGCGATAAACCAAGAGCGCAAGCACGACGAAGTGAAGGGCTGACATATTTTCTATTTCATATAGGTTCATGATGTTGGGTCCTTTATTGAGTCCATTGTTTTATAAGGGCTAAATGACCGTAGGCGACTGCCACAGGTACATCCTTGCACGTGCTTAAATGCAACTATCTTCCCAGATACGGTAAGCGCCTGGGAGTCAAGTTTTTTATCTCCGGACCAGTTTAGATCCGCGAGTCGTTCTGAGAATATAAGGCGAGGTCCTCCTGAGGCGTCTGCCGCAACAACAAGGACCATGCTTGAATCATCCTGCATAACTATCGTTCTTACTCTCTCAAGATAGCGGCCTCCGTTTGGAACCTTACTTGAGGTTGTTGCTTCCTTAAAATCTTCCATTACGTTTGCGGGGATTGCAACTATCGTGGATGGAAAGAAGTCATGGATAATCTTCATACTGTAAGCGCCCGATCTACTCTACGTTTCATTGCTCGATAGGTAACGCCTGAGACGCGGGCGAGCTCTGAGACCGTGACTCCCTTTAGGTATAGGTTCTTGGCGAGACTTGAAAGTTCGTGATTGGCATTAAATGAGGCTGAGGCTGGTGACGTGCGGGAACGATAACGTCTTGCCAGCGGTGATAATCTTGCGATGCGTAACTGCTCATCAATTGGGATTCCTGGACTCTTAGGACGAATACGTCTTATACGTGGCGCCTTAAGAGGCACGTGGGGAATAGGTGAGATTGAGGTTTGATTCTTTACGTTGCGAACTGCCCAGGAACGTATAGTTGATCGCGTCTTTATGGGAGTAAAGGCATTTGCAATTGATTGATATGACCAGCCTACTGCAACAAGCTCTTGAACTCTAAAACACAAGGCGTCCTTTGTAAGTGTTATGAGCAGATCTCTCTCGCTTTTAGGCAGTAGCGGTGCGGCCATGGAGTTACCTTAACACGCGCTCGTCAAAGCGTGTACAAACTGCTCGGTGTTTTGTACTTTATCGTACACGAAACCCACCTTTTCCTCCGCGAAAGGAAGGAAGCTTTCTTGAGGCAAGAGACTTTGCAGTTATATGTCCGCCAAGGAATCCTGCAGGAGGCTTAATAAGAAGCGCGGTTAATGCGTGAACAAGTGCATCAACTCGATCTGGAGATCTTGATGTTTCACCAGGGATCCAGGTTGTCATCTGACTCTCAAGCTCTGGAAGATAGTTAATATGGTGAACACGATTTTGCTCGTAGGCAAGAGTCACTGGCTCTGCACGTAGTGCCTTGCCATACTTTGAGTGAACCTCTAATACCTTTACGTTTGGGTCAATGGTATTTATTGCATTACGAACTAAGGCGCCACCTTGATTTACTTCCGCTACAACGGGGCAACCCCACTTGCGTGCCATTTGCACAACCTTGTTTGCCCAAACATCAGGAGATCCGTGAACTGTTGCGTCCTCAAGGATCCAGGAGTTACGCTTGTATAAATCGCGCTCGCCTGTTGATGCGCAAACAACAATTCCGCACTCATCGCGCGGATTCTCTGCAACCGATGGGTCAACGCCAATTACGCGTAGTGGAGCTCCAATTGGAAGTTGCGTCTCACGACCGCGATCTATAAGTTCAATTGTCCAAAGAGCTCCTTCAATATCTGAAAGCATCTCTCCGTAGAGTTCCTGTTGCGCAAGACGTGTTCCTTCATATACACCCATAATTGCACTTATATATGACTCAGATAGGTTTCCACGGTTATCCATGGTTGAGCCTTTGGTAACGATTACCTTGTCTGGCTGCTTCTTACTTTCATTTATAAGTTGATATAGAAGTGGAACGCGCTTAGGTGTCGTCGTGATTAAGATCTTTGGCTTTAACCCAAGACGTGTACCAACGCGTAAGTTATCAAACGCAGTCATACCTGCCGCGTCGGGAGTTTGACGCCAGGCGGCAACCTCATCACCCCAGGCATGCGTGAATTGAGGACCGCGAAGCGAGTCAGGCTCGTCTGCTGTGAAGAGCGTTGCGGTGTTTCCATTAGGCCAAGTAAGACGACGCTTTGAAGGTTCGTAGTGCGGGCGCTCGCTTGGTGGCGTGATATTTATGATTCCTGATTCGCCTTCTACGATAACGTCACGAACGTCTGCGGCGGTACGCGCAACGAGCGCGAAGCGAAGTTGTCCTTTATTCGTATACCTTGCCTGCTCTCTTACCCACTCTGCTGCAAGGCGCGTCTTACCAAAACCGCGACCTGCAAGTACAAGCCAGATGTTCCAGTCATCACCTACGGGAGACTGCTGCTCAGGACGACCCCAAAACGACCAGTCCCAAGGAAGGGTCTCTTGATCAAGTCCACTTAATATCGCATCACGTTCCTCCTCGGAAAGTATTGCGATCTGCTCGGCTATGCTTTTGCCCATGTACAAATAGTACAATAAGATGCGCTTATTGATTTGTGTACAAAAACGCAGATTCAGTACCTTAAGGTTAAGTGCCTTGGACGTGAGAAAGCGCCCTGCATTACGGGAGCGCTTTGCGAAAACGTCTCCAACATTTTTTACAATTTTTCATATTTTTCTGTTTTCTGTCAAGAGCATAAGGCATTGCCTCTACAAAAAATTGTTTTGTAGATTGTTCCAAAGGTATAGTTGCTTGCTTATTAGTTGCTTTGTCTTAGAAATACTTCAGGCTAGCACCTTTGTAAGATGCTAGCCTGTGACTAGTAGATGTATGTTAGTTCAAGTTAATCTCTACGTTGTTGTCACCTTCAAACAACTTGGTGAATGTGTCAGCGTCAACGTTGCCAGTTGCATTAAGTCCTTTGTCAACCTGGAACTTAGTGACTGCTAGTTTTGTAAGATCACCTAGCCAGCCATCACGATCTGCGTACGCTTCGTTGTAGCCAAGCTCAACAAGGCGACGTTGTACGTGATGAACGGTTAAGCTCTTACGTGCAAACTTGTTCTTGTAGACACAGTTGCTGAGAAACACTGAGTCCTTTTCACCAGAGGAAACAACGTGGTGTGAACTTGCCTTAGGCTTATTAACCTTTGGCTGTTCAACAACTTCTACCGCAACCGCAGGTTCAGGTTCAGGTTCAGGTTCAGGTTCAGGTTCAGGAACTACAACTACAACAGGTTCAGGTTCAGGTTCAGGTACTACTTCTACTGAAGTTGGTTCTACCTCAACAGGAGCTGGTGCCGCAGCATCAACTTCTAGCTCAGTAGGTTGAATGTTTTCTTCGCTCATGGATTTAATATAATCCTATCTCGTGATTATGACTTAGGGAACAGCGGCAGCCACTTGGTTATTGAAGGCTCCTCCGCACTACCGTCATAGGCATTTGGTCCTAGTCCCCATGAGCCCCAGTCAGTTCCACCTTTTGTCATGTGGAATGTAACCTTTGCATTAGTTACTGGGTCAAACAGGTCTGTGTTAGCCGCAAGGTTAAACTTCTCACGACGATCTACACCAAGGCTTCCAATCATGTTGACCTGGAATATGCCGTATGAATTGTCGCCTGTTCTCACATTGTCATTGTGAGCTATAGGTCGACCATTACTCTCCCGCATGGCAACTGCCCATGCTAGCTTTAGGGCTTGGCCCTTGAAGCCTACCGCACGAAGTAGCTCTATAAGCTCGTCCTGCGTTAGCTTCCTTACGCCCTCTAATCTTTCAAGAGGGTTTCCCTTTACAAGCTCGTACTTATGAGCTGGTATTGGTGTTTGTGCGTATTGTACCGTCGCATTTGATGACAAGGCTGTCACCGCAAAGATACCGATTGTTAGTGCTGTTATATAGGCTACGGACGTCATTGCTAGTCCACGTAAAGTGAGCAACGCTAGTTCGCCTCCTTCTTAGGTTAGGGATGGGATAACTCAATGCAGCCACCGCATTAAGCTTCTTGCTACCCTGCAGCTTCTCAGATTTGTGTCTGTCCTCTACCACTTGCACAGGGTTGGAGATATTAAGGTGCGTTAATAAAATAAACGTGCCTCCGTCTCTCCGTATTGAACTTACTGGTAAACTATACCATAATGAAAGTAAAACTTGACCCAAAGTAGGCAGTTTTACTTATTTTTCTTCTTGGCCTTTTCTTCCTCTGCCTTTAGCATTTGAGCTTCAATTTTAAGAAGAAGAGGAGTAAATAGCCTCGCTAGGGATTCAACATCACCTTGGACTTTTGCCTCATTCCGTTTCATGCGGCGAACACCTTTTTGTGCCGCGGTAATGAGTGGGCTGTCATGTACTACACCGTATAGTGGCACTATGACCACCTCCTCTCGTTCTGATGGGTTAATTATATCATCAGAAGGGGGGTCTTGTAAACCCCCCTCGAGAGGAGGCTGGTACCAACTCATAGGTAAACCTACCTTAGTCCCTTTGAGACAGGCAGGCCATTGCGACCGAGGTTAACCCTAGGGCTAGGACCAACGTGCCTTTAGAAGGGTCCAGAAGGGCGATAAGAACCGCTAGAATAGAGCTGGCGGCTGATACCACGGCTGGCCACACAATGTTACGTAACACGGGGTCTAGACCTTACTTGCTCTTTCGGGTCTTACCCTTAAGGCGATCTGAGGTGTTACGGATTGGTGTGCCTGAGTCTGAGATGAGCTTACGAGCCTTGCCGTATGTAATGCCAAGCTCCTGGGCTACCTCAACTACGGACTTGCCAGCTGTATAAAGTGCAGCTGCCTGTTGTGATGACGCTGTTGTCATTTGTTTTCCTTTTCTCGTTTTTTCCTGTTTATTTTTATTACCTTCGAGTGATAGTAATAAGACTCGCGACCGATCGATCAGATCGCGTGCCTCGTTGAGCAGACTACTGCTCAAGATTTATTTTTCTTTTCCGGTTTTGGAGGAACCTTCCCATGCTTGTTGCATAGCATCTTTCCTCCCCATGCGCTACGAGGTTTGACGTTTAGATCACAGTCAGTTCCATATCCTGCCGCATAGCAACGAACTCTGTCCTTGACAAGAATTGAATTGTTAATGGCAGCAATTGCGCGTTTGACAACTGAGTTGCTAATGGCAAATCCATTAGCCTCATGACAGGTCCAACACAGGTATTCATTTCTTCGATGTGCTGGATCTCTAAGTGCATTAGGTGCACCGCAGTTATCACAGTGTTGAATGTTCTTTCGAGTAAATACGATGTTTCGATAATCTGATGCACAAATCAACTTGTCATCAAGTTCATAGACGAGTACGTTTGTGTCACCGCACAAGGAACAGGTGTCATAAACATAGATCTGTTCTCGTTGAACAGTACCTCTTGTCATTGATCCTCCGTAATCGTCCTTAGGAAAAACTATAATCCTTTTTCCTACGTTTGTAAACTATTGAATCGGGTGAACTACGCCAAGGAGCGTTTGGTTCGCGGCAGATGCCTTGTTGAACTCTTTTTCCGCCATGTGGTCATAGGTTGCCGCGATAAGAATAGCAGGAAGACAGAAGGCTATTAGCCCAGTCATTGATGCAAGGAAGTGAATCCAAGATCCACCTACCGCAAGCACTACCATCGCAATTGCCCATAATCCTGACATTACCTTAAGTGAGAACGAGATACGACGGAATTGAAATCCGCGTCTACGAAGTTCCTTTGCTGTTTTCATTTTTATCTCCTTAGTTTAGAGTTGCGATTCCAATAATTGTGCAAAGAACAACTGCAAGAAGTGCAGGCCATGGGCCGCTTGCTAGATTCTCATCTGCCGAGTCTTTAATGTTACCTAAAAAATCTGAAACTTCATCCATGCAATTACCGAAGAAATCTGATACTGAGTTCATTTTGAGCCCCTTTCGTGAGCTTGTCGTTGGTACTATTATATCAGGAAGATCCCGGATATTGGCTATATCCGACTAATATTTTAGAATTTACAGCCAGGACAATCAGAGCGTAGGCAGTCACCGCATATTACTTTATTGTCTTTTTCCATTTTAGTCCCTTTCCTGAGCTTGGTACTATTATATCAGGTAGGTCAGGAAAATAAAGGAAGCCAGGTGGGAATGGGACCACCTGGCTCCTTGGAAAGGGTGTCTACAACTTGAACGAATTGGAGGTACGTCCAAGGAGACCCTTGGCATAAGGTATGAACGGACCTTTGCCAAGTAGGATAATTATATCATACCCACGAGAATAAACGAACCTCTTCATAGACCGTACCTACAACCTCGCTCCAAATTTGCGGTGTGTGGTCAAAAGGTTGATACCCACCAGCTCCTCCGATGAGGACTCGGCCTTGAGCATATGTGTTGGCAATTTGACCTACGACCTTAGCCGCATACTTGTATCCAGGGTAATCGAAGTTAAGGGTTGACAACGGATCTGAAATGTGAGCATCAGCTCCAGTAGCCAACAACACAACATCTGGTTGGATCTTGTGTGATAGCTCAGCAACTTGATCTACCGCATCGCGAAATGCATCATCACCGGAGCCTGGATCTAACGCCCAGTTATAAATACCGAACGAAGGCTTATGTCCATCAAGACCTGTACCTGGAAAAATCACAGAGTCGTGAATCGAGCATGTAACAATATCTCTTGAGCTGGCAAGTAGATTCTCAACGCCATCACCATGATGCGCATCCCAGTCGATATACATAACCTTCATGCCATTACGATGAAATTCCTTTGCAGCCCAAGCCATGTCGTTAAACACGCAAAATCCTGAGCTGTGATTACGTTGAGCATGGTGCTTAGCTCCCTGAGGATTAAAGCCAACCTTTAAGTCACCCGCAAGCATTTTTTCTGTAAGACGAACTGTTCCGGCAAACATGTGTAATGCGACCTTACCCTTGTGGGTATCGTCTGGTCTCCATTCACCGCAATGCCCAAGGTCAAGAACCTTTGAAACATATTCCTTATCGTGAATGGACTCTACGTGAGCTCTATCCGTATCAAGGATGTCTGGTTTTATAATGACGACGTCGTGGTTTTCCTGCAACATCTGTGTTGCATACTTTGCACGAACCGGATTTGTTGGATGCTCGAAATCTGAGCTACCAAGTTTCCAATCAAGATACACATCGTCGTATGAGATATGTAGCTTAGTCATTTAACTTCAACTCCCTTAGATATTTCTCAAAGCTTTGATTTATCAAGACAGCGCTTGAACGCTTTGTCCGCATTAGCTCAATAGCTTGCTCAGCTGTATAGCCTTCAAGCATGAGAACAATTCCCATAGTTAAGCCAGATCTATTGATTCCAGCTTGACATCTAACAAGAACATTCTTGCCAGACTTCCACTGTTCGTGTGCATATTTAGCCGCACGCATTAGTGTAGCCTCATCAAAGCTGGAGTTGTCATCGTAAAATCCGTAACGAACTTCCTCGACAAACCAGTCAACTGGTCGTGCCCATGCATAGAGCGTGACGACTACCTCGAAATCGTTTTTTGTTATTGCACGAGGACCTAATGTGTTGGCCTCGTAATCAATCGTGTCAAAATCATCTGTTCCACCAAGCCAAAGCCCTGAAAGGATCTCGCTCCATAGAGGAAAGTTCCAGTCAATTTCGTGCTGCGGTGCAGCACCAAGTTCCTCTGTACTGTAAGTTGCCATTGTCATGCGTCCTTTCGAATCGGTGGGACAGGGTCCCCATAGGTCTATTATATCAGGTTTGTAAACAACTCTAAAACATGGAGCGGACGACGGGGGTCGAACCCGCGACCTGAACCTTGGCAAGGTTCCGCGCTACCAACTGCGCTACGTCCGCTAGAACTTCTGGGACTTTATAACGATAGGTTCAGCTGAGTAAATATCCCACTTGATTGCAGCAGCTATCGCTTTTTTAATATTCTCTTCTGCTTGTTTCAGTGTCTTTGCTGGACCTAGAATCTCTAGAGCTCCAAGCACAACGTCTCCTCCTGAACCACCGTAATAAACATTACGAACATCTCTGTCCCAAGAGTAGTCTTCGAAAATCGGATATATGACACCACGCACTGCAACTAAAAACATTGAGTCATGAGCTGCCGCATCTCCGTCCTCCTTCATGTCATAACCAGCTTCAATAAAAGCTCGCCGCATCTCTGGAACAAACTTTTTAGTCATAAAGGAATCTAAGTTTTCTGCGCTGTTCGGTGGTTTTGGTGGAGTCCAGCCAAACTGAAGAATGTTAGATCCACGACTTGCACCAGCTCCAGCAATTAGGTATGGTCCGTTTTCGATGACCTTATGAGTTGCCATAGTTGTGTATCGACCTGACTCTTCAGAAGCTCTAGAGTCGCATCCAATAACACACCAACCATTGCCTTGAATCGCGGCAAGCGTAGTCATATTTCTCCCCCAGGGTAGTGGCCTTACGCCTGGGCAAATGTATACCAGGCGCTTGGGCTACGTCTAAAATATTATGCTGGGTCGATTATACCGAGTGGCACAGTCACATTTGATGACTGAACCTCGCCATTAGGAAGATATCTTGCGAATCTTCCCATAGGTGTCTCGAGTCTTACCACTACTTTTGTGCGGTTTTTCGAGATTACAGTTGCATACTGCCCAACCATGTACCGCGTACCTGTAAGTTCATTAAACTTAACTCTATCACCAACGCCAAAGTCGGCAATGGTACGAACATTCCTTACTGTCTTACGGCGGTCTTCAATAGCCTTTGCGATACTTTCGAGGTCAGCATCAAACTGCCCTTCGGCAATACTCGCAAGTAGGGTTGTCTTTGTTTCCATATTGTTCCCCTCCTTTTGGGTAGGGTACTATTATATCATACTTTTGACAGGAATGTAACATCTCCGGGGTAGAATCTTTTCCCGTGAAGGTCATCAACCAGCTTTAAGGCAAGAGCTACCGCTGCTGTCTCACTGGAACTGATGACCTCGAGTTCACGAGTATCGTCACTTGTGTTTCTAGCGTTAAGCCTTACCTTGTATCGGTAAGCTTTTGGCATTAGGCATCAACCTCAGCTTTGAGGTATTGAATCCCTTCAGACTTTTGTGCCTCGTCTTGTTCCCACGGCAAACGTGTTCTATCAATATCAAGTAAGCTGTTGGTAAACATTACCGCAGTCTTCTTTGCAGCGCCCAATGTTGTATGGGCAGCATAACGTTCCTCGCCTGATGCGAGATCCTTTACCTTTACGAGCCACGCGGATTGCGGAGCTTTATTTTTGAGTAGAGTTGCTACTACACTCATCGTTTCCTCTTTTCTTTGTCTTTGTGTTATAAACCTATTATATCAGGTCTTCGTCATCATCCGAATTAGAGCGAGATCGTACCTCTTCCTGTTGGTCCCACATCTCTTGGCGAAGAGCACGTTCGTACTCATCACCGCGATACGAGTTAGAACCAAAGGAGATGTCCTCATCTTGATGAAGCTTATCTAAGCTAAGAACCGCGGTGTGTCCTGAAGCTGCAAACATGATTACGAGCTTTACGTCACCTTCGTTTGCATCATCAACTAAAGCTACCGCAAAGGGAAGTCCTGCGACACCATTGCGATGATAAGCTAGATCAAGTATTTGTAATCTATCTGGGTCAACTCTTGTCACGAGGCTTTCCTTTCAGCAGTACTTGGTCTTTTCTTTGTAATCGTGCAACCTTCAAGCTTTTGTCTTGCTATCCAGTCCTTAGCTGTTTTCTCATCAGAGAACTGACCTAGCCACTTGTCTCCTTGAAAGACGTTAACGAGTTTGTATAGATTACTCATATCGCAGCTCGATTCTTTTTAATGATTGGTTTGTAAGACTTACTACTCGCACCAAGAGCTGGAGTCATGTATCCGTATCTTACAAGACGGAAGCGTAGTGCTCCATGAGTGACGCCAAGCTTCTTAGCAAGATGATAAAGCGTAACCTTTTCCTGGCTATGAACTTTCCAAAGAAGAGCCGCATACTCTTCAGCCTCTTTGCGATATTTCGGAGAATGACTACGAACAAGTTGCGCAAAGGGTTGAAGCTCAAGTAAGCGAGCTAGACTCTGTGCATCTGGCTCGTAGGGTTCGTATTTGTACTTGATGATAGTCTCTGTTGGGAGAGCTGGAATTGGAAATTCCTCAGGGAACATCTTGATTTGCTCAATTAAGTCCTGGCCAATGCTGACGTCGATTTGTCGAATTCGTTCTCTAGTCAAGTCTGTTGCATCCGCGATTGACTGTAAAGTCCAGCCCGCATGTCGTAGTGCAGCAATGTAGGAATTTCTCACCAAAGCATCACTCTCTTTCTCTCTGTGAAGAGAGGTGCCAAATGACTTAAGGATAAGTCTAACGTTTTCAGGTAAAACCTGATTGTTTAGTATCGCATGAGTTTCCTCAATGGAAACGAGCTTGCTGAAGTCTTTTCGTGTTAGTCTCTGTGTTTGTGTCATGGATATATTATATCATACTTTCTTTAGAAAGTAAAATGAAGCTGGGCCACTTCTCCTTAGCCCAGCTCCAAGTGGTACTACTTCTTAGGGAACTTCTTTTGTCCGCGTCTGATTGCAGACATGGTCGTTGAAGCTTCCTTTGTAGTGTTTACCTGAATCTTCTCACCTGTGGAGGTATTGAAGATCAGATAGTGTGAGCTATCCACCGCACGTAAAACCGCAAGGGTCTTACGCTTACGGAAGTAAGCTGGCTTGTAACCATTTGGAAGTTTGACTCCGCGAGCCAAGGGAGGAAGCTGCTCTATGCGAGTTCCAGGCTTGGCACGAGCTGGAGATTTGATCTTCGCAGTCATGGTGTCCTTTCGTCTTTTATGAGCGCCTTGCTCATACTTGCTTATCTATTATATACAGATAAGGCAAATCTGTAAAATCAGTTAGGACAGGGCGAGTGGGTTACACTCGGGTAGAACGTGAGTTCTCCATTCACGGATAATCCTGTCAAAGGTACCCGTATACCCAAACTCCTTAGCTCGAAGGAGAATGGCGTAGTCCGCAAGGGACTCAGCCCAAACCTCTTCATGGTCCTTTGAGTTTTGAGCGGAGCAGCTTACGCAGAAATCTTGTTTTGTTTCCACGATTGGTCCTTGATCTTTTGTTGTAGCTCGCGATTTGGCACGAGCGCCAGAAGAACGAGACCGAGCTCTTCCTCGGTAAGTTTAATTGTGTACTCAACATTACTCACTTTGAGCCTCCTCTAATTCCTTAAGGAATACTTCAATGTCCTTCTTGATGAAGTAGAAAGCATTACCGCATGAGTAGCAATACGCCTCAGTCATAGGGATCTCTCGGCAAAATGCGTCGATACCCGAGTGAATCAGGTCGGTGTTTTCGCAACCTTGCACTTGGCATTTTTTCATTTTCGTCCTTTCGTCGTTTGATTTGGCAGCTCAGAGGACCTACCGCAGACGACCGCTGTAGTGAGCGATGTTCCGCGTGCCCCTGAACTGTTAGTACTATTATATCAGGTTATGGAGTAAACTCTAATACTTTCTTTGCCCAGCTTGCGAGCTTTGGTTCAAACTTGTTTTTGTGGTGGCCGCATAGGTATAGGTCGCCGGAGTCGCCGGAGATCTTCCAAAGGGCACGGGCAACGCGGCACGCGTCACATTGGACATACTCAGAGAAGGTCGTTGGCTCCAAAGGAGCCTGAGCTTCAAGCACCGCACCTGTCTCACTCATGAGATTACTTTATCACGTGAGAGAGATGGTTAAGAGTTTCAGTCACGAGACTTATTGCCTCGAAACTGTTTCCTCCGATATGCCACTCATAAAGCTCACTTAGTCCAGGTCTTCCGAACTCGTATCGCTTCCAATCGTAGATGGTTGCGATTTCTCCGGAGTCAAATTGGATTATCCACTCTGTGGTGACTTTATCACCCATTGAGAATAACTGTGGATCTCCGAAAACCTCGGTAAGTTTTTCACGAGTCGTTTGCACGTATCCCTGCAGTGAAGTTCCACTGGCATTGATTTCTGAATCTGCGAAAAAATTATCTCCGAACTTCATTTCATCCTCCTTAAGCTGAGAAAGCAAGAACGTAACCTTTATCCTGCTTTTCCCAAATTCTTTTGTTAGCGGCAAAGAGTGCTGCTTGCTCGTTTGAGAAGAGCTCAGTCTTCATTTGGCGATTGCGCTTTTCAGCCATTCCCCAAGATACAGTCATACGATTTTTAATGACTTCGATTTCATACATCTTCTTCTTACCAATGAGTCCGCGATTTCCATCGCTCTCTTTTATTAGGCACCAGCGTTTCATTTTATGTCCTTTCGTCGTTTGCGGTGGGTGTTCCGCGTTAGTACTATTATATCAGGTTTAGAGCGAACTCGTAAACTTTTGTAAGATAAAGGCGCCTTTCGGCGCCCATATCTTAAGAATTGCGACTATTTACAAAGTTAGCAATAACGTCTGTTATCGCATCTTGTAGCGATTCTGTAAGCTCATCAATTTCAGTTTCATTAAGATCAACAGGATTTTCTTCCATATAATCAACCATGTCCTGAAGCGCTTCAACTGTTATCGCGTGAACAACTATTTTGCTAGAGTCCATTTCCGTTCCTTTCGTCGTTGTAGTACTATTATATCATAATTCTATTATAAAGTAAACAAGAAATAAAGAAGCTGGCTACGCGGATCGGAGTACACGTAGCCAGCTTTAAAATTACTGGACGAGACAGTTTGCTCACAAAGGGCCTGATTCGCGCTTCACTTTTTGCGCAATACCACATGTCGATGAAGCTATGCGGTTTTAATCCTAACTTCCCTAAGTTAGTATTGCTCTGTCTTTTTCCTAGATCCGGCTCGTCACCGTCAGCTTATCGGGAGTAGTTTCCCCATGGGATACCCTTATGCTCTAAGACCTAGTTAGTCCATTGGTACTATTATATCATGCCCGTCAGGCTTTTAACATCATTTTCCTACAGGCTGGGTTAAATTATTGTTTTGGAGTCTCTTCCCAGTCCGTCAGGTAGCGAGCCTCAAAGTCAGAGGCTGGCCTTTTGAGTCCAAGCTCCGCCATCTTTAGATAGCGGTCAACGTCTGCTCGCTTGCGGGCTCTGAACTTTGAGATTCTTTCGCCCGTCTTGACATCTATAATTTCCCACACGCCTGCTGCAACATTGCGATTACGCATACACTTGCCGTCTAACTTTTTCGGCAAACTCCTGGAGCTGCACAACCCAAGCGTGAGAAAGCTCGATGGTCTCGCCTTCTTCGTCCGTGCCGCCTGTAAATACACAATCGCCTACAATGATATCGGTTTGACCAAATGAGCGTTCCCACATGTGCGTGCTGATGATATTCACCGGTAAGCCCATGAGCTTGCCTTCGTCATTACACCAAAGTGTAAGATCTGGCTTCAAGCTTACCGCTTGAATTAGTCCACCTACCGTGCCTGAAAGCTGATTGTACTCGTCGGTGGAAAGATCAAGTACCTCAGTTGTTAAGTCTGTATTTACCCGTAGCCCTGTTTTCATTTAGCTAACTCCACTTCTGGAAACCACTTCAATAAAGTTTGAAGTAGGTGGTCGTAGTCGCCTGCAGTCATTTCCGCAGTGAACGCGGAAACCTCGTCGCGTCGTCCTTGCTTTTCTAGTTCACGGCGTCCTGCGCCAATTATAGCGAAGGCGTTGCCATCTGTAATGCTAATTGCCATTGGGTGTCCTTTCGTAGATTCTAACCCTTGTGCCAACAGGTGCAGCCGCAAGGAAAAGAGGAGCCATTATTTCTTGGGCAGTAGTCGTGTTCGTCCTCTGTGCAAGAACCGCACTTAGGATGCACTACTGTCTTGCCTTCAAGTTTAGTTATTTTCATAGGTACTATTATATCAGGAAGAGCTTGGATATTGCAGACCTCGTGAAGCAAGTCTTTCGCCAGCTTCGTTTAGTGACGTGATAATTTCAAACACGTCCATTCCGGTGTCCCAACTATCAAACATAGAGACTGCTACGTCCCAGTGTTCGTTTGTGTATTCCTCGCCGGTGTTGCTTTCAACGTCTTCTTTTGTGAACCATTGAATCATAATCTCTGAGTTTGGGTCCTCCTGTTGGAGAGCCGCAAGTACTGTTGATACTTTCATTGGGTGTCCTTTCGTTGTCGTTAATAGTCGTTAATACTATTATATCAGGATTATCCTACTTGGAGTAGCTCATTGCACAATCCGCACCAATACGAGTCTCCGAGTGTGCTTGACTCGTCATACTCATGAAGTATTTCTTCAGTAGGGTGTTTGCAATTTTCAGTAGAGATATGAAGGCAGATACGCTCGCCTCTTATGGCGCATGTCGAACAGACTATAAGCATAGTTTCCACCCTTCCGTCGTTGGTACTATTATATCAGGAATCGAGTACACTCGCAAGATCTTCGTAAAGATCTTCAATGACAGTTCCATGCTCCATGATGACCTTTTCAAACTTGTCATCCATATCGGAAACCTCATCAGGGAGAATCTTGTTTGATGGCATCACATAGATGACATCTCCTGGAGAAAGAATCCACCAGTCACCGTTCTCGTTGGCTACATATAAACTATTCATTGTCGTCTCCTAGTGGATACAGATAGTTGCCAAGGTCAATACCGCAACCAGTTTTGATGATAATCTCACCGGAGTCGTCTATGACTACAGTCGAGCCGTTGAGTCTTTCATCGACCCATTTCTTGAGATGCTCTAGGGTTTGGATGTCTTCTACCTTGAGTTCCATGTTTGTCCTTTCGTCGTTGGTACTATTATATCAGGAATTGGAGACTAGATACAGCTTGTCCACGACCTCTTTGAGCGAGATATACGCCTTCCCAAGGGTTTGGGTCAGGCTGGACACGGTCCCGCCTTGTGAGAGGGACTGAGTGGCCTTCGTTGCCACCGCCACAGCTGAGTTGCTGGTGCCAAGTGTTATGAGCTTGCGCCCCGTCAAATCCTGGGTCGTCCAGCGCCCGTGAGCATACAGGTCAAGGTCTTGCCCGCCGTTGCTTGATGGCATCACCGGAGTGACCCAACCGGCCACGCCGCGCATGCTATAACGAACGTCCGTCGCACCTACTGATATAACCTCAGGGGTACAGGCTGGGTAATCGACCTTTACCTTGTTCCCGCCGTTGCCTGCGGAGGCAACTACCGCGACGCCTGTGCCCGTCAACTTCTTAACTGTTGCCTGGAAGCTAGCCTCGATGGGGCATCCCACATCTGAGTAAGACCGTCCAACGGAAAGTGATACCGCACCGACGTTGAGTCGGGCCGCATTCGCATCTACCCAGTCCATTGCCTGTTGAACTGATCTCATCGTGTAGCTATTGGCAAAGCCTTTGGCGGACATGCCGACGATACGTATGAACACAATGCGAACCGTAGGATCAACCTGAACGGCAACCGAATACATCTGAGAACCGTGATGCATAGCTCTATCCTTCACGTCCTGGTATCTAACGTGAGCTGCACCTGGCCCGTTCATAAACTTTTGTCCATTAGGGCATGTGCCATACTCGATGATACACACTTCCTCAACGAGAGTTGACTTGACCCAGTCAAGCTCGGTGTTAATTCCAGAGTCGATAATCACCAACGTCTTTTGTGCGTTGGCGCTCGCTGGTGAAATTACAAGTGCGGCAAGCGATACTACAAGTAGTGCTACTATCTTTTTCATGATGTCCTTTCGTAGTTAGGTTTAGCTCCGGAGTAGACGCCTTTGACGGAAGGACTGTCTACTCCGGAAGTTGTTAGGCAGCGTTCTTGCTGCCAATCTTTGTAAGTGCGTTTGCCGCAGCAGTACCAATTCTGATTGCCGCGTCTGCAGGATCCATAACGTCGGAAAGTAGAACTGCGTTTGTGCCTCGTGTAAGGTCCATTGCGTCATGCAGATATGGACTCTTACAAAATGGTAACCACAGAACTGCAACACCTTTGTCATCGCATTCCTTAAGCCAATGCTTAGCGTGTTCAGTCTCAACGGAAGTGTAGCGCGCGTCACTTACTACTACGAGCAAGCGTGCACCATTTCCATAGAGTAAGTTTAAAGAACCATCAAGTGCCTTAAACGCCTTATCGAACTTCTCAGTTGAATCAGGCGCAGTGTACACATTGATTTGATCAAGATGTTGTCCTGGCTTTAGAGTAGGAAATACATCCTGCCCAAAGTAAACCATTGCCGCACGAGCTTGAACTCGACGTGCTGCCTCTGACATTGCCCAGGCAGTGACTGCCATAGGGTTCATAGCACTGCCCATTGAACCTGAGATATCAACCATGACGCCAACAGTAAGTGTTGGGTCATCAGTGTGCTTGCGCACAGTGCGACGCCATGGATTGGCTGCCTGCATTGAACCTTGAGCTTTATACGCAGCATTTTGTACAATGGCACGAGTGCGTAAACGTCCAGGTGGAAGTATGGACTGAATCTCGTGTTCATCACGCTCACGATACTTTGCCTTCTCAAGCATCTGTGCAATCTTGACTGCGGCAGCTCTTTCCTTTGCCTCAGGTTTACGAATCTTCTCAAGACGAGAGTTGCTGCCATTAGTGTTGCCTGCCTCAGAAGTATCCTTGAATATCTCATCTGCGACCTTCTTGTGCTCACGATCTTGGCGGGCAGCCTTTGTGCGAACTTCAACTTCTTCTTTCCACTCTTCAGACTGCTGTTGATCCTGAGCGTCATCTGCTACAGCAATGGCAATCGTGTCAATTGCATCTTCGATTTCCTTGATGATCTCTGAAAGTACTGCGATAATCATTTTTACATCTGCTTTTGAAGGAGCGTCAAGTTCCTCGCCGCGTTCCTTTGCAAGGTCACGTAGAATCTGATCCCACTCACGAGCAAGATCATATAAAGGTAGAGGGTTAAGCGCATTTTCAATACCTTGAAAGCGACGCCATACACTTTGCAACTTTTCAAATGTATCCGCACCTAGAAAGTCAATGACAACTGTGTTGATGCCAACGACATCATCTGCGTCAAGTGAACCTGCGTCAACGCGGGCGCTGATAAGAGCAGAGATAAGGGCAATAGATCTAATAGTGTCTGCCTTCTCGATATTTTCACTTATGTCGTGAAGTACAAGATCAAGCACCATAGAGCGAATGAAAATTCTATTCATTGGAAAGTTAGTGACGCCAAGGCGCTCAATGCGAGATTCCTCGAGAGACATGAAGGCATTAAACTCATGAGGAGTTAATTCCTTACTCGCCATTGACAAGTCCATCTTTGAGTAGCGAGCGTGCAGTGCCTCATGAAAGATAGCACCTGCTGCCTTTGGCCAATCAAAGAGTGAATCGCGATCTGAAAGATCACCTATCATTGAAGGGATAACACCCTTACCAAATGCTAAGTCAACATTAACCTCGACTTCAGCTAAAGCTGGATTGTAGCATGCAGGGGCTGGACCTCCAGCGCCTGGGCCTACGTATGCCACAACGTCAGAGCGTCCTGCCCATGTGTTTACCAAGGAGCCAATCTGAGCTCCAAGGGGTAGCCACTCTGGTGGCGTTTGTTTCGCGCGGGTCGCGGATACCTTTATGTGTCCCATAGTTTGTCCTTCCGTCAGTAGGTACTATTATATCAGGAAATGGAGGAGGTCCCTGACACCCATGACAGGGACCTCACTCTTCACGCCAAGGGGATTAGATCTTGGCTGGTCGGCACTCTTCACCGAACACCCTGGTGAACACATCCGCAACGACGGGGCGGTCGAGTTCAGGTGCTGCAGCGATGATGTTCGCAATAGCGAACTTAGTGCCGAAGGTTTTTGAGATATCGCGGAACGCGAGTAGCTCACGCATTTGTGGTGCCCAACCACATTCACCAGATTGTTGGCGACGTGATAGGTTTTGAGCAACTACAACTATCTGTTGTGGCGCTCCAAGCTTTTTAGCAAGCATGAAGTCAGTTGACATCTCAACTTGAAGTACGAAGCGAGATAGTAAAGCTTCTGAAAGTCTTACTCCAGGAGCATTTGGATTTGTAGCAGCGATGACATAGAAGCCTTCCTTGGCTTTGATGGTACCGCGCTCTGGATTGGCAGTGATAGTTAACTCATTAGTTCCATCCATAAGTGAATAGACACCGGAGAGAACCTTTGGATCAATGAGACCAATCTCATCAATGAACAGTGGGCGACCTTCCTCGGCAGCTTTGACAAGTGGACCATCGACCCACTCGAATCCACCTGAAGGAGTTTGGACGTATCCACCAATGAAGTCTGCAAGTTCAGCATCACCTGTACCAAGTACAGAGATTACATTTGAAAACGCTGCTTGCACAAGTGCAGTCTTACCACAACCTGGAGCACCATAAAGCAAGACGAATTGCATCTCTTGATGCGCCTTACGTAGAACTTGCACGTCATCGTGCTCACCCCACTTGCGGGCATGATACTTCTCGCCATTAGGGCGAATGTATGTCTCGTCACCGACGAGTGCATCTGCTGACACTACAGGGACCACTTTCTTGGCTGCCGCACGAACGATAACCTTACCCTGAGGTGCAACCATTGATTTAAGTTCAGAGGACAGATCCTCATGGAGATTCTGACCTGCTGCCTTTAAGAATAAATCGCTAAGTTTAGGTGACGCGCCTGGCGCCATCGAATCTAGCTTATCTAATACTATTGTTGACATGTGGGTGTTTTCCTTTCGTCGTTGTTGTTAAGCGAATAACTTATCGCCGAAGCCTAAGGCTTTGCGAACACGGGTGATGCGACCTAGAACCTTGTAAGGGGTTCTTGAGTTGCGGATGTCTTCAAGATCTGCCAGTGATACCTCAACCACAAGTGGCTGCTTGAACAGCTTATAACTGTGACTATCAAGACGTGAGACTATAGTCTCAAGAAATGCTAGGCGAGATTCTGTAACTGATTTAGTATCCTCAAGAGAATACTTTTTGAAGTTTCCAAATTCATCCTTTGCAAGAACTGGAAGCGCATATGTCTTCCACCCCCTACGCGGGTGAAGGCTGGAAATTTGGCGGCGATACATCGTAGCGGGTACGTTGCGACCATCGCTGGTAAGCCCATCTGGAGTTAGAAGCATTTGGTACGTTTGAACACCAAGGCGAAACTCCATGTATAAGGCACTACCTATAACCTTGTCTTTATCCAACATGGGTGTATCCTTTCGTCGTTTGAAGTACTATTATATCAGGTAAATCTTTAGAGATACGCAGGGGACCGGAATTGTTTCCGACCCTCTAGAGTCTTAAGTCGTTCAGGTGACCACCGGGTCGACCCTGCGTATAGTACTATTATATCAGGCTAGAGTGCGCTCGTTTACCATACTACCTGATATAATAGTATTACGGGAAACCAACCGGCCAACCGAAGACACAGAGACGAAGGGTAGGGACCAAATGTCCAGCACCGCAATTCGTACCACAGTGACCGAGGTCACTGTTACAAAGACAGTGCGCCACCTTAATAAGAGCGTGGATGCAACTGTCAAGGCGTTTGCCAAAACCAAAGAGGACTTGAAAGTTCTCGAGGCACAGAAGAAAGCTCTTGAAGAGCAGATTCGCAATTTGATGGACGGCGCTTCAGTCGGATACATTGATGGAGTAAAGCGTGTTGAGATTCTTGACCGCAAGCTCACCAAGGTCGACCGCAAGAAGCTTCAGGAAGCTTATCCAGAAGCATACGAGGCGACTCTTAAAACAACTGAATATACAATTGTTGACGCTGAATAATCTCAGCTAAAACTAAGAGACCCCTGGCGAAAGCCAGGGGTTTTCTTTTTACTTCTTACTCTCCGGGGTTTATAACACCTGACGCGCAATCAAGACAGACAAGCCAAACGTCTTCTTCGTCTTCAATGCAGATAACGCAGGGAAAGAACTTTCGCATTTCAAACCCAACCGCAACATCACAATTAGCGCACTGCGCATCAATTAGAAACTCTGACAATCCTTCAGAGCCAGTTGCACGCACTGCATCTGGAGTCTCCGCTACGTATAGCTCAATTGCCATACGTCAAACCGTAATTGGTTTATACGTCTCCAACTAGGTTACGGATCTTCCTTTGCAGGAGATTAAGCTCGGCCTTGGTTGCTGCAAGCTCTTCCTGTAGGGAAGATGTTCGCTCTGCAACGAGCTTTTCAATTAGGTAATCAATCACGGGGCTTTTTGATAGTTCCTCGTTGGATTGAGTAATCTCTTGCTTAATGATCTTCCTGTTTTTAGAGTTTCGAACTCCAGGCTTACGTCCACTTGTGTCTGTAAGTATGATTCCTGGGACTGCTTCAGTAATGGTTCTCTCTGGAACCTCACCTGCAGGAGCCCACCAAAGGACTGCCTGTAAGGCTCTAACCTTTAAGCCATTGGCTCTAACAACGCGTTCCTGTTGCGTTTCAGCTCGATTAGAAATTCTACCTTGCTTATTAAGTTCTAGTAAGTAAAGTCGAACTTGATTTACATCGAGTGATTTGCCAAGCTTAGTTTCAATAAGCTTAGCTATTTCTATAGTGGTAAGTGGTTGAGCACTTTCCTCAAGAATTATAGCTATCAAATCAAGAAGCAAAACCTTATCGCTCTTAGCTTGCTCGATATGCCTCCTGAGCTTTTCAGGAAGTGATCTGCGAATCGGAGTTGTCTCCTGTTCATTGGTAGCCTGCAATATTGGTTGACTCGATGAGAGTTCAACCGGAGTAGTGAATCTTGCTATGTGTTTTATTTTTGGCATGAGATCAATTATAACAGGAAAGGTGCTCAAAACTCGGCAAGGCTAAAAGATGTTTTAGGGGTTTTGGAGGCTTTAGCCCGGAGACTTCTTAATTCTTACACAGAAGTAAATTTTTGCAACTTGCAAAAATTCTACAGGCCATTTTGACAAAAGTACAATTACGGAACAAAACGGACACTGCAGCTAAGCATCAAGCTGGAACTTCCGTGTACGTTCGCCAAGAAGTTGTAAGCTAGCTCGATCGGGAATTCCGCTTGCGTCAGCTCCAACCCGTCCGGTGATTCGTTGCCAGCGTGCATAGGCGCTCTTAGTTTGTCCGTCGAACATGTCAGGAGTTTCCCCTATGAGACCCGTCACCTGTTTTAGGGCAAGCTGTACCAGACCGATGTCCTTGTTACGTCGTCCAGACGTTACCCGTCTCACGTCCAGTATAGGGGCAGGCTGACCCGTCTCTTGTTTTATTGTTGGGGCAGGCTGCACTCTCGCAAACGCGAGAATCTCATGCCCGTCACGTATCCGTCTAAATACACCCCGCAGGCTGGGGTCCGATTTGGCAAGCCCGCTTGACACATCACCTTCGATGGTTCCGACCAGGCCTGCGGTCTCCCACTCCCTAACGTCAGCTACCAGGCCAACATGCATAACCTGAAAAGGCGAGCCCGTTGCAAACGTAAAGAACACGATGTCACCAGGCTGGGGTTTTTCTACGACCCGTCTGGTCTTTATAAACTCAGCAAGCCCGCTGGCTGGGTATGTCACACTTGGAATGATTAAGCCTGCATCATGAAACACGCAGTCAATAAACGCACCCGCCCATGTTACTCCTGAGTAACCGACGCGCTCGGAGAACTCTACCCGTCCTCCTTGAGAGAGCTGGCCTAACCAGGCTGTTGCCGTCTCTAGTTGTTTAGGCGGCTCAGGCTGCGTAGTGCGTAAGAAGAACTTTTTCCAATTGGTTAACAAGTGTCTCTGCCTCATTTGCTCTAGCCGTTAGGCGAATATGCTCTTCACGAGTTGCAGCAAGCTCAACGTCATTGATAAGTTTAGCCGCATGTTCACGCATTAAGAACAGGGTCTCCTCAAGCTGGGTTACTGTCATCGCCTGTGATCTCCTGTGCGTCTTCTATATTTGAGTTGTCACTTGCCGTCACTGGGTCTAACGCTCGATCAACGATCTCTCCTGCAACGATAAGAGCGCCCGCCTTCAATCGCTCGAGTCTCTCGGCGATGATTACAGACGCTGGCCTGTCGTTAGTTAAAACCGTCGCGTCTAACTCTATACCGCCACGGACTCCCGCGCGATCTAGAATCTCCGTAGAGGCTTTTAATCTTACTGGCTCACTAGTTGCGTATTGCATTAACTCCTCGAGAGCATCAACTGCATATGGAGCGGATTGAACTAACTTCTTACGAGCACGCTCAATCTCGTCGGACGGTCTCTTGGCAACATGGCGGAGATGAACACGACACATTCCGGAGTCCTTAGGGCGGCCCGAGGTCCAGAGCATACAGCGAATGCCGTCATCTTTAATATACGTGCAGCGAGTTGGAAGCGCGGTTGGTCTTCTCTTCTCGGTGGCAATTGGATTATCTTGCTCAGCCATCCACATCTTGGTGGCACCAAGGACCCAGGTAGGAACTAGGTTGTCCGAGGCAGGCTCTGCAATTAGGTCCATGCCTGAAAGGTAGTCTGAGTTGATGTTGCCTGGATCAACCATGATCGGTTTCTTCTCCGCAAGAGACAGGAGCCGTCTCTGCTTGACCATGTCCTTTGAGCGGGCCATGATGAGACCCGTCGGTACACCGTTTGAAGCGTAGACCGTGTCCCAGCCAAGTTGGTTGGATCTTAGGATGGATCTGTTTTCAAAGGTATCCTCACAGACACCGCGCTCTGACTCGATGATTCCAAGTGAGCCGAGGTCCGGGCGAAGGTTTACACCTTCCTCAAGAATTAAAAAATCAGGAGCGTCTTCGCTATCCTGTGATGCAAGTTCTTTGCTGCTCATAGTTCAATTGTACACAGGGGAAGAAAAAGAGACAGTCTCCAACTCGGGGGAGAGGATTAGAGCTGGAGACTGCCTGTTCTAGTTTTGGGGCTTAAGCTTTCTTTCCGAAAGCGGTATCGCTTGGGTTTAGGTAGCGAAGAATTACTGGAAGGATAGCCGCGAGGCCAGCCTTAGCAATGTCCGCTGGATCGGTAACACCAGCCATGTATACTGCAATTCCTGCGGCAAGAAATGAACGTGCCCAGGATGCTGCCATAGCTTTTAGTTCTTTTGACATGTAGTCTCCTTTTGAGTCAAGGGGTTGACTCGAGGAAATTCTACACGGGTGTTGGAAAGTTTATTTGGGAAGTCGAATCAGAAACCCGCGCTTTTAAGGCATGTAGAAACAGTACTAGTAAACTGCTTCAAACACTTGCGGGAAGTATGGGATCCTCTCCGTTTATCACGTCAATGGCTCTGCGCAATCCCAGGGTATAAAGCGAGTCATCATTGGGCACTTCCGTCTCCCAGGTATCCATCATTTTTGATAACTCAGCAGAGAGATACTCTTGCCACTTATCAAAGGCAGTGAATATCACAAGCTCAAGTTCGCCGGGGTGGACTGGTGGATCATTTAGTTGTTTAGAGATTTGAGAGTAAAGCTCAAGAGCAATTACGTCTTTCTTCTTTGGTGTCATTTTTTCTCCTTATTTTTAGTAGCGGTCACATCCTTGGGCTTCCATGACTTATTACATGAACACCCACATATCCATAACTTATCAAACCACGCGATTTCATGAGCGCAGTTATTGTGAATTCCCTCCTGGCAAAAACCACAGGGCTTTTCTCGGTGGATAATCTCTCGAGTGCCAAACCACTCGTTGTGATTATTAGGTTCCTTACTCAACGCGCAACACCGTCCCCTTGTGATGAAGAAGCTTTACCTGAGGATCCAGCATTATCTTAAATCCGGCCTCCTTGGCATTTTCACACCAGGCATAGTCCTCACCCATGTTTACCTCGAAACCAATTTCCTCCTGCCAAAGTATGTGACGAATCTTGAACCAGGGGCGAGGTATCTTTTCAAAGACACCTTGCTTCATTGCAACAAAACCAAAACCAACGCCGCCAACCTCAATGGGATCCCAGTCCAGCAGTAGATCCTTCTTGTTAGTTTTTTGAGGTCGCCCGTCCTTATCTGGAAAGTTCACCGCGATGGTTCCGTTAGGGTGAGTCTGGTAGACGCCAGAGATGATTTCATGCTCTGACTCATAGATCTTCATAAACTGTTCAGGCGTCCACTCAATATCTGAGTCGATCCAAAAGATCTTCCTGTAGGTGTATTTTCCACCGCCAATGTCTCTAGTCTTCCAGTTATGTCCATAAGAATCGGTTGCAACCATCTCACGAGTACTGGGGATAAATGATCCGGACTTATGAAGCAGGTGGTATGAGATCCCCCTCTCATTAAGAACGCGGGTAGTCGCAACTAAGCTCGTCACATACTCAGGCACAAACGAAAACGCAGGTGTCGCAATCAGGACGTCATAGTGAACTACATCCGCCTTGACCATGGGAAGCTCGTTTATGTGACTCACACCGCGACTCTGCAATCATCACAAAGCAACGCATCAAACCCAGTCGCATAATCTGCGCTATACCCATTTTGAGTCACAGGCACGGGAGTAACCCGTTTATCAGAGGAACCGCAACGTGCACACTGTAATGAAACAATCCACTCAACCTGACGCCCAGCTTCAAGGCAGGCAGAGATTCCACGGGTTAATGCATGCATCGGTCCTGCGCCCTCAGTCTTACGTAGGAACATTCTTGTGTCCTCTGCCTCAAGGACAGGAGTGATCTTCTTGCAAGGGCACATCATGGCACTGGGCTTACACACAAGTATTCCGTTGTAGGTTGTGTGCTTACTTACCGCATGACCACAGACGCAAACCCGTCTATCCCTCTTGGTCTTACTCTTGCGTGTAAGTTTTTTATCTACCTCTCGAGCTTCCTCGACAGATATTCCCATAGCCTCAAGGGCATTTTCACTAGACACTAAACCACATCCAGCCAAACGAAACCCAGCAATACGAAAGCATAGCCGCGATGGCATAAAGCATTCTACTCATCATTTTGTTCTCGTTCTTCACTGGCCAAGCATAGAAAAACAGAATCCCAGCCGCGATAGTTCCTAGTATCAAAGCAATCAAAACTCCAGTATCTCTCATGTAAAATTCCTCTCTGTGTACTCGGGTTAAACCTTCCTGTAATTATATAACTATTTCTACTGAAAAGTACAACCATACTCAACCATAGTTCAACTATAATTCATAATTCTTTAATACTCAACTATATTTATCGTCGCCCCTAGGAGAAACTCCTTACACGTATACTAAATATAGTAGAGTATTAAAGAATTAAGATATACAGAATATTATAAATATGGGGCTTACTAGGTCGTTTTGAACTTTTTGAATTACTTTTTTGACCTAGTATGTCTCCAATAGCCTACTAGGTCTCTTTGACGTTTTCGAACTACTTTTCTTACCTAGTATGTCAAGAAGGTGCCGTCTCCTTCGTCACCTAATAATAAACCCCGAGATCTTCGTTTATATAATAGCAATATAGTTGAGCGTGGTTGACTATTATAAGTGGTTGAGCATTATAAATATACAAACAATTATATCTTTTTTCGCCCTAAAATCACCGCTTTCAAAGCCTCATCGCGCTCCCATTTACAGGTTAAGATTTCATCATGTTATCTCGTGGAGCGTCAGGAGTACCAAACTACTCGCCACATGCTCAGGCGATGTTGCGCCTTACAGCTTGCTCTACTACTCTGCGCTCTCTAATTCTTAACCTTGAGGATCCTCAGGAGGAAGATCTTCGCGTTAATCTTCTCATATCCTGTGACGAGGTAATAAATCAAGCAAATCAGCTCTACCTTCAAATCTCAGAGATGACTTGGAAAGAACTTGATAGACGTAATCACCCCTCATCTGATAACGCATAACCTTAATCATTTTCCCAATAGCAAGATAGAATAGCAACATGGCTCGCATACTAGGAACAATCGCCAGCTCTATCTTCGAAGACCTTGGCGACTTTGAGTCTATTGCTACTGTAAGCGTTGGTAGCGGTGGCACTTCAACTATCACTTTTAGTTCTATACCTGCCACTTTTACGCATTTGCAGATTAGAGCATTTGTGCAAACAGACCGTGGTACTTTTGGAGTTGACGGTATGGGGTTGCAAATTAATGGAAGTGCAGGAACGAATTACGCCTATCATTATTTAAGAGGCAGTGGCTCTGCCGTTGCTGCTGCTGCTGTTACATCAGCAAGTTCAATTGCTGAACTTAGCACAGTCGGCTGTGGAACAACCACTGGTGGAACTTTTGGTATTAGCATTATAGATATTTTAGATTATGCAAACACCGACAAATACAAAACAATACGTAACTTAAACGGTGCTGATGTTAATGGATTAGTAGGAGGCGTTGGTGGATTTATTTCTTTAGTATCTGGTCTATGGATGCAAACAAATGCAATTACTTCTTTAGTTTTTAATCCTAACTCTGGAACGAATTTCACTCAATACTCCTACTTCGCCCTCTACGGAATACGGAGCGCATAATGCCTATAACTTATGAACCGATAGCAACAGCAACTGCTTCAGGTAGCCAATCAGAAATTCTTTTTACTAATATTAGTCAGTCTTATACTGACCTTGTAGTGGTTGTGCAAGCAACCGAAAGCGGCTCAGATGGAATGGATATGAGAGTCGGTAATGGCTCAATAGATTCAGGAAATAATTACTCTTTCACAGTATTAAGAGGTCAGAGTGGTTCTGCTTCTTCATACAGAGTGACCAATTATTCAGCGATGGAAATAGGGCAAGTAAATACAACTCAAAGCATACACATAGCACACATTCTGAATTATTCAAACACAACTACCTACAAAACTTTTTTAGCAAGAGAAAATAATGTAGATGTCAGAGTGGCGGGAAGAGTTGGTCTATGGCGTAGCACTTCCGCTATAAATCAAATTAATTTTAAGAATGGCAGCAATGTTAATCACACGGCTGGCTCAACCTTCACCCTCTACGGAATAAAAAGTGCGTGACCTTATGACAACTAATTTTAGAAAGGCGGCATAATGGCTAACACATATACGGCAATAGCCACTGTAACTGTGGATAGTGGTGGGGCTGCAACAATGGCTTTTAGTTCTATACCTGCAACTTATACTGACCTAAACATTGTGGCCTCTCTTAGAACAACTGCAAATGATGGCTACCAATCTGTAACTGTAAATTTCAATGGCAGTCCTACGTATTCATTGAGGCGTTTATACAACACAGGTTCTGACTCTGCTAATGCTGACTACTGGGCTATTGCCCCCGCTGATAGCGCATCCCTTATGACTGCTAGTACATATGGCAGTCTATCTATTTATTTACCCAACTACACAAGTTCAGCAAATAAATCAGCAAGCGTTGATGTTGTAGTGGAAAACAATGTTTCAGGTGGTGTGTCTTGGCAGGGACTGAATGCTGGATTAGCAACACTTACAAGCGCAATTACTACTATTACACTTGCGCCATATGGCGGAAATAATTTCAAGCAATACTCCACCGCCACCCTATACGGAATCAAAAACTCATAAGAAAGGAAAACAATGCCAACCAAACTAATCGTAGATTGCTCAACTGGAGTGACCACAGAGGTAGAACTAACTGCCGAAGAGATTGCCCAGCGCGAGGCAGATGCAGCAGCCTACGCTGTAGCAGAAGCAGAACGTCTTGCAGCGGCTGAGTCACTTGCTGCGCTCAAAGCTTCAGCCAAGGCCAAGTTAATTGCAGGCCAGCCCTTAACGGCTGAGGAAGCAGACACGCTCGTTATTTAATACTTTCTTGCATTTGTCTTGCATTTGATTGTCATTTACAGGAAGATAGTATAGAATAGCACACGGGGAGATTCCATAAGGAGTCTAGTTGTCGTCTCGTCATCGCGCTCGTAAACTTGCGCTCGCTACTTTTCTTGCCGCGGGCTCTAGCCTTTCTTTTTTAACACCTTCTCTTGCGACGGAGTCAACTTCTCAACCTTCGCCTTCGCCCTCTGCAGATCCAACTCCGCAGCCATCTTCAGAGCCGTCTCCCACTTCAACCTCGTCTCCAACTCCAACACCCTCCGCTTCAACGGAGCCGACGCCCACACCCACCCCAGAACAATCCCAGACCCAAGCGAGTACAACGCAAACAACATCTCCAGAGTCGTCATCTTCTACTCCCCCAAGTCCTCAAGAAAGTCCGTCTCCTCAAACATCTTCGTCAAGCTCGACAGAATCAAATAGCTCGCAGCAAGGGCCGTCAACACAAGACCAAACACAAACAAGCTCAACTTCTTCATCCTCAGATTCTATTACGCCTGTCCCGGTAACGACCCCTACAACTCCTCCACCTCCTCCTACAAACCAGGATCTCGTCAACCAAGCACAGACAACTCTTACCGCCCAAAGTGTAATACTCACCGAGGTTTCTAACACCTCTGCCTCCCTTCCCGCCCCTGCTCCCTCTACAACAACTGCGGCGATTACTACTGCTCAAACGGCTATTCAAGATGCTCAAACGGCTACCACCGAGGCACAAACTGCTATTACTACCCAAACTACCGCCGAGGCAGCAGTTACCACCGCTCAAACAAATTTGACCCAATCACAGGAAAATACAGCTACTGCCGAAACAAATTTAACTCAAGCTCAAACAACTCTCACCGCCGCTCAAGCAGCGGTCACAACTCAAACACAGGTTGTTACGCAGGTAACTGAAACATTGACCCAGGCGCAGACAACTCTCACTGAGGCAACGACTGCGGTCACAACTCAAACAGCAGTTGTAACTCAGGCAACCACCGAGGCGCAACAGGCACAGGCAGCTGCGGATGCAGCAAACACAAGTACAAGCGTTACTCACACCGAGACATTTGCAAATAATACGATTAACAACTCGTCTGGAACTGGCGCGGTCGCAATCACGGTTGGAACATCTCCCGTATCAACTACATCTCAAAATGGAGTATCGATCGGCGGAAACTGGACTACAGGCAATTCAAACGCAGTCTCCGGATCCGCGCTTATTCTTATGAGTCCTTCCGCTGAAACTACAATTCAATTTCTTAATACATCAAATACAACCGTCTCCCAGGTTGAGTTTGGCGTCTACGCAAAGAACGGTGATGGCACTGCTACAACTAAATATACGGACGGAACAACATCAACGTTTACTATTGAAAATAACGTAGGAACTCAAAACGGTCAGTCAAATACAACGTACACTCATACCGAGACCGTTGTAGCTCCACAGGGCAAGAAGATTCACGAGATTGTAATTGCGCCTGACTGGGATTACTACGTTATTGACAACATAAAGGTAACGACAACCACACAAACATCTGATCCTTCATTGATTGCCACGGCTCAACAAGCGCAGGCAGTTGTTGCTTCCGAGACCCAAACTCTAACAACTCTTCAAACCCAAGAGGCAACCGCCCAAACTGCGGTAACTCAGGCGCAAACAGTTGTAACCAATGAGACCCAAACATTAACAACTCTTCAGGCAGTTGAAACTCAAAAGGCCAATGACGTTTCCACCGCACAAACTGCGGTGACGCAAGCACAAACCCAGGAGGCTCAGGCAGCCGTTACGGTAGTTCAAGCACAGGAGACTCTCGCCTCCGCAGAGCAGGCAGCAACAACTGCAATCACACAGATGCAGGAAAAGGTAGAAATTGCAACGCAGGCGGTCACCGTTGCGGACGTTCACGTTGACCTTGATGTTGCGCAAAAAAATATTAACACCCAAACTCAAACTGCAACTGCAAACAACACTCTAACGCAGGCAGCTCCAATTATTCAGGACGCGCAGGCAGCGGTTGATACCGCCCGCGTAATTGCGGTTGCGGCATCACAGGCAGTTACAGACGCGATGACTCAAAATGCAACTGCACCAACTGTCACGCAAGCACAAGCTCAAGTTACGACATCAACAACAGCAGTTGCCTCTGCACAGGAAAACGTTACGTCCGCTCAAGCAACTGTCTCGATTGAGCAAACTCAGGTTGCTAGTGCACAAACTGCGCTCGCGACTGCGCAAACGGTAGTTGATTCACAAACAACTCCAGGTGTTGATGCGACCGTCTATAACAACCTTGGATATAACAACGTACCGCCGCTTCCTGCAGATGATCGCATCATCGCAGAGACCACGGTTAACAACATTCAATTTAACTGGGGATCAGGCGCTGTCTTAGGAACCTTATCCGAGGACGTTGCGGTTAAGTTTACCGCGCAACTAACTGCACCCGTCACAGGCACCATTCAATTTTATGCGCCTGCAGATGACGGAACGATACTGCAGCTTGATGGAAATACCGTTATCAATGATTGGTATGACAAGGGTGGCGGTGGCACTATTCACTCCTACACGGTCAATGCCAATGATCCGATGGATATGACCTTTTGGTTTTATGAAAACGGCGGTGGCGCAAACGTAACCCTGATGTGGAACCTTAATAATGGTCAAGGCTGGGTTGCGGTTCCTGCAAGTGCATTTACACAAACCGCCGCGTCCTTAGAGCAAATACAAGCATTGTCAGATGCAAATAACACATTGACCCTAGAGCTTCAACAACTTGCGGTTGCGCAAACAAACTTAACGAGTGCGCAGTCAACTCTTACAAGCACGCAGACAAGTTTAACAAGCGCACAGACAACTCTTACAGATTCCCAGGATGCAGACGCAGCTGTTGTTGACGCATCACTTGCCGTGACGGCTGCGATTAACGCAATCAACGTTGCAGAGACATATACCAATTCACTAAGCTCAGATATTCATGCGGTCCTAACTCCAACCATCACGGAGTCTACAGCTCAGGACGGATCAGTTACACTTACCGTTACCGCGCCAACAGGGTATGAGCCTAACACCTGGTTTTACCAGGTTGTTACCTCAAACCCAGATGCTCAAAATCCATATGCTAACGGAACCTGGAATACATTAGGAGCTCCAGCATCATTTATGATTACAGGTTTATCAAATGGAGTTACCTATACAGTTCGCGTTGCTCACTGGAACGGTGACGTAAGCAGCTACACTGAAGCTACCGTTACACCAATTTCAACAACAACAACACCTATCTACGTTCCAGAGACTCCGTATACTCCAGAACCAGAACCAACTCCAGAACCAGAACCAACTCCAGAACCAGAACCAGAGCCAGAGCCTGAAGAAGAAGAAGAAGAAGAAGAAGAAGAAGAAGAAGAAGAATCTGAAGAGGAAAAGCCTGAAGACGAAGAAGAGTCTGAAGAGTCTGAAGAGTCTGAAGACGACGAAGAATCAGACAGTGAAGATGAAGAGTCTACTCCTGAGGACGACGAGTCTGAGCCAGACGTTGAAGACTCTGAAACAGAAACTCAACCAGACGAAGAAGACCTTGACCCACAAACACCAGAAGACCCCCAGACAGACCCAGAAACAGAGCAACCAGAAGAACCGGTAGACTCAGAAGAAGAAGAGGAATCACCAGAAGAAGAGCAAGAAGACGACGAAGAACCAGTAGCACCTGAACCTCCTAAGGAAGAGACAAAACCTAACGAGCCAGATACTACACCAAAAGAAGAAAAAGTAAACAACCTTCAGGACGCTCTTAAGGACGGAACCGTCTCAAAGGCAGAGGCAACCCAAATCATCGAGTCAATTACCTCTAAATCAGATACAGAGTTATCCTCAAGTGAACGCGCGGTTGTGGCAACAGTTTTGGTTGCTGCCTACGCGGCCGAGGGAGGAGCAGTTCCTGCAAGTGTTATGGCCGAGGCAGGAATTGCCGCAAAGGACCTTCCACCTGATACTCCAGTTGAGCTTACAAATGGTGTTGTGATAGTTGCGGAGGTTCAGGCAGCGTTCGAGGTTCTTGCAGATCCGGGAGAACTTGCTGCGGCGATATTTTCAGATCCAGGACAGGTACTAACAGCTCTCTCAAATCTTGGTGAAGACATGTCCGAGGAGGAGCGTGAAGAATCACAAAAGGTTGTTGTTGCATCTGTAGTCGCGACTGGAGTTGCAGTTCAAGCAGCTGCAGCGGCTGCCACGACTGCCGCGGCGGCAGCAGCATCAACATCATCTTCTAGTTCTAGCAGCTCTAGCTCGCGCTCATCATCTGGCGACTCAGGAGCTCCCGTTGGAAGAGAAGGTGGCACGAAGCGTCGCCCTAGCTCAAAGAATAAGCCTAAAGCCAAGAAGGCAGTTAAAAAGTCCGGTAGAATACGACGTAACCCCCTAAGGAGAAAAGCAACATGATAGCACTACTAAAGGATATTTTTCGGGACCTTACCGATCAGGCCTGGACTTTTTTAGGAATGTTCGTTGCTTGGTTAGTTTTAGATGGGTCAGCAAGAACAATGACTGGCTATGCTATTGGAGCTACAACTGTCTTTTGGATTATCACCTATCCAATCCGTAACCCTAAGGAAGACGACTCCGCGGACGCTGACTAGTAGATAGGTTAGAATAACAAAATGCCTATATTAGGAAGCTCGAGCTCAGGCGGTAAAGGATCCGTTCCAGGAACCCCAACAGTCGGAACTGCTACGGTAACAAATGATACTACCGTGTCCCTTACCTTTACAGCTCCATTTTCAAAGTTACCCATCACTTCCTACGCAGTAACGTCTAGTCCAAGCATTGCTCTTACAACTACAGGAACTACATCGCCTCTTACAATTACAGGAACTTTTGTTTCTAATACCTCTTACACGTTTACTATCACTGCAACAAACGCAAATGGAACTTCTTCTGCCTCTTCTGCAAGTAATTCAGTCACACCTCTTTCATCATATACTTTGGCTTTAACTGCTACTACAACTCAAAACTGGACAGTTCCAAATGGAGTAAGTAAAATTGCAGTTTATGTAATTGGTGGCGGTGCTGGAGGAAATTCGGGAGGAGCAGGTACTACTGGATTTAGTAACGATTTCGGAAGTTTTTCTGTTTCAGGGGCAGGTGGTAATGGTGGACAAGGTTCTGGCGGTGTAGCATTTGCAGATTATGACGTAACTCCTGCAACAACATATAGCCTTACAGTTGGCGCAAAAGGTAATAGTAGTAATGCTGGAACAGCATCACAATTTGGAAATTTAGCAAATTCTGGCGCTGGAGGTGGAAGTGGTCCTAATTCAAATGTCGTAGGAGCAGTTACTGTTAATAAGGCAAATGCAGGAAATGGTGGTGGTAGTGTCACTGCGAGCAACCAAAATGGTAACTCCCAATTTGATTTGCAATCTGGAAATAACGGCAGTGGCGGAAGTTCACTCACATTTAATCAGTCTGGTTTAACATCATATCAACTAGGTGGTGGCGGTGGAGGTGGCGGAGGCGGTGGCGCTTCCAACACTTCTCAGTTTAGAAATGGCTCAAATGGAGGCTCTGGATCAAATTCTGCTGGAAATGGTGGCGCAGGTGGAATTGCAGTTGTAGAGGGCAATTCCAGTCCGTATACAGCAATTGCTGGAAATGGTGGCGCAGGAAACGCTGCTAGTACATCAAACACTGCACACGGCGCAGGCGGTGGCGGTGGTGGCGGCGGAGGTGCTGCAAGATTTAATACTATTGCTACTGGTAGTGGTGGTAGTGGCGGTGCGGGAGCAAACGGAATAATTTATGTTTATACAAAATGAGAATAAAAAATGAATCATATTGAAAATCATCCACAAGCATATTTAGACTCTAACTCAAAAGTTATTGCTGTTTATTTATTTAATTCTCATGAAAATGAGCTAATTAATGAAATAAAAAATAATATAGGTGCAATTGAAGTAGTAGATTGTTGTGAATATGGAGATACTGGTGCAGGATCATATTTTTATAATAATGTTTTTTATCCATCTAAACCGTATGAGTCTTGGATTTTTGATGAAGAAAATAAAAATTGGAAAGCACCAGTTGAAAAACCAAATGACTATAAAAAATATCAATGGGATGAAGATAGTAATTCGTGGATAGCTTTTATTCCAGAGCAACCATTTAATTCATGGATTTGGAATGAAGATATATGGTTATGGCAACCACCTATTCCATACCCTATTTTTGATCCAGAAGATCCACGGTATTATCAATGGAATGAAGAAATCTTAATTTGGGAAGAAATCCAGGTATCAGAGTAATATCTGGTATATAGTAGACCAAAGCGCACAAGGACGAATCTTCCCTATATTAGGTATAACAACCCTAGCGCTTCAATTTCTCATTCTTTATAATTCACGTATATAATACTCCCCTACGCGTATTCCTGCGTATATAAGGAGAGTATATATGAAACGTCTTGTGACCTATGTCATTAACGTTGATGAAGAGTTGGCAGAGCCTGCCTTTATAAAGGCGCTCGATGTTATCAACTCGCATATGCCAAATGTCTTTATAAACAAGAAGACACTGCTTGTTGAGCCACATGACGACTACCGCGGCATCTACGCCAGCGTTGAGTTTGATTATCGCGATATTGACGATGATAAAAAACGTAAGGCAAGCCAGGTCATCATTGACTCGGTGAAGGACCTCATTAAAATGCAGCTGTGGTATGTACCTACAGTGCAAATAACCTCACAAATAGGAGATGTAAAGTGAAATCAAAAAGTCCAGACGAGCTTACGCAAAGATACGCTAAGAAGATAGAGCCTTTGCTAGATCTCGCCAAGCGCGCTTACGGTTTGAGAAATCAGGACACACCTGCGCACAGGGCAAGTACCAAGTACACTCAACTCGCCAAGGAGTACTATGAAAAAGGTGGCTCCCTTGTTTCCCTAGCTGACGAGCTTGGTGTTGCCTACTCCGGCCTGCGGCGAAGAATTTTCACATCTACCGTTGGCTCCGATACTCGTAAACCTCGTTCAAAGGCGACTGAGGAAACCACATCTAAGGTGCTCACTGCCATTCTCAAGGCACGTGATACATCCAGTGAGAAATACCACGCCGAACTTTATAAGGCCTATCACGCAGGCGTTTCGATGGCAAAGATCTCCAAGGGACTTAAGCTTTCATCGTCCGCTCCTTTATACTATGCAATTCAACGTCACGAGATTCGCCTGAACGAGAAAAAGACGCGTTAGTGGAAAACATAGTGAAGGACAGGAAGAGGTCCTTCCTGTCTAGGTTTTCATACTCTAAGGAATTAAAGCTTACTAAAAAGCATAACTACCTGCACGTTGGTTTTCAACTAAACAGGTTTGCCATAGGCTTTGATATTAGTCGTAATTTTTTAAGTATTGACCTGGTATTCTTTTGGATTACGTGGGAGCATGCTAGTTTTAATGACGACTGACACATTTGTGGAATACGTACTCGTCTGCTATATTTGTAACAAGCGCGTCTATGGGGTAGGAGAGTCACGTGATTCTCTTAGCCACGACAACGATTGTTACAACTGCAATACCCCTTGGGAAAAATTAATAGTTACACGAAAGGTAAGCGATGGCAAAAAGGAAAGCTAGATCAACCGAGATAACCAAGGAGCAAAATGATCGTATTGCATATACGGTCATCGAGCTTGATCCACTACGTGAAAAGATCGCGCGCTTACTACTTGCGCTTATTGGATTACGTCACGTTCTTTTTATATCCGCTAAGGAGCCAATACAGATAGTTGACGTTGAGACAACACCTAAGAAAAGAAAGAAGTCTACACCTAAGAAAGCGGTTTAGAATACAGGGTGCCCTTAGTCTACGGTCCTGTATCTCCAATAGAGTCAGACCGTATCTGTGATCTTTGTCCTTACCTCGCGCGCGTTAAAGTTGAGTTAGCAGATAAGACAGTTTATTTTTGTGACATACACGCGTTTGTTCATTCAGATCTAATTTGGGAAAACGCGCTCGCGATCTATGACGCCGCGGATATTCTTCCACCTAAGCCAGAGTAACTATAACTATTAACTATATGGTGTAGACAAGTATCTGTCCACTAGAGCCTGAACCACCATTTCCACCATTTGCAGTTCCTGGCCCTGCTCCAGTAGTGTTTCCGCCCATTCCACCACCGCCTCCTGCTCCGCCTGCTCCTGGTTGACTTCCTGAATTACCATTATTTCCGCCATAAACTGTCCATCCTTCAGCAGGTAAGGTATAAAACGCACCACCACCACTACCTCCACTACCTCCACCTACATTTCCACCATTTCCTCCGCCACCACCACCCCAACTATTTGTTCCACCTTCACCATAGTTGTTGCCAACAATAACGCTGCCACTGCCACCACCACCACCACCGCCAGGAGTATTATTAAATGTTGTAAGTCCTGCAGGTGCTCCTACTGGCCACGTAAAAGCATTAGCACTTCCTCCGGCATTACCACTTACTCCATTGCCAGTACCTCCACTAGCGCCACCATTTCCTGCGCTTCCACCAGAAACAAAGTTAAAATTAGCTGGGCCATTAGCAATGTTAGGGCTTACGTTTGATATGTTAGTTCCAAAACTTGTTGTTCCGCCACCACTACCACCAATAGTAACATTAAATGTTTGTCCAGAATTTACAGCGTAATCATAGAATCCAACCGTGCGGGACGCTGCACCACCATTGCCTCCAGCGCCTTTTGAATTATTATTGCCTCTAGCACCGGCATTTCCGTTTCCTCCACCTCCTATTGCAACCACAGCTATCTTAGTTACGCCAGCTGAAACTGTGTAAGTGCCAGAACTATTAAAAGTTTGAGCTAGCTGATATGAAGGCTCAACAAAACCAGATGATACAGTTCCCAATATACGCGCCATAGTTCCCTTATTCTATACGAACTTTTCCCCCGCCCTGAGGGCTAATTACTTAATATAAACAACAACTTTTCCAGTAGCACCATTTCCACCAGCACCAACTCCGCCCCCTGACTCAGTTCCACCGCCACCGCCACCGCCTCCAGTGCCAGCAGTTCCTGCACTTCCTGCTCCGCCTGCTGCAGCGTTGCTTGTAAAAGCATCATTGAAGTTTGGATTAGCCCCAGCACCGCCACTTCCACCACCAGAAGTTCCTCCAGCACCACCATTTCCAACGGAATTGTTATTGTACCCTCCGTCATAATAGGCTCCATAGGCTCCTCCGCCGCCACCTCCGCCGCCACCAGCAGTAAGAGATGCTATGAAGCCAATGCTGTTAAAGTTTTCAGTATTTCCACTGTTTCCAGCACTTCCAGCATTTCCATTAATTCTACCCACTGGCCTTGATGTAGTTCCACGAATTCCTCCAGAGCCACCACTTAAAGTAGTTCCTCCTGAAACATTTACAGATGCGTTTCCACCATTTCCACCAGCAGCTCCAGCAGAGGTGCTATTTCCTCCGTTTGCAGTAACAATATTTCCAAATAAAGATTGACCTCCAGCATTACCTCCAACACCAGCGCCACCAGAAGCCCCAGCAGAACCTACTGTTACGGTGTAGTTAGCGCCTCCTGTAACATCATAGTCTACGAGTACTCCAACACCGCCTCCTCCACCGCCATTTCCTACATCAAAAAATCCCCCTGAACCAGTTCCACCACCACCTCCTCCGATAACATATACAGCAATCTTAGTCTTACCAGCTGGTACGGTGTATGCTCCACTAGTATTAAATGTCTGACTTAATTCATAAACTTGTTCAACAAAACCAGATGATACAGTTCCAAGTATGCGCGCCATAGTTCCCCAATTCTATCCTAATATCAATCTACTGACCAAAATGAAAACGGACCCGCTTTCGCGGGCCCGTCCTCTATTAAATTGTACTACTTAACAGGTGCAAACTTAAACTTTGCAGCCTTTACGTTGTAGCGTGCCTTTAACTTAGCAAGAGCCTTATCCGCTGCAGTCTTTGCGGCGGTCATATCAGCAATTGCCTTATCAAAGGAAGCCTTAGCATCTGCCATTGCCTTTGCAGCAACGTCAGCTGCAGCAACTGCCTTTACAGACTCTGCGGCGATTGCATCAGCTACTGCCTTTGCCTTATCGGCATCTGCGCTTGCCTTTGCGGCCAAAGCATCAGCCTTAGCCTTTGCATCTGCATCCGCCATTGCCTTCTTGGTCGCGTCATGCGCGGCTTTTTCAGCGGCCAATGCAGCGTTAGCTGTAGCCAATTGAGCAGCTAGATCATTTAACGGTGTCAATGCAGCAACGGTTGAAACCGGAGCGGCAAGACCTAATACAGCATTAGCAACAGTTGCGGTCATAACAACGGTAATTGAAGATCCTGCAGCTGGTGCAAGAACTGCCAACTCAGCGTTGCCAAGTCCTACGGTTGCAGTCTCAACTGCGGTTGTAAGTGTTGCGGTGTTTGTACCAGTTGCGGCGACAGCTGCGCCTGCAACTGTTGCATTAACTGCAAGGCCAGAGACCTTGTTACCGAACACGTCAACTGCACTTACGACATACTTTGCAATAGTCCCTACTGCAGCTGCAGAAGGTGAAACTAGTGAAATTGCATTTGCAGCTCCAGCAGTTCCCTTTAAGTAGATCGTGTTTGTCACACCGAGGTTTGAAACAGTAACGGTACCCGCTGCGGTCGTTGTAGTGAACGCATACACGGTTGCGGTTGTTCCTGTTCCTGTAGCTACGGCGAGTGCTTGAACTCCGTCAGCTGCACGAACACGTGCACCTGCTGGATTATCAAGAGCAGCAACGAGCTTAATAGCTCCCGTTGCGGTGAAAGTAACGACTGTACCTGTATCAACTGTTGCAACAAGACGGACTACGTCTGCCTCGTCAACTGTGTTATCCGCAGGTACTGTTACGGCAGCAGGGGCAGCGGCTGTGGTTGCATTTGAACCAGCGGCTGCAGCTCCTACCTTTACTGATAGGGTCATGTCCGCTGCCTTAGCAGGTGCAGTTGTAACTACACCAAATGCAAGGGCAAGAGAACATGCCATAGCGATCTTACGTACTAACTTCATTTGTCTCCTAAATTGACAATAGATAGCTACTGTTTAGCAGCTAGGTGTTTGTCCTCACAAAGGCGTGCTAGTGACGTGACAACAAACGTCTTGCCACATATTTCACATTGCCATCGTGACAGTTTTTCATTTGAAAAACCGTAGTCTAGCGTTGACATGAGTCTACGCTCGCTCCTGGTTAACTCCAATCATTAAGAAATCCACGTGCTGACTTTTTGATAACGGAAGTTACTAGTTGATTCATGATCCGCTCGTTCGAGGTACTCACTCATATTCGCGCTCACAAAGGCAGACCCGGATGTCTCCAAGTAAGCATTTAAGTACGAGATTTTGGTATCTACGATTCCTGCGGTTACTTTCATGTCTCTCCTAGAATAGGTTTATAGCCTCTCCCAGTAGCAGGACAATTCTATCTTATATCTTTATTTTTTACCGAGTTTCTCATGCGCCGAATTCTTGACCTTTCGCGCTCGGTAGTTCCTCCCCAAATGCCTAACTCCTTGTTTTCAATAGCCCACTCACGACAAGCTCCAATAAGCATACAGGACTCACATACCTTTTTGGCGGTATCAGTCTCCCAACGAGCGGATCCTCTTTCTAGAAAAAATGCCTCTGGATCTGTGCTCGCACAATTTGGAGTTCCGGTGTTAAAGAACGTAGGGTACCTAGTTGATATTTTTATGTCTAATGATTCCATGGATAAACCATATACAAAAGGCTAATTCTTGTAAACTGTAAATCTTTAGTTCACATTTCTTCTTTTTTCCCACTCGATAAGATCATGTGGAAAATCAAAATCCTCCGTCCAATCATCTATCTCGACGTATTTATCGTTATTAAACGTCTGCTCGTAGTTCTTATTAACATTTGCATTTCCACTTGTTAGGTAGCGAAACAGTGACCATCCACCTGTTGTTGTGTTGGTTGATGCAAGAACATCTAGCGCTCGTTGAAACACATTGTGATGCTCCGGGTCCAATGAAAATGAAAAGATCTCCTTACACGTCTTTCCCGTAATCCTTGACTCTTTAGTTCGACAAAAACACCTCCAGGCGTCCTCATGCGTCATTATCGTATGAACAGCCTCATTGGTAAAATAAACGTCTCCATAGACAAGTATCGTTCTTTTATCGGTATCCCACAGACTTGTCGACGATAAAAACTTATCCATCTCTCTCCAAGGACGCGGTTTTGTTGCAGGATACACAAATTCCATTAGCCTATCAGGAATAAATAACTGCGCTCGCGGTATCAAATATCTTTCATCACTTCCTACAACGATAACGTCATCTGTATATCGTAGATATTGTCTAACTGTTCTGTCAATAAGTCTTTCGCCTTCAACCTCAATAAGGTGTTTTGGACTGCTTCTAAAGTTACTCCAACGTGTTCCGTCACCTGCTGCTAAAATTAATACCCGCGTCATTTCTCTAATGTAACTTTATTCTCAACAAAGAGCGTCTTTGATCTTCGGTAGTCGCGCCCCACACGCCATAAATCTCTGGAACCTTTAATGCGTGTTCAAGACATTTATCAACTACAGGGCATCTCTTGCAAATACTTACTGCCTTTCGTTCCTTTTTTCTTTTGGTTGTAGATCTTTCTCCATGCTCTAAAAAGAAAATGCTAGGATCCATCTTTGCGCACTCACCTTGATTTTGCCACTCCCACTCTTCTATAATTGGAGATAATAAAGGTGGCTTGCGACTCGAGTAACTCACAAGCAGAATTTTATACTTCTTATAATTAAAAGTAAACTACCTTGAGGTAGAGTAAAACCCACTTCCCTTAAACTGTATGCCAGGAACAGTGTAGATCCGCTTAAGTAACGTCTGGCACTTGGGGCAGATCGGACTTCCCTCAGGATCAGTTAAAGGTCTTTGTATCGAGATGTCGTGCTTGTTCTCGCATACGTAGTCATATACCGCCACTACTGATTATCCTTTATAAGTTTTACCTCACACGAGTCAGTGGTACAGTAACTTTCCCCAATAGCATCTGCTGCCATTCCTGCGTAGACTCCCGTAAAGTCAATCGGAAACAACTTCATTGTCGCCTCCTCATATTTATCTGCGGTGATCTGAGTGTATGGCATCTGCGGATACACGAAGTTACCCTGCGGTAAAAATGATACGGTCTTTAGTTGGCCGTCATACATGTGTAATACGGTTCCGACGTGCTCTGCTTCCTTTTCACTATCAAATGATACGGTAACTGATACGGAGTTATCTGACCAGTACCTTTGCGCGGTTGCAGCAAGGTTCATCTTCTCAAAGATAGTTACGTCCTTCTCCGAGCGGCGTGCACCTGACTTAATCGGAAAGAAAACAACCGAGGTTGTATCTGGCGACTCTGACGCAGACTCAACACGATAGTTTGCCATCTTGAATAGTGGAAGCATTGGATCTGAGTTTGCAAATCTTATTGCGCGGTCAAAGTACTCTCCACCGACCGTCCAGTGAACTCCTGGGCTTTCACCTGCAAGAATAGACACTGTTCCTGATGGCTTAACCGTAGTCATCTTAATTGACTCGCGAATACCAAGCCACTCTGAATACGTGTTATCGTGCTGCTTAATACGCTTGTATCCTTCGTCCATCCATTCGCGAAGAACAGGTAAACCATTGCTATCTGCAAAGTTTGCAACACCAGATATAGAAGTCCCAATGCGGCGATTACGTTGCATGATGGCGTTTGTCTCTTCCCAGTGTGTAGGAAGCAGCGTTACTGTCTTTGCGTATAGATAAGCAAACTTAAGTGTGCGCTTAAAATCTTCAAGGTTATCGTGACGATTTAGATATGTCTCAACAAGTGTGCAGCACTCGTATGACTCAAGGCTCTGCTCAGCGCAAGGATTGTACCCAGCTACTCGCCAGTCCTTATTGTTTATTGGATCTGCAAGACGACCATACTTACGTGATACGTCCATCCAAATAACTCCAGGCTCACCGTTGCGGGCAATACCTTCTACAACTAATGATAGATCTTTTCCAACCTCGGTCTCAACTGAGTTGTTTGACATCCAACCCCAGCCAGGAGCTGATGAATCATATGAGTTACGCTCTGGAAAACGTTCTACATTTTTAAGATTTAGGAAGTTGTCATCGTCTATGCGCCCGATAAGAAGCTCAGCAGAGCGCCTAACGTTGCCGCTAACAACACACACGCCAATGAGATTACCAATATCAGCGATGTCAGTACGCGTAATTTTTTCACCAGCTCGTCCTTTAAAGATTCTTCGTATGTGATTGTGTAATTTTTCTAACGGCTCTGACCCCGCCGCTGTACCCCCGAATGTTTTGATGGGCGTGCCTGCTGGGCGGATTTCTTTGTAATCAAATACTGGGCTTTTCGTATCCGCTCGTAGGTAGGAATTGATGAGTGATGCGACGGACTCAACCCACCCTTCTCGGGTATCTGGGATGACATAGATATCTCCTTCCTGCGGTGAATAAATTGTAAAGTCTTTATCAGCACCTTTATCGTCAAATCCTACACCAACTCCGAGCATGCTAGCTTCCATAAGAAATGCAAAAGGACGTGACGGGTTTTGTCTTGTCATCTCTGTAGTTGAAACAAACGCGCAGTTTTGTAATGCCGCTGAGTTTTTATGTTGGTTAACAAGAGGTGTACCCATAATCCATAGACCACGTCCAGGTGGTGTCCACTTTAAGTTAAACAGTCTATCAAATGCCTCCTTGGCTGATGCCTGTGCCTTTGCATCATTCCACGGTAGACGTTGACTTTTACAGTGATCCTTTTGAATTGAGTACATGCCGTTTATTACTCTTTCACAAACGTCGACCCATGTTTCCTTGTGCCCGTCATCTTTTAATCTCGAGTACGTACGTAAAAACGTAATCTCACCTACGGAGTTTCCAGCCGCATCTGCATAACCAAATGGAGCTTTCTTACCTTTGTATCCTGCTACAAAATCTTCGCTTAACTTAAAAGACAGAAAACTCACGTAAGGCTCCCTACTTATATAATTGGTTTCTATTTAGAAATGCTGGTCAAATTATACTGATTTGTTGATTTATATAGTAATGAAACGCTTACCCGAACAGCGACTTAAATAACTCTTTACAGGTCGGACATACAGGGTACTTCTCAGGATCGCGGTGAGGAACCCACACCTTTCCGCATAGGGCAATAACCGGAGTTCCCTCAATAAGTGCTTTAGTCATCTCAACCTTGTTCACATAGTGAGCAAATACGTCATGGTCACCGTTACTGTTTGATGTTTTTTCCCTGGTATCTACATCTTCAACTACGTCGCTCATGGCGCTAATTATACTTATTTTGTTATATAGTGTCACCCTACCTAAGGATCCAAGGAGAGGTCATGGCACTGCACAACCATATTCTTATCAACGGGCGTGTTCACAACCCACCACAGGACATTGATGATGCTATTAAGTGGCTTCGTGAGCTTGTTGAAGCTATTGATATGAAGATCGTCCAAGGTCCCTTTGCCTCATACGTTGACAAGGAGGGTAATCGCGGTCTCACCGCTGCGGTGATGATTGAGACCTCTCACATCGCGTTTCACGTGTGGGACGAGGAAACGCCCGCGCTTTTGCAGTTTGATCTTTACACCTGCTCAACGCTTCCTGTACCGACCGTCTTAAGAATGATTGATGAGTACATGGAGTTCGAGTCTTATAAATACGTTGTGTATGAAAGAACCAACGAGTTTAACGTTGTTGAAACTGGCAAGTTTTAATGTCACTCGCGGAGTTTAGCCAACAGGAGCTTGACTCCCTAAAAGGTAAGCGTGTCATGATTGCCACTCCTTGTTATGGCGGTCAACTTTCAGTTTACTACTTTAAGTCCTATCTCGATCTTATCTCCGAGTTTAGTAGCCGCGGTGTCGATTATGTACTTTCAATGATCTCAAATGAAAGTCTTATCACGCGCGCTCGCAACACCATCGCATCAAACTTTCTTACCTACGAGGACGCAAAAGGTAAGCTAGACTATTTATTCTTTATTGACTCGGACATACAATTTCACCCACACGCGGCGTTACGCCTTTTACTTCACGACAAGGACGTTATTACCGCCTCGTATCCGATGAAGGTAATTGACTTTTCCAACGTTGAAAATCAGGCGCTATCTGCCCAGGATCTTGCGACCAACACAACAAGCTATGCGATTAACCTTAAGTTTGATTCCGAGGAACAACGTGAAAAAGGTCAACTCCGTCTTAAGGACGGTCTATTAGAACTCGTTGACGGAGCCACAGGTTTTATGCTTATTAAGCGTAATGTTCTTGAGACGATGCGCGATGTATTTCCAGAGCTTGCCTATTCAAATGACTCGATTGACGTAAAACTTGACGGAAGCAGCGAAATTAAAAAGGTTAATCACTACGCCTTCTTTGACACGATGATTGATCCCAATGACAAGCGCTATCTCTCAGAGGACTACGCGTTTTGTCGTCGCTGGCAGTCTCTAGGAAATAAGGTCTGGCTTGATCCGTTTATTAAACTTAACCACGTTGGAAATCATATCTTCCAGGGGCGACCTTTAATTAAGGAAGAAAAGGCTTAAACTCCTTAAGTACAAAAGGCTTTGGCCTTGCACCCATAAAGCGTGATACCTCACTACCTTTTACAAATAGCAAGATCGTTGGTATTGAGTTTATGTGGTGACGGTGAACAAGGCTGATCTCCTCGTCCGCGTTGATCTTTACGACCTTTATCTTACCCGCGCTCTCACTTTCAATCTCCTCAAGCACAGGCAACATTACCTTACAAGGGTTACACCAGTCTGCCCAAAAGTCAACTATCACAGGTCCTTCAGACTCAAGTACCTCTGATACAAAATTACTCGCGGTGACAGTAATCATATTTATCTTACGTAAACCAAAACCTGCCCAGAACCGCCAGCACTTCCATTTCGACTTCCACCGCTAGACCCATTAGGCATTACTTTTCCTCCACCACCTGCTCCACCACCACCTCCGCCAGTATTGCCAGAGCCAGCATTTCCACTATTACCAGCATTTGCATTGCTAAATTTTTGCGCTGACCCACCAGAACCACCGTTTCCTCCTCCGTTACCTCCACTAGAACCACCGCCGCCAGACCCAGTATTAAATCCTGCATTTTGAGTATTATTAATCATACCGCCGCCACCGCCACCGCCGCCACCACCGCCTGCTTGAACACCAGAAATATTATTAGTTATAAAATTAACCGTGTCACCACTAGCGCCAACTGATACTCCAGGGTCGCCATCACCGTCTGAGGTAGCACCTGAACCCGCTGTTCCGCCAATTGCCCCAGAACTACTTGATGCTTTTGTATTTATATTATTTGATGTAACAGTTCCACCACTACCACCAGAACCGCCAGCACTTCCATTAGAACTACCACCACTACTTCCTGATGCTAATGTAACTAAATTACCAAAAACAGTATTACCTGACCCAGCACCAATTGTTACTGTATAGGTTTGTGCAGGTGATACAGCATAGTCTTCAAATATGTAAGCAGCACCTCCGCCGCCACCACCGCCACCGCCCCATGGAACATTATTTACTGCATTAGAATTTCCACCAGAACCTCCAGCGCCTATCATTGCAACCGCCATTTGAGTTTTTCCAGCAGGTACGGTGTAAGTACCTGAAGCGTTAAATGTTTGTGATAAAGCATATTCAGGCTCAACATATCCAGATGATACAGTTCCAAGTATGCGCGCCACTACTTTTCTCCTTTTACTATCTTCATCACAAGCATGTATGTTCCCAGAGCATTGATTCCTCCAGGCGCCTTTAGCAAGGGCTCTATCGTATCCTCAATTTCCCTTGCAAGTTTCTCTCTTATCTCTTCCTCCACGTCCTAATTTTATCCTACAATACCTGCGGTGATAGTTTTACTTTTTATCCGTTACCCTTTACTATTATGCCACAATGACGTACTACGAAAGGAATAACATGTCCCGCTTTATTAAGTCCCTAGGTGCCTCTCTCATACTGGCGCTCGCATTTTCAAGCTCCGCCAGTGCATGGTGGTCAATTTCACTACACGCACGAGAGCGTCTTATACATGACGGAGAACTGCACGTAAACGCAAACTCGTATTTCACGATCTCGGTAGACGAGCTTACCAAGCAAATCGAGGTTGGAGATAAGGTCGCGGTGATCAACTCCGGCGGAGTCATCGACAAGATCATCACCGTCACGGAGTCAACTGACCTGTCTAATATCTACGCGGCCGGGATTCCCGAGTCTGGCGGAGTTAAGTATACAGACGCAGACGGAGTTATTCGTCTTGACGCAATTAACCAAGGCGACATTATTTCGGTCTCAACACCTAACGGTGACGTAACTCTTAATGATAAGGTTGATCTAACTCAAGTTTCAGGTAGTAACCCTAACCCAGAGCCTTCAGGGACTCCGACTCCTGACTCAAGTACGTCGACCATAACTGCGGTGACGATTTCACAAGATAGCTCAACGTCTATAACTGTAACTCCTCCTGTTGCCGAGGAAGGAACAAGCGTATCCGTTCAGGTTATTACCGATGGACGCTCGCATACATCTGTTGGAACTGATAATACAGGTACCTCCGTTACCATCACGGATATTCCTTCCAACTCAAACGTGACAGTTCAAACCACGGTTGTTGATAACTCAACAGGTACTACTACAGTTATCCAAAATCCAGTTGTTACAACACCTGTAATTGTAGTTGCTGCACCTGAGCCTGCGCGTAACGAGACGGTTGATAAGGCAACCATTACGCAACCTGAGGTTACGTCTCAAGGACAAGGATCAAACGGACATCGATCTGCTAATATACAGGTTCCGGAGATTCCAAACTTTGATCCAGCAAAGACAAACGTTCAGCTCGTTATTCGTGACAAGACAGGCGCTACCACCGCGATGGGTCTTGGCGGAGAGGGTGGCGTTGTTACCGTTGACTGGCTCTCACCAACTGAGTCATATGAAATTACGGTTGTTATCCGCGATCTCGGGACAGGACGCGAAACGTCTATAGCAGGTAATCGCCTGCCATAGATAGACAAAAAGAAAGACCGCGCTACCTTTCGCGCGGTCTTTTCTTTTGTTTAAGTTTATTGAACGTAGACTAAAACTTGCCCACTTGCACCAGACCCACCGGCAAATGAACCACCACCACCGCCACCTGGCCCGTTTCCAGTAGAACCAGGTCCGTTGTACTGAACTTCCCCTACATTGGGATTATTATTATTTCCTCCACGAGAAGCGCCACCGCCACCATAAGGACTACCACCTGCTCCTCCTGATTTTGGCTGAAACTGACTTTCAGCGTTATTCTGGCCTCTTCCACCAACTCCGCCACCGCCACCGCCGTGAGAAACTGCATTTGGCAGTCCAGCACCAAAACCAGAAGCATTTGTCAAAACTATGTTTCCGCCAGCTCCTCCAGCTCCTCCAGCAAGTGATGTGGTCCAAGCACCTTCTTCATTTGCAGCAAAATCTCGACCAGCATTTCCACCAGCGGCACCGCCGCCATTTCCGACTACAATACCAGAAGCATTTCCATTTCCAGAACTATTAATCAAATTTCCAAAACTACTTGTTCCTCCAGATCCACCAACAGTAACAGTATAAGTCGTTCCTAGTGATGGACTATTTACAATAACTCCTGAAGCAAAACCACCAGCGCCTCCTACACCATTATTTGGTGCATTGCTGCCTCCGCTAACTGTATAAACAGCGTATTTCTGTGCTGTATTTGGAATAGTGTAATTTCCTGAAGCATTAAATGTTTGAGATAAAACAAACTCAGGGACAGCTGGAGTTACAGCGGCAGACGCAGAAGATGCTGCTCCTTGAACTCCGCTGGCACTTGCACTTACAGTAAACGTGTAAGAAGTTCCATTTGAAAGACCAGTAACAACTAAAGGACTTGAAGAACCACTTGCGGTAAGTCCGCCAGGAGAGCTTGTAACGGTGTAGTTGACTGTGCCCTTACCTGTGTAGGCTGGTGGAGTAAAGCTTACTGTCGCCTGGGCGTTACCTTTAACTGCAGTAATTCCAGTAGGCTGGCCAGGTGCGCGGCCTGATTGTGATGCGCTACTGCCTAGTATAGGCATTTGCTTCCTTTCGCGCGGTCTTTTCTTTTCTTTTCTTTTCTTTTGTTTTATTCTAAACTAAATTATCTTACGTAAACCAAAACCTGCCCAGAATATCCATTACCACCTGCTGCTGGGTTTCCATAAATTCGAATTAGACTATTTCCAGTGGCTTGACCTGTTCCGCCGCCTCCGCCACCGCCACCGCCTCCACCAACAGCATTTGCGCTACCTCCAACACCTCCATTACCATTACCTGGGTACCCGTATCTAGTGTTTCGTCCAGGGTCTCCGTAGCCAGGGTCTTCTCCAGACATATATGCGCCACCACCACCGCTGCCTCCACCGTTATTATTTGTTCCACCGCTAGAGGAGTATCCACCATATCCAGACATCTGATTTCCTCCTCCACCACCGCCAGCGCCTGCTCCAGCATTCTTAGTTACAGAGCCTAAGCCAGTATAGTTATCAGTTATTGTTGCGTTTGCTCCATTTGCTCCATTATAAAGTCCTTGTGAACGGTCATATGTAAACCCACCAGCACCACCTGTTGCTCCAGCAGCAGTAGCGTTTACATAAGAAGATATGTTTGTAGAGTAATTTCCTGAAGTTCCTCCAGCGCCACCAGCAGTATGATTTCCAGCACCACCGCCATTGCCTCCATTTAGTGTTACTAAATTTGAAAATAAAGTTTGTCCACCAGCGTTACCAGCATTACTACCAGATGATGCTGGAGAATTTACAGTATTTCCAGCATTCCCTGCTGCGCCAATTGTTACAGAGTATGTTTGTCCATTTGATATTGGGTATTCTTTAGCGCTAACGATATATCCGCCACCTGCACCTCCTCCACCCATTGGACCTTCTGACTGGCCAGTTTTTGCACTGTCAAAAGGAGAACCACCACCTCCACCTCCACCTGCACCTACAACAATTATAGCCATGTGGTTCTTACCAGATGGAACTGTGTAAGTTCCTGAAGCGTTAAATGTTTGCGATAAAGCGTATGCGGGAAGCGCTGGCGTAACAGAGGCAGAGGCTGATGACGCACTTCCTTGTACTCCAGCAGTTGTTGCACGTACAGTAAACGTGTAAGAAGTTCCATTTGAAAGACCAGTAACAACTAAAGGACTTGAAGAACCAGATGCTGTAAACCCACCAGGGCTAGACGTTGCTGTGTAGTTGACCGTTCCCTTACCCGTGTAAGCAGGAACAGTAAAAGTAACAGTTGCCTGTGCATCACCTGCAGTTGCAGATACACTCGTAGGCTGGCCAGGTGCGCGGCCTGATTGTGATGCGCTACTGCCTAGTATAGGCATTT